AGCAGGGACGCAAGGCGTCTCCCTCCGCTCAATCATCAGTAACATACTCTATAAGTCCTTGCTAGGCAAGGCTTTCTCTCTCTCTCATTGGACTGATATTGATGAGGTAGCCGGTAAGTGGAACACAAAAGAATAGATGAATGTATATGGATTTTCTCGCGACGACGGCCGGCCGGCAAGAGCGAGGGTGACATGTCTCCATATACACAGATGGGCTTCAGCGCGTAGCCTTGCCTATCTGAAAGAAAAAAAGAAAGAGGACAAGGAAATGACTAAAACTAAAACAACAAAGACAGCTAAAACTAAAGCAGCTTTCACTTTAAAAGACATCACACGCAACACGGTTTTAAACACGTCGGATTACGACAGAATCATCGCTAACATGGTTACTTCCGGACTTATTGAAGTTGTCGACGCAAAGAAGGCGCAAAATTTCGCTTACTCACTTGCCACTGACTTAATGGTCAGCGCAAAAAAGACAGAAGACTATCAAGCTTATAAAGCAGAGCATAAAAGCGCAAGCAAAACAGAGTTGAAAACCTTCAGGGAGTCCCTTACCCTCAAGTATGCGAGCACTTTAGAGCCTACAAGAAGTGACATGAAAGTCTTTCGCAAGATGGTACTTGCTTACAAAGACAAGGCTCTATTCAACAAATGTTTAGAGACCGTTGGTTTGAGATGCTCAACTCAAGCAGCATATAAGAATTTTATTCAAGCGACTTGTAACGTTGGTTTTACGCCAACTCAAAAAGGGTTCAAAATGTGCATGGTTGTACTTCTTGACAATGGAACATTAACAAGAAACATGGGCAGACTTGAGAAGAAAATTAGTCATAAAATGAAAAAGCTTGAAAATATCGAGAAAAAATAGTTTCAGAAAAAACGGGCAACGCCCGTTTTTTTTACACCCTAAATTTAAAGAAAAAAAAGAAAGAGAGACAAAAAAATGACTAAAGAAGGAAAAAATTTATATCCGATTTATTGGTGCAGCACAATCTTATGGCATGAATGCCGCGACTTAAATTCTTGTGGCCAGCTTATCGCTAGCATGCCACAAGTCAAACGCTCAAACTATTGGCGTCTTGCCAATAGATTCATGGAAAGCCGTTAAACACGGCTTTTTCTTTTGCCGTCATTTACGGTCAATTACTATCTCATTAGGGAATTTTACGTCCCGATACATTACAACGGCATGATACCAAATCACTAGAAGAAAGGGAGAATAACAATGAATAAAGGAATGACCACATTAGAATTAGTAAGCACATTATTAAATGAACCTAAATACATTAGATTCATCTTCTTACGAGACATCACTGAACTCCGTGAACACACGGTAACATATGAAGAGTTTTGGGGATTCAGATACCTCCACGAAAAGGAAGTAGTAGGCATGGAGATAACACCATGCAAAGATGGTTACGCCCTAGACATAACAATCTAAGACAAAATGAAGGAGAATTATACCATGAAAAATAACACTAGTATCGTAGTGGACTTATGCAAAAACAGACACCTACAACCTACAGATGATTACATCTACAATCTCATTGAAGACCATACTGACATCAAAGGTCTTCAAGACCACGCACGGAAATGGATCAATAACAATGTGGCTCAAGTCGTGGGAGGTGCTCTAGCATGAGAATAATCATCATCATGCTATCATTCATTCTGGTAGCATGTGACTACGAGTGTACAGACGTACGCACGTTCACCATATGGCTAATATGGCACCTCTTTTGGGGCACCATCCTCATATACAACTGTGGCAAGGCAATTTTAGACGAAGAGTCAGAGTCTCATTAGGAAGCTGCACGCTTTAGTACATTATAGGAGAATACTATTATGAACAGAACAATCTATATTATTGAGATGGAAGGTGATTCCATCTATGACATCCATGAAACTGAAGACATCATAGAACTCGAAGAGATGACTGCAGTCATTGAATCTGAAGGGCACGAAGTAATCAGCCTCTCGCAGGATTATATCGATACACTCGTAGATGAGTGTGTGTTTAAATGGGGCTTGTGTGAAGCTATCTATGAAGACGTTATCATACGCACCATTGGCACCTTTAAATGGGAAGTGCTTAAGTACCTAGGAGAGGTGGTATACGTAACCACTCTCAATAAAAAGAGGTTATATGCGTTTTAACCCCGTAGCAATTGTATTGATTGCGATACATACAATGACATCACATTTGGGATGAATATGACGAAATTCACAATTAAAGATGTACGTATTACACTTTTTACTTGAAATGAAAAGGTGTAATTTGTACAATAAGACTAGACAGTCCTTGATTTTTCAATCTGATAATTCAAAGGCTGTCTTTTAAAAAGCGAAATCAAAAAAGGAGATAAAAAATGAAATTAGATGAAATGTGGGACGTGCTTCTAGACTTAGGCACAAGCGAAGAAACTCTTCAGGTTGTTACAAGTATAAACGGATACAATGAAAAGTCATTAACTGACATTCTCTATGTTCAGTACGGCTATAGAGATTTTGATCAATTAACTGAAGAATAAAAAAAACAAAAACTTAAAAGGAGATTAGAAAAGAAAAATGAAAAGAGATTTAGAGATTTTGAAATACAAGTTGGACAGTTCGTCCGATATTGAACTGATGGCAATTGTCAAATTAAAAACAACGACCGTCTATTACTACGTCAATTATAGCCGAAATTTAGTCTATAGAATTTCGGATAACGCATATGAATGCAGACATTTTAAATCTGCGTTCTTAATCCCAGACTATGTAGAAGGGAAACTGAAAAGAATGAAGAATGCAGATATCACCGTAACTGCAGATTTCTATGAAGATATAACAGACGACTATTTCATTACATCTATAAAATTATGAAAATTGAAAAATTGAGAACAAGGAGAATCTAAAAAATGAAAAATCAGAATTTAACGCCAAGTGAGTTGAGAGACATCACACTAGACGAACTCATGGAAAGAATTGACGCTCAGGACACATGGGATACAGATGAAATTAAAGAACTCATTCGCAGAGCTGCATTCGTTTGTGACGACTTTGATTTAGCCGACTACGATGACCCAGACGATGTTTATAAAGACTGCATAATTGCATTAAATTATAAACCATGAATGAACCATAACTACAGATGTACATATTACACCTAAATGCTGAAATTTCAAAAATTTAAAAGGAGAATCGAAAATGGGAAAAAGAAAAATTTGCGTTCGTGAAACCTATGAACGGGCATTCGCATTCGATGAATACAGATATGGAGACGAAAGCATGCTTAAAGAGGTGTTAGTCCGTTATTCAAGAGGCGACATCACTTTCAGCAGAGACGACCTTATTGACCTAAGGGTGTATGTCAAAAATTGGGAAAATTTAAAAGTGATTTTTCAAAAGGGCGACTACACCCTTCTGAATCGAGGTACGACCTTTGAACCGTGGGTCGTCGTCTTGTTGTATAACGACACCACACAATCATGGTGGCAAGGTCACTATTTCGGCAGTTTCTACGAAGCCGTTGAATTTATGAAAACCAAAACAGAAAAGGAGTGAAAAAATGAAAAATTTAAATTCAGATTCTAGACTTCCAAAAGCGTCTTGGGAGAAATCAACGGGGGTCCGTTGGTGTACAAAACACACAGGCAAGATGAAAGGGATTTATTCCCTTTCTACTTATCGCAAGGCAAATAAATTCTGTCTTGAATATTCAAAAAATACGGATTTGATTTGCCACTTCTGTTACGTATTCGGTCTTGAAAAGCTCTACGGGCAGAAATTCGTAAAAAAATATGTTGCAAATACTGAAATTCTGAATTCCGAAATTTTGAAAGAGCATTTGTCTCTTGATAGAATCGCAAAGCAGTACTTCAGGTTTGAAGCATTCGGCGACCTGCAGAGCGTTACGCAAGTAGCTAACTACTTCCAAATCTGCAATGACAATCCGAATAAGTCATTCGCACTTTGGACGAAGAACCCATTCATTATTGAGTGGGCGATTAATGAAAAGGGATACGCAAAACCTAAGAATTTGCAAATCCTGTATTCAAGTCCAAAACTCAATATCACCGATGAAGGAATTTTGAAAAAATTCAATTTCATTGATAAGGTCTTCACGGTCTATACAAAAGACTATATCAATCAGCACAACATTGATATCAATTGTGGAGCAAGAGATTGTGTCACATGCTTGAAATGCTACAAGGCGAACAACGTTAAGTTCGTTCGTGAAAAATTGAAATAAGAAAAGGAGAAACAGAAAAATGAAAGTAAAAGAAGTTGAAATCGTCTATGACAAAAAGAATGGTGTCTACACAGAAGTTCGTGTGATTGAAGACGTCGAAAAAATCTATCGCGACCTCGCAAGGATGCTCGTACACAAAAAATTACATTCTTGCAAATGGATTAAGAGAATTACAGATAGGACAAATTATGATGGCACCAGAACCATCGATATCTATGAAGACAACGGTATTCGTCGTCGCTTCATTGTAGAAGATTAGGGAAAACAAAATTTAAAAAGGAGAATAGAAAAATGAAATTTAAGAAAATTGAAATTTGCATTTCAGGTGCAAGCCACTTTCCAAACAAAAAAGAGAACAAGTATTACTTTGAGGCTAGAGACGAAGCTGACGAACCCGACACAATCATCAATGACGGCGTGTTTGCGAACAATATCGGCTCATATGAAGCCTCAAGAGACATTCTTGACGATGCGATTAAGGTAGGTCTTATCGAACATAGGTATCAAGGAATTTATGAATATGAACTTCTTGACATCTATGATGAAGTTGTATGGAATTGGGAAAGATTTAAAAATTAAAAATTAGAAAGGAGATTTAGAAAAATGGCATATCCAGATTTGAATGAAGAATTGTTGTTTGACGAATCCATGATTTCAAACCATCATGAAATTCATGGCGATCACTTCTTTACACTCACCGTACCTATTCAGGTTCATATCTCATCAAGTAAGGGAAAGATTAGAACAAATCTTCCTTTAGAAAGCAACGATGTCGAAGAACGCATCTATAGATGGTGGACGTTAGGAGAATATGAAAAATATGGAAGGAAGTGATTATGAATGCTTTGGGAAATGATGAACGATGAAAATCGCTGCCAGAAAATCGTAGAAAGAAGTGTAGAAAAAAATATTAATCCAAAATGGATTTCAGTTTTCTATAATTCACAGATTAGAAATTTGGTCTACGGACGTATTAGGGAAGGTACGTATAAAATCTTCCCTCCTCATATTGGACTGATTCCAAAAGAGAATGGAGAAATGCGTCAGGTCTACATCAACGAACCAATCGATAGAATCATGCTGATGATTATCAACGACTGTCTGTTTGATGCTTTTCCCGAAATGATTCATCCAAATTGTGTTTCATATCAGAAAGGTATCGGCACTCAAATGGTAATTAAGAAAATTTCAAGACGATTATCTAAAATTGAGGAAATTGCAATTCGTGATGGCGATGTCAAAGAACGCATTGGAGTGAAGATGGATTTCAGTAAATACTTTGATAATGTATCTATCGAATGTATTGATGGGATTTTTGAAAAAATGAAATCCAAATTGCCAAAAGATGAACACTGCATTATTGATTATCTGTCCAAGTATTATCATCAAGATTGGTACTTTGATGAGAACAACGAACTCAGAAAGAAATATCAAGGATTGAAACAGGGTTGTGCCGTAGCTTCATTCTTGGCGTGTGCCATTCCATATGACTATGACGTATATATGAGCAACAAATATAAAGTGTACTATCGCTACTCTGATGATGTTATCGTTCTCGATTCAGAAAATTCAAAAGTCGAATCCGAAACTAGAAAAATCATGGGTCGGTATGGTGTGTCTCTGAATCCAAAGAAAGTAGAGTCAATCTACTATGACAAATGGATTAAATTCTTAGGATTTGAACTCAAGGGTTCTAAAATCACATTGTCGCCTGCTAGATTCAGGAATTTTGAAAGTACGATTTTAGAGTTGACAAGAGACCGTAAGAGAAAGTCGGCTTTCAAGTCTGTCATTAGATGGATGTATTTGGGCGAGCACTCATGGGCGAGTACATGTCTTTCAACGATTAATTGCGAAAGCGACATCAATGAAATGGAGAAATTTGTGAAAGACGCAATCAATTCTTCAGAATTTAAATATCGTAAATTAGGTCGCTTGCATACGAATCTGACGAAAAAGGATGGCATCCTTTTCAGAGACAAAGGGGAAAAGATTCACAAATACAGAAAACATTGGCTTGAGGGGTACTACACAATGCAATGTATGAGGAACAGTCTGACGTACAACAAACAGTTATTTGAATGTTTGGGAAGGGAGATGATGAGACTTGAGTCTTTATAGTGAATTGTTAACAGCAGTTAGAAATCACAAGAATTATAAATTCAACTTTGAGAAAGGGGTGATGAAGGTTGGAGAAAGGGATTTTGAAGAAGATGACGACCTGATCAGTGAAACAGATTTACAGAATTATTATATTGATGATCTGTTCGATGACCCTTGGGGTACTGCAGAAATGTTATTTGAAATCTATTATGAGTCAAACGGAAATGATAGAAAGTTTCCAATCTTTGTTTACAAACCTGAAAATGAGAAATGCGATTCTGAGTTGGTATATGCAGAAGACAGATGGTTCGCTGAAGTACAGTTGGAAGCCTATCTGATGTGTCTTGGAAAACTTGGAAAATTGGATTTCGGAAATGGATTCTTCTATCAGAATCGTGACAGAAGAGAGTTTGTTGTTTTAAAACATTGGGTATATAGAAAGGAGAGATAATATGACCAAAGCAGAATTAGAAAACAAGTTAGATGAATTAGAAACGGCAGAATTTATTCTTCAGATGAAGGATAGATGGGATGCAAGAGATTTCGAGGAAGATAGTCGTTTAAACAGTCAGATTGACGAAATCCGTTCACAGTTAGCAAAAATGTAAAAATCAAAAATTAAAAAGAAAAAAGGAGAAAATAAGATGAACATTTTAAAAGTTGGGACAGTTGTTAGATTTGCAAACGTATTAGGCATTATCGTATTACATGAAACAGCATATGACACTGTACATTATTTGATTTACCATCCAGGCTTTACAACTTTAGTTGCATGTGACAATCCTACGGAATTTGAAACTCGTTATTTGAGTTGGGCGACGAGCGATCGTTTTGAAGTGGTTAATGATTTCGTAGCAAAAATCTTCATTGAAGACAAGATTAAAGATGATGAATATAAGATTATCTTCGGATGTGTAACACGTACACCTAATAACCATTTGAAGGATTTGCCAAAAAATGAAAGAGTAAAAGCCATTTTGTTAAGCACAGACGAAGACCTCTCTGAATTCATTGTAGACTTTAGAGATTTTACTTCTTATAGAAATGTACACCTCACAAACGACGAACTCAAATATTGCCGTATGTTCTACAAATACGAAAATATGAAAAATCAGAAATTTGAAGATGCATTTAGAAAAGACAACCCTAATAATGTTGTGATGAAGAATTTGGATTCTCTTTATTGCTACGTCAACAGTAAGAGAAGTTTTGAAGACGAGTATTTCAAAAGAATGAAAAAGAAAATCTTTAGTGATGAATGGTTTAAGGACGTTATGAATGATGAACTTGAGAAATTTGTAATTCATTGTGACAAAAATCATTACCGTCGTGACGACTCTTGTTATGTGAATGTTCTTCATGGTGATAGTGTGGATTATCCAAAGGGAACATATAATTATGAAATCATTGCCAGACGCTACATTTCTGAGTGCAACGTCCGTGAATATGTAAAATATCGTAAACCAATTTACGGTATGAAAATCTCAAATAAATACGTTCAGCGTATGAAAGTCTTCCTTACATACGTTGCCTATAGAGATTACATCATCAACACAGAGAGAGCAAAAGTCTATAAGAATTATCAGACGAATGTGAAAGTAAAGTTGGCTGCATTAGATGAACATTTGGATGAGCTTTTAAGAAAAGAAGAAGAATACAAACTCTATTATGAATTCAAGAACCTGATCGAAAAACAGTAAGAATTCAATAAGTTAGTGTTGAACTTTTAAAAAATAGAATCTAGTACCGAGATTTAGAAAAAAGGCGAATTTATATTCAGGTGAGCTGTATTCCACAGCTCTCCTGAATATAAGGAGGCAGCCTGGATCCTAGATCCAGCTGGCAAATTTCTTTCAGAAATTTGCATCAAATCATTATAGAAAGGTATCGCATTCGTTGATTTTCTAAGAATCTATAAAAAGAGAGCGAGCCAAATTATTAGACACGCCATAGCGGTCTAATAATTTGAAATTTGAAAATTGATAAATGACATTTATTAATTTCACTACAGTATAGAAAGACACCGTGCTTGCTGATTTTTGAAAAATGGAAAGTGGATTTCCACTTCCTTAATGCAACCAATGAAGGTCGCAAGTCCTTATGAAAATGCAGAGCGAGGAAGGAAAGAAAAAATGACTACTATTAAAATGAGCACCATCTTTGAAATGGACGAATATCTTTTGGTCGAGATGTACGGTGACGAGTATTACATCATTGACACCTCGACACCGATGATTCGTAGATTAAGCCCAAATCCCGATGAGGTTCTTCAATTATTAGAATTTATTGAAGAGGTTAAGCCAAGCAGGATCGAATCAGTAGATTCTGAAACATATCCGATTCAGCTTTTGTATTCAGAATTACAAGAACTTGACAATTATGAATTTGATTTTCCTTATACGACGGCTTTATTAAAAGAAATGCTTGGATATTACGAATAGAAAAGGAGAGATGAATTTATGAAACTTGAAGATTTGAAATTGGAATTGGTAAAAGAGACTGAACTTACTAGGGTCGAGAATGAAATCTCGCACACTGCTTATTATGATGGGAACACACATAGTATTCTCACCCATCTCATTCAGAGGGTTGGAGCTTTATGCGAAAACTATGCAAGTGATTTATTTATTGATTGGAGCAGTTTTAAACATGATGCTGATCATGATGAATTGTTGGATGAATATTGGTTTGGCATCCGTGACTATGGAGTTGACCATAAGCCATTTATCGAAATTAGACTTGAAGAAAGCAAAAAGAACTATAAAGAAATTTATGTTATGAAAATTGGAAAATTGGAAGACGAAATCTATAAAACTAGAAAATTAAAATTCTACAAGGTGGTGAGTTAAATGATTTGTACTTGGCATATCTCAGGCTTTGAGTACAAAAGTGAGGAATTAGAAACGTATGAGGGATTTACAATTTACAGAAATTATTGGAAAGAGAAGTCCTCAAGAATCGGTGATTACACTTATACAACTAATTTTTGGTATGACGATGGAAGGGGAGTGTGTTCTGAAGAAAGTGTTGAATATACAAAACTCGATGATTTAAAGAAAGCCATCAGAGAAAGAACCGTTAAAGGAAACGGTTGCGCTGATTGCTATACATATGAAGAAGCTGAAGAATACGGATTATTTAAAAATTTGAATTGGATTTTCTAAAAAAAGGAGGAACGAAAAATGGGAATTAGATGGAGAGTAGATTGGTATATGGACGGCGAGACACTTCCTTATGTTACAGAAACTAATGAATGGGAAGACGCATTTGATATTTTTATCAAGGCAGTTGCCGAGGAAATGTATAACGACAATATCAAATTTGCAAAAAGGGCAATTGAACGTTTTGCAATCAGCAGAGGTCATTGTACAGTTGATGATTTGAAAAAATATGGAATTGTAGAATGTTTAAGTTATTCAGAAATCAAAGATGAAGATGCGTTTCCAAATGTCAGAATGTATTCATATGTTGTCTCTGGAAATGAACAGAGCAAAGTAAACACATTCAATTCTTTAAAAGATGCAATTAACTATGGAGTATGGAAATTTTCAAGCGATTATGATTCTGAATTGGTGATTGTAAATGGAAAGAAGACTCTTCTTTGCTCAACCCCGTTAGCCTTAGAAGAAGAGATTTACGCAAGAATTGAACAGATCTATTCAGAAGTGGCTGAAATCATGAACGTTGAGTTGAATAGTCTTGCTAAAGATTTGATTTCGCTGACCACAACTCAGATGATCGATGATATTGAATCTGCATTCCATATGAAAGTGGTGTATGTATTTGAAGAATATTAGAATTTAGAATTTGAAATCCAGTGTCGGATATTTGAAAAGAGATAAACAATAATTCTTCTTCAAGACTTCGTGGAAGAAGAATTATGCCCGTCGCGCGATGACGGGCATCCAGGCAAATTTCTTTCAGAAATTTGCTTCACAGCAGTAAAGGAAGACACCAAGTTTGTTGATTTTCAAAAAAACATATAGCTACGTCAATATTTTTAAACAAATGAAAAAAGAGGAGGAATTGTCCATGAAATTAGAAAACGTTAAAAAATACTTAAGAGGATGTGGTTTTTCAGAAGATGAAGTCAAGGAAATTGAAAATTACATTCTCGATTGGGATTGTGAAGAATATCGAGTGGATGACTTTGGGGCATTCACAGCCGTAGACGCCAAGGGTCTGTTGAAATTTGCAGGATTTCATGATGAATATGATAAAGATGATTTAGACGAATGCATTCGTGCAATTGAAGAAGATGATGAATGGGATGTCTTATGGTGCAAGGATAGATTCATCATCGTTGATAGATATTGGTGATAAAAATGACGATTGGAAAATTTCTTGACACAGGTATCAAAATCTATGTCAGCATCTATGACAATTTCTCAAAAAGAGTAATCTGTGCTTCTGAATCGGATACTCTTCCTGAGAAATTCAGAAAATTGAGAATTATTGATTTCGATTATAACGGAATTGTTGGCACGTTCTATGTAGATTTGATTAATGAATTTGTATATAAAGATCTGATTAAGTTCTATGATGATTTAGGGATTCTTAAAGAAATTAGAAAAGGAGATTAGAAAATGAAGAATTTAAAAATGCTTTATGATGAATGTTATGAAATGGTGGTCAACTGTGGAATCACTCCTGTACCTATCAAGAGCGTAACGGTTAATAGCAGAGCTACAAGCCGTTGGGGAGCATGCAAGTATCATTGGGAATACGATAATAAAAATCAGAAATACGTAATTTGTTGTGCTATCGAAATCAGTAAATCTATTCTTGGTGATGATTCTGATCTGAATGCAGTAAAGTCAACTATCATCCACGAGATTCTTCATGCTGCTAATCCAGGAGAACATCATGGTGGGAATTGGAAAAAGGATGCTAGAAAAATTATGAACAGATATCCAGAAATCAAGATTACAAGAACATCAAGCTCAGAAGAATTTGGAATCGCTCAGCCAAAAACAAAATACGCTGTCGTTTGTGAAAAGTGTGGATATGAGCTTGGCAGAAACAGAATGTGCAAATTGATTAGATATCCTAATGAATTCGTGCATGGTGGTGGTTGTGGCGGAGCCTTAAAGAGAATTCGTTAAACAAATTTCATTAACAAACTTTTGTAAATAAGAAAGGAGAATTTAAATATGGCAAAAGAATGGTATGGCAGTTTCTTTAATAGATTGGAAGAAAATAAAAATCTGGTTGACGAAATCAAAGTTGGAACAGGTATGACAGAATATTTGTATACTGATAGACGTGCTTACGAAGTGGTTGAAGTGAAAGATCAGAAACATGTCAAGGTAAGAGAACTTGATCATGAGCATGTTGGCGACTTTCATTTCGACAACAACTGGGTTCTGTTCAGCAATGAAGAAAATCCAATTTTAGAAATGACAAAACGTGGAAAGTATTGGTGCTTCACTAAAACATTAACTATTGACGATATCAAAGGAATTGATGAAGATTTCGATTTCAAAGTGAGAGTCGTACTTGCAGGATTTGATATTGATAAAATCAAGGAAAAAGGGAAGCAGACCAAATATAACAGAGCGAACGTATCTTTTGGACATGCAGATTATTATTATGATTATGAATTTTAGAAATTAGAAAGGAGAAAATTGAAAATGTGGAACGTGAATAAGGGTTATGTTGGTAGAAGTATGAGCGTTAGAGCAGCAGAAGCTTATGGTAATGGCGAAAAGCCTCTGAGCAAATGGACTAAGGCAAAAATTATGGATTCGATTTTGGATATTGTATATGATTATGATTTAGATCTGGATTTAGAAGAAATTGCAAAGCTTACTGTCGAAGAGATGAAAGATAATTTATTAACGCTTTCTTCATGGCATCACACGGGCAAACATTACAATGTTACGTATTTCTACTCTGTAGATGTTGATGGGCTTAAGTCATTAAATGTTGATGAGATCATCGCTAGCAGGGAGCCAAGAAAACCAAGAGAGAAAAAAGTAGAAATCAAGCCAGAAAAATTGAAATGTAGATGGGTTGAGGACGGATGTGAAGTACGTGATTACGGTGTTAGAAAAGGAAATTGGTTCTATCCTGACAATCATTTTGGAAAAAAGAAAGTTAATGGCAAGTATTTTGAAATTCTGTGTAATGAATCTGAGTTTGGGATCAAGTACAAATCAAAAATGTTTGAAAAAGGAACGTCTGTTGAGGTAGAAATTGAAGGCGAAAATTACAATAGAACTGTAAGAAAATGTAAGAAAGGGCTTTACGTGGTTATCGCCAACGAAAAAGTTTTTGATGAAGATTGTATCTTGAAGTAGGAAAAATGGAAAACAGGAAATGGAAATCTTGGTAAAAAACGGATATAGCAAAGGAGTTGAAGAAATGAAATGGATTATTAAAAGAGATGAAAACAATCAGATTTACGAAAGAGTTCTTGAAGGCACGGATGTTGTTATTAAAAGAGAGTGGTCGTCTTCACTTGGTGCATATGAAAGTTGGAATAATTTATTTAAAGGTGACCGTTTTGTATTAAGCACAGCTCCTGGTAGCGGTTATACGTTGAAAGATTTAAAAGCAATGGGCGAAGCAATGAAATAGGAGGAGAAGAAATGACAACTACAACATATAAAGAATACATTAAAGAAAAAACAGCATTTTTTGGAAGACATGATTGCGATTTCCATTGTGACACAACGCCAATGGATAATTGTGGCAGATATTTGAAGAGTTACGATTTTGTAGATGGTGCTCAATGGGTTGAAGTAATGTCACCTGAAGTTTGCAAAAAGACAATGGAAGTAGTAGTTAAAAAATGTGTAGTAAGTGTAGAAGTTGAAGTTGAAATGTTAAGAACAGAATATTATTCAACAGACGATGCTTGCAGTAAGTTCTATTTTGAAAAGTTTTAAGGAGGAAAGAAAAATGAAAACAGGATTAAATGAATTGATTGGAAGTATTATTGAAACATTTGAAGACTTTCTTGAAGTAAAGGAAATTGTAATTGAAAATCCAGAAAAAGAGGATGATGATTTTGCTTCTAATATTTATGGAACTGATTATGCGGATTTGGAATCTCGCATTCGTGAATTATTTTTAGGGAATATGGAAAATTAGGGAGAAGATTATGGGAAAGATTTTAAATCAGAAAAATTTAATCGCAATGAAAGAGGCTTTAGCTACTATCTTACACCACACTAATATGTCTTTAGAAGTACATGCTAGCAATGAATATGAGTATGATGATTCTATTGGAGACGTAGAATTTACAATTGTTTGGAAACAGGATTCTGCTGGCAGCATTGAAGAGACAGAGAAGTTTGCTTTGCAGTTATTGAAAGTGTCTCAAATTGCAAAGATTCTAAATGCGCAGGGATATAAATTTCAAATGTTCTTTGAAGATGAACATGATGATGCAACAGAACTTGAAAGAGTAAATACTTATGAAGTAATGTTCAAATCATATGGATTAAAATAGTAAATAGGCGTTTGAAATTTCTGGGGATGAGGTGCTTGAAATGTTCAAGGGATTGGTGAAAGAAAGAAGTCTTAAGAAAGAAATCTTAAATAATTTAAGAAAAGGTTTGAAAACCTAGTTTTATTTGTGTATAATAAAGGTGTAATACGTACATAAATGTAGTGATTGATGACTGGGTGGTAAATTAGAATGATAAATTTTTAAAACTCAGTCATCAATTTTTAAAAATCAGAATGTGTAATATGGACATATAAGGAGGGCGTTGTATGAACAAAACAGAAGCAAAGAGAGAATGCGAAAGAAGACATTGCAATGGATGCTATTATAATAAGAGTGACAAGCGTCGTGATTTTGAGAAAACTGCCTTAGGCGTTCCTTGTTGGGCTAACTTGATGAATGACTTTGAGTATTCAACATTAGTTAATGAATTATATAATCAGATGCTTAGAGAAACGAGCAATCGTTATAGCTTAGGCGATGTTGTTGGTTATTATAGATTGATTAAGCGTTATTCTCAATTTGATCTGTGGGAAAAGAGAATTGGAAATGTAAAATGGAAAGAAGCATTCCCAAGAAATGTAAATCCTATGAAGGAAAGCGAAAAGGAGAATACTGTTAATATTTTTTAGAAAACTTCAATCACATGATATAATATTTAAGGAGTAGGGGTGAAAAATTATGACTTCATTTGAATGTTTTAGAATTTGGCTTATTGGATTGTTGCCTTCTTTGATTTTTGGATTTGGTGGTACGATTTTGTGGACATGCATTATGTTTGGCGTTGATAGATACAATCAGCATTTGTATCCAGACAGAAACGGATCAAGAGCAAGAAAAGAAAGCATCGAGGCAAATAAACATTTGACTATTGATGAATTAAATTTAATTGATAGAAACCCAGGCTATTATAAGACGTGTCATGGTGACCAGTTAGTATTTAAAGATGCATTAGACGGAAATCATTTGAAAATGCGTAGAAATTTTGACTTCAGATATTATAGATGTAATCATTGTGGACATGTGATGAAGGTTTTGATTTGGAAAGAATATCCTCAGACTCCGTTGCCAATAGAAACGCATTGGTGTAGAGGGTGTCAGCAGGAAAGAGATGTAACTGAGATCGACGCAGAAACATACAACAAGGAAAACAGTTATTATTTGTTATTGTTAAGATTTATGGAATATACAAAAATTGATGATATCGGTGAGCTAAACAAGATATTATATGGATATTTAAAAAGACAAAATAATTATGACTGTGGAAGATATACTGATAAATACGGCATTTCTAAAACTTGCAAATTAAGTAAGGAGTTTGAAATTAAGTACGGAGTTAAATCTGGATACGTTAAATATATGAAAAGCAAAGAGCCGTATTGTGGCGTTAAATATATTTGGTACAACGATTCTAAAATCGGAGAAGATAAATATTCGTCTTGTCCAGAGCCACCCAATGAATTGTTTGATAATGTTATAGGAACTAAGGAATATAACCTTACAGACGCGATAATTATGTTTGACAAGTTTAGAAATTATGATTTTTATAAACGCATTTTTATACCAAGGAAAATGCCAGTAGCAGACTATATTAGAGATTGTGGCAAAGAAGAATTCTTACGGTTTATTGATGATGATGGTCTGTACAAACCTCCAAGAGAAGTTGATTGGGACAAACCAGGAACCATTGAGTTATATAGAATTTATGAAAAAACAGAAAACGAAGAATAATAGGGAGAGGTATTATCATGAAGGGCAGATTAGAATCTGAAATTAAAGTTGAAGAGGGATTGAAAATTTTATTTGAAGAATATCCTGAATTAAAAGATTATTCGGAATATATGTCAGAAAATAGTTACCTTACAAGAAATGAATATATTAGAGGTGCATATAAGTATCTTAAATATATCAAAAATGAAACTGATGTTTCGTATTCTAAATTAGAAGATGTTGGGAAAGTAACTTTAAAAGATCTTATGAGATTTATCAATAGAAATCGCATGAAATATTATGAAGTAAATAAGTTCTATCATTATTTAGTTGTGAGTGGACATATTGATAGAAATTTATGTGAATTAATGGATGCACCTAAAGACAGAAACGAACATAAGATCACTAGTCTGACGCTTGAAGAAATCCAGACTGTAAAAAACAATATCTTCAATGGAGTTGGCAGCGATTATCAGAAAAGCAGGAACGCCAATATTAAAAGACGCGATTATGCAATTGTAATGTTAGCTTTAACAAGTGGTTTGCGTGTTGGTTCAATTAGAGAAATCAATCTTGAAGATTTGAATTTTGAAAATGGAGAATTGACAATTACAGAAAAAGGAAATAAGACAAGAACGATTTTTCTCACCGAAGAGATGGTAGACGTCATCAAGGATTATTTGCCAGATAGAACTGAGATTCTGAATAAAAAGAAAGACGATAAAGCTAAAACCAATGCCTTATTTATTTCTAAAAGCAGAAATAGGATTTCGCCAGATGCTATCGGTAACATGTTGAAAAAATATACATACAATATTGAAAAGCATATTACTGCTCATAAATTAAGAAGTACCTGTGCAACGATTTTATATGACAATACACACGATTTAAAAGTTGTACAGGAAACTCTCAACCATGCAAGCGTAACTACCACAATGAGATATATTGGTGCCAAAGAAGAGCGTTTAAGAACTTCAAGTAGTATTATGGGAGATCTTTTATTAAGATAAGGGGGGAGAAGAAAAATGAAATTAAGTTTTATGGAAGCAATTTATGCAATTGATTTAGATGAATTTAAGGAACCTGAGTTACGCACATCTGCACTTGATAAGTTGGAAGTAATCAAAGATGCCATTAGTGAAAGATGTGGAGACGTTGAAATGCAGGAACCTGACGGCGAAAATGAGTTCTTCTATGAAAAATGGGAAGAAAAATATGATGAATTGGAAAATTTAAAAGACGAATTTGACAATCTGTTTGATTCTTTTGAGGATTTGCTGTTTAATGGTGATGAGGATATTGAGGAAGAAATTGATTTAGATTGGTTGGAAGAATTGACGGGAGATTATAACAATTGGCTTGATAATGTTGAAAACTATCAGTTTGAATATGGTGGTTTGAAAAGGTTTATGGTCTTCTTTTAATATCAATATTTCCTCCTTGTTAAAATGAATAAGTAAAGGAGATTTAATTATGTATAACGTAGATAAAAAATTAGAGTACGAAGAATACTGCCACAAGAATGGCGATACTAGAAGTTTTAAATATTTTGAATACCTCTTTGATTATTGCGAAGAATTTGAAATTGAATTTGGGAAAGATGTTTCAGAATTTACTAGTGAAGAAATCAGCAAGATGTATTCTGATGACAAGAAGTTTAAAACGTTGAATGTTCTTATCGTTAAAAACTCTCAGTACAATAGATATGCGAATTGGGCAACTGATGGCAACAGTAGTTTTGCTGAGTACACCAGAGATGTACTTAGACGTTTTGTGAATATTGAAGATAGGAATAAGAAGATCGTGACAAGAGAAGATGTTCTTGAGGTTGTAGATAGTTTTATTAATTATTCTGATCAGCTTCTTGTTCTTGGAATCTTTGAAGGATTGAAGGGCAATAACTTTCGGGATTTATTAAATATTAAAATTCAGAATGTTAATTTCACTATCAACACAGTTGACATTGAGTCTCGTCTTGATGGTTTCGTTCATATCTCTGATAAGCTTGCAGGGATTATTAAAAAATGCATGTCGGAAAGAGGATATACAAATACACTTGGCTTTGAATATGCATATGAACCAAGTGATTATATCTATAAATATAGAAGTTTGAATGATGACATTAGGACTCTTGATCCAGATGACGCAAGTCATAAACTGAGAACTCATTATAACTACGTTACAAAAGATACAAAGTTAAAAGACATTTCCGTTGTTGATCTGCAGGAATCCGGGAAAATTTGGTTCATGTGGTGCGCTGCAGAATATAATGGTGTTACACCTTTGGATTTTGCGATTGAAAGATCAACAGCTCCTTTGGTGCGTAATCAGTTCGGAATGAGCTTCTATCGTAAAGGATTATTTTTGAAGAAGTATCGTGATTTTTTAGAATAGGATGTATAACAAGGTGGGTGAATAATCCCCACCTTGGGAATGAATTATAGGGGGAATATGTTTATGTCGTTTATTAATGCTTTTGAAGATTTTTTTGAAAATGAAATTTCTAAAGAGAAAGAACACGTTGCGTTAAAAGTAAAAATGTATGACGGGTACTCTTCTTTTGTCGATTTTGATGTAGATGATATTGATGCCGGAGTATCTTTCTATATCGACAAAGAAGCTGATAAGGTTTTTATTGAGACAGGAAAGTTCTGTTCGTCAACTTCGTTTGGTCTCTTCTCAGAAACTGAGCTGTTCTCAGAAAAAGAAATTTCTGGATTGGAAACTGACAATTTGAAATTCAAGGGCGACAATTGCGAGCTTCTGATCAGTTTTTACTAAAATTGTATAATTTGGACTTGTACAAATTACACCTTTGTGCTATTATATCCTCAGAGGAGATAACATGGCATCAAAGGGGGATTATTTATTGTGTGATTTAGATTCTATCACATGTAAAAAATGCAAGAAGGAATTTAGATACAGACAAGCAGATACGTGGTGGGATTATTCACTCATGAGCTACGACCTGAAGCTTGTCAGTTGCCCAAATTGCAAAACGATAGGAATCGTCGATGTGAAAAAAATAGAAAAGCAAGACGATTATTTTTAAAATCTATAAGTGTACAAATTACACTTTAATACGAACAACATTACCAAGGAGAAAACAGATGATTAGATTCACAATGTCGGGTCTGGTGTCGCCAGTTAAAGACACTGAAAAAATGAAATTTTATGAAGAAAAAGACTATGGAACATGGACGCAGAGATCTCTGATGTTCAACATGCGTTGTGGAGTCAATAATTTTATGCTTCGTTCTAGAGGTGGAAAGATGGATAAAATCTATCTTTTCGGGAAGGGTGGCGACAGCATTACGGTTGACTGGGATAATAGATTTTCGTCAAAAGAAATTGATAGAGTTGCGAATTGGAATAAATTCGTTATTGATTTATCAAACAGAGATTTTATTGACGCCATTGAAAAATATAAAAAAGGCAATACGGATATCGATCCTAAATATTTAGATTGGATTGCTAATAAAACTGCAGAAGATATCGATGAAGCCTTAGCCAAGGAAAGAAAGAAACGCAGAGAATACCTTGCAGCTTGGGATTTTATTGAAATGTTTAAAAAGATTATTGATTCAGGGAAATACGAAAAATCGAATTTCTATATTGCTGGCAACCTTACATTTAATTACAATCCGACAAATGGTCGTTGGTATCAGACATATGAACCAAACAGAATCTATCTTACAGAACGCGAACCAAGTGCAGAAGCTGTTCTGGAATTATATTACGACAAAGATTCATTAGACGAATCAACAGTTAACGAAGGTTATTATACAGTTAACGGCGCCGTTGAAACTTATGACAGAAATTTAAAAGAACATGTTTATGCTCCATATACAATCGTTGTAAAAACTGCAAGGGACGATGATGAACTTGAAAAGAAAAAAGTTGAACACCAGATTTCAAGATTCAAAAACATCAAAGGCGAAGAAGTGTTCGAGCTTGGCATGCTGGTAAACTTATTAAACGGAAGTCAGCGTGTTGAATTAACAGAAGATGATTTGACCGAAGAACAGAGAGATTCATTGCTCTTTGGAGAAATTACTTGGAATGATATCTATAGAGATATGGGTACAACAATCTGGGGAGATAGAGTTACTCAGAATGTATTTGTAAAACCTTCAAGAGGTTATACAACCGGCAGAAAAGAAACCATTATTACTTCAGAAATGTTAGACATTTCATACTTCTTGGCTAAAGCAGAGGAAGAATCAGAAGAAATTAATGACAACATTTTTGAAGACGAAGATGATGATCTGTTCGCTTAGGAAAAGGGGGAGTTAAAATGGGAAAATTTGGAAGAAGAACTAAGGTCACAGATAAATTAGAAGATAAAACGTTTATCTTGCTTGGTGAGTCTGGCGTTGGTAAAACATCAACAATGGCTAAGTTCTGTGAGAAGTATTACGGCGAAGATGGATATATCATCCTCGATATTGGTAAAGAGCAGGGCATGGATGCATTAGATGGCTATACTGCTGAAACTTGTGAAGATTATGAAAAATTTGATGAGGTTATCACAGACATCGTTGAACACAAGAAAACTGATTACCCAGATTTGAAATTGATTATTATGGACACCCTTGATCAGCTTGTGTCTATTCATGTTCCTTACGTCATTGATCAGTATAACAAAACTCATAGAGGCACAAAGGATTTCAAGAAAGCATTAACATTGAATGCTGCCTGGGGTGGCTTTGGTGCAGGCGAAGATAAGATTGCTGAATATATTCTTGAACGTGTGTGGCAGCTTAAAGCTGTTGGTGTTGGAGTTTGGTTCTGTGGTCATGTAAAAATCAGAAATAAAGTTGATCCTATCAGCCAGTCAGAATATTCAATTCTTTCTACTGATTTGTCTCAGAGAATTTTTGAGGCTATTAAAACCAAGGCACATATTGTAGGCATCGCTTGTATTGATAGAACGATTGAAATGGAATCAACAGGCAGAAGAAACATCGTCACAAAAGAGGACATTAAGCGTTCAAAAATTAAAAAAGAAAATCGTAAAATCGTATTCAGAGATGACTCATATAGTATTGATGCGAAGTCAAGATTTGAACACATTGTTGATGAAATCCCTCTTGACCCAGACGAATTATATAAGGCATTGACTGATGCAATTGCAAAATCAAAGAACCCAGGTTCTGATGAAACTGACAAGCCAAAAAGGACTAAGAAAAAAGCAACTCCTGCTCCTGAACCAGAAGAAAAAGTTGAAGAGTTAGATAATTCTGATGATGAATTATTTGGCGAAGAAGAGATGTCAGTACCAAGCGTAAGTGAATTACAGGCAAAATATAAAGCCTGCAAAGATGCTGATGTGAAATCAGAATTTACAAAGTACGTAAAAAAGATCGGATCTGTTAGAACTTTATCTGACGCTCAGCGTTTAGAAGCATGGAATATCCTCGGTGATTAAATGGCATTGGTCAAATGCAGATTCTGCGGAAAGAAAATTAATAGAGATGAAGCATATCTAGTCAAAGTTGGAAAAGCCAATAAATACTATTGCTCTTATGAACATTCCATTTCAAAAAGTGACAAAGACATGTTCTACGAAGCTTTATGGGATGTATTTGGGAAGCAATTGACAAGCACAGCCGTATACACAGAATTTGATGCAATTGCAAAAGTGCATGGCTATTCCAAAATGTTGTCATTTACAAAAGACAATTTGGAAAAATTACAAATGTACAACTCTCGTTCAAACGGAAGTTCTTACGGGAGAATAAGATATATGGCTACAATCTATAAAAATCAATTAGATGATTATGAGCCAAAGGAACAGACTGTCAGGAAGGAGGTAGAAATTCTTCCTGACATGAAGTTCAAACCTAAGAAAAAACGAATCGGACTGGAAGAAATTCTAGGAGGAGTCAAAGATGGATAAAAATATGTTTATTGGAGGCGTGGCTGAGAGATACTCACCAGTCCTCTTGCAAGACCGAATATCTACGGAAGGAAATGTAATAGCTTGTTTATTAAGCGACATCTTATTAATAGATGAAGTTAAACTTGATAAAAATAGCTTTCTGACTAAGGATGGACGGTTTTTATTTAACCTTTTAAGAGATTTAAGGAATAAACATCTTAATACCATCGATGAAGTTTCTTTGATCTCCAATTCATCTGATGAAGTTATGAAAAGGCTTGAAGAACTGGGTGGCTATTCAACTCTTGAAATGATGATGGGGTCAGTTCATCAACAAAACTTTGACAGTTATCTTGATAAACTATATAGAGAAAATATTATTCTCCAATTGCATGATGCAGGATTTAATGTTCTTAAAAAAGTAAATTATGATGGCGAAAGAATATTGCCAATAGAAATTTTCAGAAAAATGACATCTGAACAGGTGATCGACTTTTATCAGCTGACGCTTTCTGCAATTGACAATGGACAATCAAGCAAGATCATAGAAGAAAATGAACTTGAATTTGATGATAAATGGTTGAGGGGATTAGAAGAAGGCGAAGCTGCTGGAGTTCCGTATGAATCATGTGGTGTAGATGTCAATGGAGACAGAATAAATGTGTTTCCATATCTTTCTAGGCAAACCATGGGGATACACAAGAAAAATTTAGGAATCATATCTGGATTTTCTGGTGTAGGGAAGTCTACATATCTGATCTCTTTAATCTTCGCACAGGCAATGAATGGGGAAAAGGTGCTTGTGATTTCCAACGAAGAAGAAATGAGTGTGTTTAAATCCAAAATGATGGTTTGGATTTTAGCAAAATATTGCAGATATTACAATCTCACAAGAACAAAGCTTGAGGGTGGATATATTAATGACGAAGATAGGCGACAGATGAAATTAGCAAAAGCGTGGTATAAGGAATATTTTAGGGGGAAGATATTCTTTATAGGCATGAACTGCACAGATATGGAAGTGGTGTCTAAGAAAATTAGAGAGTATGTTTTGAAAAAAGGTGTAACGCTCGCCATCTTTGACACATTTAAACTTGCAGAAACCAGCTTTGTTGGGCAAAGACAAGATTTGTCATTAGTAAAAGACAGCAGGACATTGTTTAATCTTGCCAGGAAATATGACATTGCTGTTCTTATGACGCAGCAAATTGGCGAAGCCTATAAAGGCACCTTGTACTTGCATGCTGGATTATTGTCGAATTCAAAGGCGACAAAGGAAATCTGCAACTTGCTACTGATGATCAGGCGAGCTTATGATGTTGAGCTTGATCCAAAATCTAAAAATTTCTGTCATCCTTTTAGGAGAAAATATAACAATGGCAAATGGATAGAAGAGGATTTTGACGCCGATATGACAAAAAACTATTGTGTGATGTTTATAGATAAAAACAGGTCAGGAAATGATAGTGGCAATGGAGAAGGTTTTCTTCTTGAGTTTGATCCAGCACATGCTCTATTTAGAGAGGTAGCTTATTGCAGACCTAAACATGGAAATATTTAAATTGAGGTGATGTGATGCTTGAGGATATGAAGGTTAAATTCTTAGAAAATCCTAAGCTGATTGTCGAATATTTAGAAAAATTTGAATATGCGAATATCAAAGTGCACGAAACATACATATCGTTTGGGCGTGACATCACTTCGTCTCCTAAGAGCATTGTCATAAGATTAAAAAATAATGATGCTTTACTCGTACATGATTATGCAAGAAATCAGATCAGAGACATATTTAGTTTTGTAATACTGCAAAGACATGTTGATTTTAAAGATGTTATTAATGCTGCTAAAGATGTTCTTGGCATTGATGATTATACATATATAAATAAACAAAGTGGCTTTAGAAGTTTCTATGGTGCTTTAAGAGTTAAAAAAGAAAATAGATGTCGCATTCTAGATGAAAGCGTTTTAGATAAATATTCTCATGATGCTAATCTAAGATTTTTGAGAGACGGAATATCAATTCTGGCTCAGAAATTTTATAAAGTATGTTTCGACGTAGAAAGTCAGGCAATCGTATTTCCGATAAGAAATGAAACAGGGGAAATCATTGGTTTGAAAGCCAGGATAAATAGAACTCCTAGAGAAGATGAGCAGAAATACTATTACATAGAACCGTGTCAAATGAGTTCTACGCTTTATAACTATTTTGAGAGTTATCAGTATTTAGAAAGTGTCGAATCTGTATACATAGTCGAAAGTGAAAAATCTTGTATGCAGGCATTCACATTCGGAGTAAGAAATATAGTTGCGCTTGGCAGTTCAAGTCTTTCTAGAAAACAAGCTTCAATGCTGCTGGCGTTGAATGCAAAGAATTATATATTTCTGATGGACGAAGGGCTGAATTATGAAACTGTCGAAAGGAATATGGGATTATTAAAAGTTTGTGGGATTATGAAGGTATTCAATATTTATTACTGGGAAGATTCTGATTATTCAAACAAAATTTCACCCACTGATCTTGGAGAAATTGAGTTCAAAAAAATAATCAATGAAAAATTAATACCATATAAAGGAGATGGTTAGCTTGGATGTTTCTGGGATGGAGCCTAGAAAAATTGTTAATACAATTTTGAAAAACAGGGGGATTAAAAATATCGATGCATTCTTAGAGCCTATGGAAGAAGACCTTTTGCCCTTTGACGTTCTTCCTAACATCAAAGAAGCTAGTGATATTGTGATCAATGGCGTAGCAAATAAGAAAAGATTCGGTGTATTGTATGACGTTGACACAGATGGAATTATGTCTGGAACAATCATGACCAGATATTTAAAAGATATGGGAGCCGATGTTTCATATTACATTAACGAAGGCAAAATACACGGAACGACAAAAGGTTTTGTGGAATTTTGCACAGATATTGATGTTGCCATTATCGTAGATTCATTAGATTCGGTAATAGATAATTATAAAAAATTATATGAAATGGGCAAAGAGATTGTTGTTCTTGATCACCATCATATTGGAGATGAACCATACGAAGACTATATTACATTAGTAAGTTCTTATGGAACGGAAAACGATCAGCTTTCAGGTGGCGGTGTCGTTTATAAATTTATAAATTATATAGACAGTGAAATGAAAACTAATTTTGCAGAACAATATGCAGATCTTTGTTGCTGTGCTTTGCTTGGAGACATGATGGATGTTTCTGAAAAATATATGGAAAACAGATTTCTTATTAAAGACGGACTAGACCATTTAAAAAATAAAACTCTAAAAAAAATTGTTGGTGGATTTGGATTTAACTCTCGTGCAGTATCGTTCTCTGTTGCTCCGAAGATTAATGCATGTCAGCGAATGAATGAAAATAAAATGGCTGTCGAAGCTTTCTTGACAGACAATGATCAGGAAATTAAGAAATATATTTCTGGATTTAATGGTCTTAAGAAAAAGCAAGACGCAATTGTTTCTAATGTAATGAAAGCCAATAAAGAACTACTTGAAGAACAAAAGGATGACAAGATCATATTCGTTATGATTGATGACCAGGATTCTGGACTAAGTGGTTTAATTGCAAACAAGGTTCTTGGAGAATACCAAAGACCAGTATTTGTCCTAAAAGAAAAAAACGGATATTTCTCAGGATCGTGCAGAAGTATTAATACAGAGGACATGAGACAGATATGTGAGGATTCTGGATTCGGATATTTTTTAGGACATCCAAATAGCTTTGGTGTAAGAAGCATTTCAAAAGATGACATTCAAGATTTTAAAAATTATCTAGAAGAATGCTTCGTTGAGTATCAATACTCAACTGAAGAAAGCTACGATGCCGAAATTGACGCATTAGAGTTGAGTGATGATTTGATTAAAATTGTCAGCAAAGCTGACAATATTTCAGGACACGGTTTTGAAAGTTTAAAATTCAAAGTAAATATTTCAGATTTCGTTGTTGGAGAAATGGGGAAAGGCAATCATTTATATCTTTCTCCAGTTCAGAAAGACGAAGTTAGACTTATTATTTGGAATGTGTCAGATAAAACGAAGGCATTTGCTCAAGATGCAGAATTGTTTGGAGATGACTTGTATTGCATTGGCACATTGCAGTCAGGATATTTTGGAAGAAAACATTATCTTCAAGTAATTACAAACGAATTTAAGATTAAATAGGTTATTTCAACCTTCTTCTTACCAAGCTGCTGATCAGGATTTCAATCATACATCAGCTATCCTTTCCCGAATAGTATAACCAAAAAAATAAATCTGCTGATGTGTCGGCATTGAAAAAGTTAGGGGGTACTATCAAAAAATAGCTTGGTTAGCAGTTTTGTAGGAAGAAGGTTGTATAAAAGGATTGTCGTCTTGTCCTTGCCATAGTTAGAATTTAATTCATAATAGTTATTTTCATCTTTATAACTAATCGACTTAACCAAGACAAAACGCTACTATTTTATACCTCCCAATTATTAACGACTATGACAAGGATAAGATGGCAATCCAAAAGGAGAAAAAATGAGTCTAATTAAAATTGAGAACATTAAAGTGACAAATGTTGCAAGAGCTGTATATGCAGCTAGGAATCCAATGAACTCATGGAAATTAAGCGATTCAGATTTAGAAAACGATACATTAGGCGAAAAGGATTTGGATCTAGCTAGACGATTATATAAAGCTGGAACAGAACATGCAAAGTATCTGAGAATGATCAGAGTCACATTTGATATGACTGCACCTCTTTATCTTTTAAAGGAGATGGATACATATAAAGTTGGAGTAAATTGCAACTCAACATCAACAATGCATAAAATCATGTCGAAGCCATTCGATATCGAAGATTTTGCACATGACAAAATGAGTGAAGAAGATTTACATAATTGGTTCTATCCATTTATTTACCATTTGGAAAATCTAAGAACCCTGTATGTTAATTATGATGATTGTGCTGATATCATTACGGAACGTTATCCTACTAAAAAAGATGTCTGGTATTCGCTGATTCAGCTTCTTCCATCGTCATATATGCAAAAGAGAACATATGAAATGTCTTATCAGGCATTGATTAATATCATTAAACAAAGAAAAAATCATAAGTTAGAAGAGTGGCATGACTTTTGCGATACCATGTTAGATGAATGCAAGTATTTAAAAGACATTATAAATGTGTAATACGTACAGATAACTAAAAGAATTAAGGAGACGAAGAGATGTACAAATTTTTGACAAAAGAAATTAAGGAATTCGCAGAAACAAAAAACAAAAACGATAAGAAGGCAAAGAATAAAGTAGAATCCATCAGCACGGATGTTATCTATGTCGATGTGGGTAGCAAGATTGCATATCCTATTAAATCATCAGACGTAAGATTATGTGTCGCTAGCAATAAAAAAGGAGAAAGCTCTTTGCCGACAAGAAAAGATTTTATTGGATTTATGAATAATGAAATGAATAAAGGCAGAGAATTGACTGCACTTATTAAAAAAAATAATGTCAGTAGAACCAAACTTCATAAAATGCTTGGGATTTCAAGAGAAACATTAAGAAAGCTAGAAGAAGAACCAATTGCTCTTGATGATAAATTCAAACATCATATTCGCAAAAAAATACATAAGGTAATTGATAAATGCAAGAACGATTAACGAAGGCTAAGGCTATTAGGGCCAAATGTTTAGACTGCTGCTGTGATCAGTCATCAGAGGTTCGTCTGTGTCCGACAAAAGATTGTCCGTTGTGGCGATACAGAATGGGAAAAGAAGAGAGAGATGAGTTATATTATCAGGCACATAAGAGGAGCGATGATAAATGAGCATGATCAATGAATATTGGGGATATAGAGCAAAAGAAGATTTATCAATTAATAAAGATATTTTGTTAGAACTTCTTTATGTTTCAAGAGAAGTCTATAAAGTTGAACCACCTAGAAGGCAGATAATGCTCGACAGACGTTATAAATGTTTAAGGGAATTAGGATTCTTTGTTGGTTATCATCATTATTTAAGCTCGATTATCAACGCGTTAACATTGCCATCTGGGGCACAATTTACAGACGATGATGTTATCAATCTTTTAGAATACCTTGGTTATAACATTATTGATGGAAATAATAATAAAGGAGATTGAGTAATTAATGATTAACAATTCTTTATTCACGAGCAAAAGTCAAGAGTGGTGCACACCTCAAAACCTGTTTGATGATTTAAACAGAGAGTTTCACTTTACACTTGATCCTTGCTCCCGGGGGGGGGGGGGGGGAGAACGTGTTCTGCAACCCACCATATGGCAAAGAGATATCTAAATGGATTAAGAAATGCTATGAGGAAAGTTTGAAACCTGCTAGAACTGATACAAGATACTGGCATGACTACATCTTTGACAAAGCTGAAATACGATTTTTTTTAAAAGGCAGAATCAAGTTTACTGACGATAATGGAAAAGAATATCAATCTGCGCCATTTCCTAGCGCAGTTGTTATTTGGAAAGGGGCTATAAATGACCAATGATTACAAACTAATTAAAACCATGCTATACAGAGTGGTCTGCCACGACACGAAAGAGAAACATGACAAAGACAAAGCTATAGAGCTGGCTGATGAACTGATTAAGAGGGCTGAGCCAATGAAGCCACGTTTTGATAAAAGTAACCAGAGCTTTTATAAGTGGGAATATTTTTGTCCAAATTGTGAAACGGGTGAACTTAACTACGTAAGGTTCCCATACTGTCGGTGGTGTGGGCAAAGATTAGATTGGAGTGAGGAATGATATGGGTAGTAAATGGAGCATTAAAGCAAGAGATTTGAATGATGATTTATGGAAGATTTGCGATTACGACATATCGTTCTTGAAATGGGTATGCTTGTCAATAAAATGTCTGATTAAATATGATGTTGTAATTATCGGGAAACATGGGGTGAACTACAGATAGAAAGCGAGGAATAACAAATGAACAAACACGACGCATTATCAAGCCTAAATTACTTATGGGGTTATCTTATCGCTAAAATGGAAAGCGAACACATTGATTCATCTGTTATCAGCAAAACTAACGAAAGATTTGAAGATATCGGGGATTATATTTACGAAGAACCGGAGTGGATTTCGTGCACCGAAATGTTACCTTTTGACGAAATGCGCGTCCTTATGCAACTGGACAACGCTTTGTGTATCGTCGGCTATTATGACAGAGTCACAAAAGAGTGGATTGCATTTCCAAGCATAGAGTGTGATACAGATTACGAAGCAGTAGCCTGAATGCCGTTGCCTGAAGTGTATAAGGAGGAGGATTAAAATGGAAAAAGAACAGAATGCAGAACAAGCATTATTAACATTAAGTTTTTTACGAGGGTACACAATTTTTGCCATGGAGGCAAATGTGATCGACAAGGATAATTTTAAACCTATCAATGACAAATATAAATTTATCGAGGATTATATCAGATCAACTAAATCAAAATAAATCAAGGGGGAAATTTATGTTACCAAACGACCATGTGATGCCGAGCCTTTATTTTTACGCTGTTAAGGCTGATACATATCCCATTCAATACAAGAAACTGCTGATTACAACTGATTTATCTGAATTAATTACGAAGATTATTATCAATAATAGAGCTACGATTGTATTCTTTGCTGATGGAGAAAAAGAAGTTGTAAAACTTTCAAATGAAAAAACTGAAAATTATTCGATTTATACAGCAGTAGCTTATGCAATTATAAAACATATTTTTGGCAGTAATTCTCATTTTCAGAAGACTGTAGACAAAAAGGTGTGTGTGCAAAGACCATTCTCTAAAAGCGTTAAGGATGATGAACAATAATGATTGGGTTTGTAATTGGATTTATGATCGGATTAGCAACTGGAGTAACGCTTATGGCTCTAGTAAGTGTTAGTAAATATAATTAGGGGAATGCAATGACTATAACGGCTATGGCTTATTTGACTGGGGTTATTTGTGGATTTTTATTAGGGCTTACGGTGCGCGGGATATTTTGAATGTTAAGAAAAACGAAGTAAAGACTACTAAAGAGCAACAAAAGAAATTAATGAATTAAGAAAAGAAATCGAAGATTTGAGAAATAAATTATATAGACACTTGTATGAGCATATTAAATCAGAAGATGATTACAGATAGGAAGTGATGTGTGTTGAATGCGATTGTTTATATATTGATAATTATTGCGTATTTATCAGCAACTTGGTGGTTGGTAACAGTGTCAGAAGACCGTGCCTTTGAGGAAGGATTTGCCTCTGGCTATGCAGAATGCTTTATAAAAGTCTCTGAAAATTTTGAAAACCTTGGAATCCTAAATGATAAAATGACGGTTTCAAAACTACTATCCAGGTATGATATGAGCGGAAATATCATGATTCTAGATGATAATTCGGCGTCGTCAGAAAATAGTAAAATTTTCTATGGTCGCATATGGGATTTCGTCGAAGACGATGATGCTGAATTTGTTGATGTTCTTGGTAAAAGCTCTTGGCGAATGCGCGAAGATTGGGATAGAATTGGCAGTTTGCCAGTTTCTGCAGTTTGCATAAAGCAAGATACGTTGGTAATCTTCGTTGATTCTTCCGAAGGAGATTTCAAACATGAACGTAATTGATCAGATATTAGATATGGGGTTTGAAGACGTGATTGTATTTGCCGATCCTGATTATGAAGATGCTTTTATGGGAGTCACGTCTTCAAATCAAGCCGTCTATGATTACGATCTGATGATTGAGCACTTAATCAAAGGGGGGGGTGTGTAAAGACGAGGAAGAAGCTGCTGACTTCATCAGCTACAACCTCTCTTTTACGGCACCTGATTATCCGCTAGTATTATATAGACCTTTATAATTATGATTCCATGAGTATGTTAGATTGTTAGGGAGGTACCATATGAATTATACAATTTTACATTTACATAGCATGTTTTCAAATGCACAGATTAACATAGATTCTATTACGTCTTTTGACGAATATGTTTTAAAGGCAAAAGAATGTGGTATGAAGGCGATCGCATTTACGGAACATGGCAATGTTCTAGGATGGGTCAAAAAGAAGCAGTGTTGCGAACAGAACGGTCTTAAATATATTCATGGGATTGAGGCTTATATCACTGAAGATGTTAACGGTGAAAAAGTGCGAGATAATTATCATTGTACATTGTTAGCCAAGAATTATGCAGGAGTTGAAGAAATTAATAGAATGTCCAGTGCTTCCTTTAATAGAGAAGATGGACATTTCTATTATGTTCCAAGAATTACGTTTGATGAACTGATTAAAACAAGCAGTAACGTATATGTTCTAACTGCATGCCTGGGTGGGATCTTAAACAAAGGCAATTCAGAGCTTCAGAGAAAATTTATTCAGTTCCTCATAAAAAACAAGAACAGATGCTTTTTAGAAATTCAGCATCATAACGTTGATGATCAGATTTCTTATAACAAAAAACTGTATGAGCTTCATAAAAAGACTGGAATTCCTTTGATTGTTGGTACGGATACACACGCAATAGATTCTTCTCAGATGGAAGGCAGGAAGATTTTGCAAAAGGCAAAAAATGTAAGATTTGCAGAAGAAGATTTGTGGGATTTAGAATTTAAAACTTATGGAACTCTGATTGAAGCATATGAGAAGCAGAATTCCTTACCTATGGATGTAGTTCTAGAGGCTATTGAAAACACAAACAAATTAGCTGATGCCGTAGAAGAGTTTTCACTAGATATGTCTTATAAATACCCTCACTTATGGGACGATCCTGAAGCATATTTCAAGAAAAGAATTAATGAAGGTGCGAGATGGAGAAATATAAAAGCGAAGCCAAATTATGCAGAATACAAGAACAGAGTCTTGAATGAATTTAAAACATATAAACATAATGGAGCTATAGATTTCATTCTTTTAATGGATGATATCATTCAGTGGTGTAAAGAACACGACATAGAAGTTGGATATGGTCGTGGCTCTGTTAACGGCAGCATCATCTGCTATTTATTAGGCATTACTGAAATGGACTCGATAAAACACAAGCTTAACTTTGAAAGGTTTATGAATACAGAAAGAGTAAGCTTAGCTGATATTGACACTGACTTCCCTCCGTCTAGAATTGATGATGTTAAGAAATACATCGTCAATAAACATGGGCTATATTGCTGCGATATCGTCACTTTTAATACGATAGCCTTAAAGGGTGCAATTGATGACGTTTGCAGAGGTCTATATAAGGACTCTGAGGATATAGACTATCTTAGCTACGCTTCAGAAATAAAGAATGCTGCTGAAGCAGATTTGGATAAAGCAAAGGAAAAATATTCAGGCGTATTCAAATATGTTGATTTGGTAAATGGCACTATTGTATCTTGTGGAAATCACCCTTGTGGCATGGTCGTATCTCCAGTTAATATAGCTGAAAAATTCGGCATTATGTCTACTGCCAATGATCCATATCCTGTCAGTCAGATTAACATGAAGGAAATTGACGGATTGAATTATGTAAAATTAGATTTATTAAAACTAGATACAATTGAAGTCATAAACGAAACATGTAAGATGGCTGGAATTGAAAGGCTAGTTCCAGACAATGTCGATATTGATGATCTGAATGTGTGGAATTCTATTAGAGATAACACAGTCGGCATCTTCCAATGGGAAGGAAAATATGCTGAGTCTTATATTGGCAAGCTATTGTCTGATGAAAATATCAGACAAATGCAGTCTGTTAATGAAAACGTTGACAGAATGACATTAATGAGTATTGGGAACTCGGCAATCAGACCTGCAGGAGCTTCATATAGAGATGATTTAGCAAATGGAGTTGTTAGAAAAACTGGAGCAAAACCCATAGATGACTTTTTGTCAAATACTTTTGGATACCTCGTTTTTCAGGAACAGATCATTCAATTCTTGCATGAATACTGTGGATTTACGATGGGGCAGGCAGATATTGTCAGAAGATGTTTTGCCAAGAAGTATGGAACAGAAGACTGGCTTCCTATCATTAAAAATGGCGGTTATGCTCCTGACGATAAAAACAAGATTAATCATATTAATGGATATATCAAGACCATGAAAGAAAAATATGGCATCTCTGAAGAAAAATCTAATGAAGATATTACTGCATTTATACAGGTCATTGAAGATGCAAGTAATTATTTATTTTCACTCAACCATTCACAGCCATATTCTTACTTGGGATATGTAGCAGGATATTTAAGATATTATTATCCGCTAGAATTCCTTACTGCAGCTCTCAATAATTCAGACAACGAGGATAAACAGATGGAACTTATCAAGTATACAAAAAGTATTAAAATAAAGCTTCTAGCCCCTAGATTTCGACATTCTATTGGACAATATATGTATGAAAAAGAAACTAATTCTATATATAAAGGAATTGGATCAATTAAATATATGAATGAAAAAATCGGGAACGAGTTATACGAATTAAGAGATAACCATTATGATTCTTTTGTTGATCTGTTAAAAGATTTACAGAATACGACTCTAGATTCTAGGCAGATTAATATTCTTATTAAAATAAATTTCTTTGAAGAATTTGGCAATGTTAATACATTATTAGAGATAAAGAGAATATTTGATAAGTATGATGGAAAAAAGATATTTAGAAAAAATTCATCTGAAATTGACATAGATATGTTACGTAGATATGCGTCTAAAGAAACGGCGAAGCAGATAAAGGTTGAAGACACAACGCCTTTGATAAGAGATCTAGTGGCTTCTGTTCATGAGAAAACCTCTATAGAAGACATGTTGAAGAATGAGATTGAGCACCTTGGTTATTGTCAGACAGTTTGCCCTGGAGCAGATAAAAGAGATTACTTTGTTCTTTCAGTAGCCAAGAAATCGAAGATCGTTAATATACTTTTATATGAAATCTTTTCGGGGAAAACACGCAATGTGAAGATGTGGGCTTCACAGTTCTCCAGATATCCATTCGGCGATGGCGATATTCTGCATATTACAGCATTGTCTAAAGAACATCAGAAGCGTCCGACAGGCAAAGTTGATCCGTCTAATGGCAGGATGATCTGGGAGAATGTACCTGATAAATATGATTATTGGCTAAAAAAAGTAATTATTAAAAAGGTGTAAAATGTACACATTATCCATTGACATGTGCGAATTACACCTTTATAATAGTGTTACAGTAAAATTAAGGGGGTGGTTGAATGGAATATTGGAGAATTTTAATTCCAAAAGACGAACGAATCAGAGAACAAGTCTTTGAAAAATTATGTGATGAGGGATACTCATTTTCTGAAACAGCCAAATCCTGTGTCGATCTCGATGTTGTCTGTGTTAGCAGAAACAATGTAGCAATTGCAACAAATGCGCAATCTTCTGAAAGCGCCTATAAATCAATGCGTGAACTGAGCGATAGCGATGATGAGTATTATGACATTGGATGGTGTGAATATTTAGATGGTGTGTATGATGACGAAGAATTGTATGACGAGTCATCTGTTCAGGACGATTCTTCACGTATTGTGATCGAATTCAGCAAAGATCATACAGTGGTTGCAACGTATAGAGAGAAAGGGAAAACAATGTTGTCTGTTTATAAAGAAAACGTCGAAGACGAAAAACAGTTTGCAACAAGTTTAATTAACCGCATTTACAACTAGGAATAAAGAGGAGACAAGATGGATAAACAATATAATATTTATGATGCCGATACTAATGAGTTACTATATCAAGGATCTATTCAGGGATGTAGTGATTTTTTTGGCGGTAAATTTGAAATTAAGTATCTCTATATTGCTTGCAAACGCTTGAATAAGATCATGGGTAAATATTATTTGACTACTAGCAAAGAAATGGAAGAATATGAGAGGTACAGACAATCTAAAAACAATAAGGGGTGTGTGTATTGATAAAGGTTTATTCAACTGGCTGTCCAAGATGTAAAGTTTTGGAAGCTAAATTACAGCAAAAGGGAATTGATTATTCAATTGAAAATGATCAGGATGCTATGAAAGAAAAAGGTATTTTGTCTGTGCCTTATCTTGAGGTTGACGACGAATTATTAGAATTCGGTCAGGCAATCAAATGGGTAAATAATAGGGGGTAAGGCATATGCAGATTAATATTAAGTTGAACAAAAATTTTACAACGCAATATAACAAACTGCAAAGCGATTATGGGACTGACATTGCTCGTCTTAATGGCTTTGGCGATGAACAATTGGACTATACTGAATTCATTGATAATTTCGTTGATAAAGATACTGTAGCTGACGCTTCAATTGATGGAAATGCGAATGTTGGACATAAAGACGTTGTTGCATTGGAAAGAGAAATGTCCAAGCCTCATTTAAAATTGTTGGCATTTAACAAAATATATTATGAAATCCAAAAAAAATACGGATTTAAAACAGCTAATGAATGGCTAAAAATGGAATGGATTGGAGACTTATATATGCATGATGCTCCATCTTCGTCTATAAAGCCTTATTGCTTTGCGTTTGATTTGAAAGATTTGGCGGAAAAGGGGCTTTATTTTATCGAAGGATTAAATGCCCAGCCGGCAATGCACCTAACAACGTTTGTTGATTTCGTTAAAGAGTTTGTGAGTTACAGTGCGAACAGATCCAGCGGCGCAGTTGGACTCCCAAATATCATTCCTTATATGTTTTACTTCTGGAAAAAAGATGTGAATAACGACTATTTAGGAATTAAATCTTCAGGGAGTGAAAGAAAATACGCTAATCAGAATTTCCAAAGATTTATTTATGCTGTAAATCAACCTTACGTCAGGGATAAGTAGAATTGTCCGTTTATCTCTTTTCCATTAGCCAATGGGGTCATTAAAAAATGGCTAACGAGGAAACCTAAGTTTGTTTAGCACTTACAAATATGGCAATCTCGTGGGAATCAAACTAATTAGATATTCATATATTATTAAAAGGAGAAGAATTGCATTAAAAAAGATATTTATATTATAAAAAACGACATAAACAATAAAGTTTATATTGGTCAAGCAATTAACACAAAAGAAAGATTTCAAGAACATTGTAAACCTAGTTCCGCAAAAAGAGAAATAATTGCAAGAGCAATACAAAAATATGGCAAAGAACATTTTTGGTTTGAAGTATTAGAAAGATCGATTCCTAATTATAACGAAAGAGAAAAATATTGGATTAAATATTATAATTCAATAACTCCAAACGGTTATAACATTACAAAAGGCGGAGAGAGTCCTCCTATTTATAAAGGAATTAATCATCCAGAATCATTGCTAGATGAAGGAATATTAATCGAACTTATTAGTGACTTACAATATACCTCATTAAGCTTCAGAGAGATTGGTAGAAAATATAATCTTTCCTCCACAACAGTAAACGAAATAGATAAAGGAAAGTCATATTATAACCCTAAAAATAATTATCCAATCAGAAATAGTAAAAATATTGTTGGAAAAATTCATGACGAAGATATTGATTCAATAATATATTTATTGCAAAAAACATATAAGTCTTTTGAAGAGATTGGAAAATTATATAATGTCGAAGGAAGGGCAATATCTAGAATAAATAAAGGAATTTGGCATAAAAGAGACAACATAGATTATCCTATAAGAAAATTCAAAAATACATCAAACCCAGCATCTTTTACTTATGATCAGGTAACGGAAATAATTCATTTAATAAAAGACACAAGTATTTCATTAAATAAAATTGCAAAAAAATATAACGTGCCTGTAAATGTTATCATAGGAATAAAAAACGGTACAACCAAAATGTATCACAGAGAAGAATATGAATATCCACTAAGAAAAAATAATTAGTTTGAAGCCTGTATCGACTATCTTCGCGAAGAAGAGTAAGGCAACTATTGGCACGTTGTCTGAAAGAGAGATACTATCGGTAATAAAGGTAGTAAAAAATAGTCAGTGCTTATGGAAACATAAGATAGCATGGGTTCTCAAAGTGCATTTACTAATACAAGCGTATTTGACCATCCTTATTTTGAAGCGTTGTTTGGAGGAGCGATATTTCCTGACGGGACTTTCATGATTGATTATGAAGAAGAAATTATTGAATTTCAAAAATGGTACATGGAAGTCATGAGTGAAATTCGTTCTACTAATATGTTTACGTTCCCGGTCAGCACCATTTCTTTGTTGAGACAAGATGGAAAATTTGTAGATGAAGAATTTGCCAAATGGGCAATCAAACATAATATGAAATGGTCTGATTCAAACCTGTTTATCGACAGTTCCGTCAATAGCTTGAGTAATTGTTGTAGACTCAAGTCAAATATTGAAGACCTGGGTTATTTTAACAGTATCGGGGGGACGGCATTAAAAGTTGGATCTGTTAAGGTTTCTACTATCAACTTAGCTCGTATCGCTTTAGATACAAATTCAGAAGAAGAGTATTTAGATGAATTGAGACATCGTGTAAATATTAATTTGATGGCTCTTGATAGAGTTAGATATATCATTAAGCGAAATGTAGATAAAGGATTGCTCCCAAATTTCAGCCATGGGCTTGTAGATTTTGATCATCTTTACAATACAAATGGATTTATTGGCATCTATGAAACAATGAAAAAATTTGGGTATACATATCAAGACGAATTTGGAAATACATATTATGATGAAAAGGCGTCAGCTCTTGGTGATAAAATTTTTAAAACAATGCGTAAAGCCGCCGATGATTTTATCACAAGAGAACGTTGCAACTATCAGATTAATACTGAGCAGATACCTGGAGAAACAGCCGCTGCTAAATTGATGCAAAAAGATATGTTTTTCTATCCTGACGCAGATATTTACGATCTTCCTCTGTATGGAAATCAGTTTATTCCTCTAGGTATTAAAACAACGTTGCAGGAAAGAGTGAGAATCGCTTCTTTATTTGACGGGTTCTGTAATGGCGGATCTATTCTTCATGCTAATATTGATGCTCCGTTTGATTCGTTTGATAAAGCATGGAAGATGACAAACTATATTGCCGATCAAGGAGTTACATACTTTGCTTTCAATATCAAAATTCAAGCCTGCGAAAACAATCATGCATTTTATGGAAGTGTCTGTCCAATATGTGGAAAACCCGTAGAAACTGAATATACAAGAATCGTAGGATTCTACACGCCAATTAAAACATATTCAAAAGAACGTAAAGCTGAATATAAAATGCGTAGATGGGAAAGAATTAATCAGACAACAGAGGAAATTTAAATGTTTGTCAAAAATATTTTAGATGAAGATTTTATTAACTATAAAAGACCATCTATGGTTATTGAATTTCCCAACTGTTCATTTAAATGTGATAAAGAGTATGGTAAGCCAATCTGCCAAAACAGCAGTTTGGCTGCCATGCCCAGTATCGAAATAGACGTATCAGATATCGCCAAGCGGTATCTCAATAACCCTATTACAGAAGCAATCTGTTGTATTGGGCTGGAGCCATTTGATTCACTGTGGGATGTCTTGGAATTGATTAGAGTCTTAAGAATAAAATATCAATGTAACGATGATATCGTCATTTATACGGGGTACAAAGAAGAAGAGTTGTCTTACATTATAGACGTCTTAAAAAAATTGCCGAACATTATTATTAAATTCGGTCGTTATATTCCTGATCAAAAATCACATTATGATGATGTGCTCGGCGTAAAATTGGCTAGCGACAATCAATACGCAAAGATCATCAGTTGTACAAATTACACCTATGAAATCAAGTCGGATGGGAGTGACTAAATGAAGATCGTTCTAAAAATGAATAACGGAGACAAGTTTGAATGTCTTATTCAAAACGAAGAGAAGTTTAAGTTCTATGACGATGCAGGATTAAATATCGTCAGATTTATTAAAGACACATATATTGACGGTCAGTTCCTACGTTGTTCGGGAAAAGATGGCGAAGTCATCATCGACCTCAATAACGTATGCAGTTATCATATTAAATAAGGAGATAAAAAATGGATTATATTGTTGAATATGACTTAAAGTCACGAGTTTATGTGACTAATACGAGTTCAGATTTTGCTATAGTAGCTTCGTTAAACGTATTAACTAGTGCAATTGAAAGCCTTGGCGCAGTTGACATCCGCAACATCAAGATCATACCAGTAAGCGAAGCAGGAAATATCGACAAGTTAAATCTCACCGCTTCTAACGACGATGCTTTAGGAGACGATGTCGAAGACGTATTGCAGAATGGTAAAGGAGATGAGTTTGTTGCCTAGATTAAAAATTATCAATCCTGAAATCAACTTGCCTGAAAGAGCAACAGAGAAATCTGCAGGCTATGATTTATTTCTGCCTGAAGAGGTTACTCTTGCTCCAAATGAAATGAAAAAGGTGCCAATGGGATTTGCAATGGACATGAATTACAACTGCTGTGCAAAAATCTATCCACGTAGCGGTCTGTCAACTAAGAGGGGTATTATTCTAGCTAATATTGTAGGCATTATTGACGGAGATTTCCATGGCGAAGTCTGCCTGATGTTAAAAAATACATCTAATGAAGAAGTTGTTCTTCGTAAAAATGAACGAGTAGCACAGATGATTCTTGAGTACTATGGTGTTTCCATTCAGCACGATGAAGAAGGCAATGTTATTGGTGAAGGATGGGATATCGTTGATGATCTCGGTGAAACTGAGCGTGATGAAATTGGATTTGGGAGCACAGGAAGATAATGGATTATTTGATTGATGACATTGAAGAATTAATCGTCGTCGTCGGAGATGACATCTTTGATGAAACCGAAGAATTCTTTGATGAAGATGATGAGGACGACTATTAATGAGTCAAGATCCTACTGAGAGTTTTTACTCCGTACTGAACAGAATGTTTGAATCTGACGGTGAGATTCATGCTCTAGTTGAGTCTGAAGGGATCTATGTGTCTATTCATTACGACTATGAAACAGAATCGGTTGTAGCCTATTCAAAATATGGAAAGCTCGATAGCAGAAAGCCGTTAAATGGGTTCTGGAATTATGCACAATCTTTAGATGTGGATATATTCAGAGTCTTTGACACATGGCTGTTCTTCGGAGAATGGGACGGATCGCAAATGCACATCTTTGATATCTATGATGTAGAAAACAAATATTATCTCCCCCAGGTTGCTGTTGAAATTTTTTGTGATACTTACGAATTTGATTATGCTGAAGACAAGTCATATGCCAACAAAAATCTTTATTGATCAGGTAAAAGGTGTAATACGTATATAAAACAGTGATAAATTGATTGTTTTGTTTAAGGAGTCTTATGGAAATCAGAAAAATATCGATGTGTAGCACAAGATGCCATAACACAGGTTGCATTAGAAATTATAAATATTACATCCATCATAACGCATCAGAGGTAAGATGGACGGTTGGAGTATTTGATCCAGAAATGTTGGGTTGGATGATGAAAGAGCTTGAACCAATAGTGCTCAAAGAAGTATTTAGAACCATAACTGACGACACCCACCATTTTGAGAACACAGATATTTGTGAAGGATATATCGAGGAAACGGAGATTAAAAATGGAAGAATTTGAAAGAAGAGATTTGGTTAATTACGGATTAGGATTAGCAACAGCATTGACAGTATTTACTGCATTACAGTTTGTCATTCACTGGTCTTTGAATGGATTTTTAGGATTCATTTCAAGTGTTATTATTTTGTACCTCATGTATGTAATCAGATCATTAATTATCAGATTAGAAACAATCGAACCATACAGTACAAAAGAGGAAAGCGAGGACAATGTTGATGTCGTCTAGAGTGAGAATTGTGACTATAGACAATGAAGGAATGCGTGTCAAGATCTATGAAAATGGTAAGCTCGTAAAAGACAGTAGAAAGAACATGCACAAGAAGGAAGAACGTCTCAATGTTGGAGACATTGTTGAACTGACCAAATATAGTCAGGTTCGGGACAAAGAAAAAAACGAACTTCTTATGAAACTGATCAGAAATACAGACGATTTCTGTCTGCTGCGGACAATCATCAAAGAAGAAGGATTATGTTCAGACGATCTCTTATACGAAATTAAATATATCGACGAAGATTTAGACATCGCTGTGACTGTCTCTCCTTTGGGCAAATTACCTAATGGAACATATAAATACTATTACATCCAGCCATGTGAAAACCTGAAGAAATATAAAGATGCCTAGAAAGAAACGAACTGTCGCAAAATCTGAAGTAGTTTTTGCCAGAAAACTTAAATTCAAAGAAAGATGTGATGTATGTGGCGAAGCCACAGAAGATTTTAAAACATTTTATGACGAAAAAGAAGAGCCACACATCATTTGTCGTAGTTGTATTTCTATAATAAAGTCATTAAGCAGTACTTAATCTTATGCGAAGGAATTGAATAACAATTCCTTCTTGCATTTGCAGAAATATATAAAAATTTAAGAAGGGAGTGTGAGGCAATGCATAACTTAACAAAACGATTGATAGTGATCATTATGCTGTCACTTATGCTTATCCCCACAAAAGTAAATGCCAAATCATATAAGATGACAAAAAGCGAAGAAAGACTAATTCAGAAAATAATGTATCTTGAAGCACATACGCATGGTGTGAAAGGTATGACTCTAGTTGGGAGAACGATTATGAATCGTGTCTATTCAAAGAAATTTCCCAACACAGTAAAAAAAGTAATCTACGCAAAGAATCAGTTTGTAACAGTAAAATACCTGAATAGAGCAAAGATCACCAAAAGCACAAAAAAAGCCTTGAAGCAAGTCAAGGCTGGTAAATATAACAATATGAAAGCATTATATTTCTGTGAAAAATCATCATATCACGGGTGGTGGAGAACATTAAAAGTGGTCTATAGACACAAAACACATATCTATTGTAAATGAGGATTGAATTAATGGACGATTACAAGAATGCAGGATTTCCACAAGGATGGGCGTATGCATTTTCTGACTTAATCAGAGAAGATGTCAAAGCTCTAGCCAACAAATATGATACATATATTCAATTTGATGGAATGAGATTTAACAACGAAGGTAGTAGAGTGCTTACTTTTATCTTCAATGCGAATAATCCACCTTGCAGAGGTCTCTGTGGCGAATTAAAGATGATCAATGATGCGTATCTTAAGTGTGCAAAACATATCTGTTTTAAATGTGGAAAACCAGACGTATTTAGAGTTAATGACGTACCTGTCTGTAGAGAATGTTTTAAAGGAGATACGTATGAATATATGCAAGGCATTGATGATATCAGAACAATGTCTAGCAAGTTAAAGCTTGAAGATAGAGTGATCAGTATAACTCCTATTGCAAGTCGTATCAGAGAAGCTTTCTATAAAAGAGTCGTAGATGATACGGAATGATTTCAGAGAAACGAAGAGATGAGGAGAGATTAAATAGCTTATGAAAGATGGATTAGTTTTTTTAAGTGGTAAAGTCAGCGATGATAAAAACTACCATATTAAATTTAGAAATGCAGAAGAGTATCTGACAAAAAATGGATTTACTGTTTTAAACCCTATTTTACCTGAAACTCATTTGCTTAGCTATAGAGATTATATCGACCTGGGGCTAACACTTCTGTCAAAAGCTTCTATGCTTGTGCAGCTTGACGAATGTGATTCAAGAGGCTGTCTGCTTGAAGAGGCATATGCAATTGCAGTAGATATGCCAATTGTAAAGTATGAAGACATTGTAGCAATCATAAATCATTTAGTTTAAACAGAGATCAAAATAAAGGAGGAAATTGATGATTCTAGTACTGGTTGGCAAAAGTGGGAGTGGCAAATCCACTCTCGCAGATTACTTTGACAAAGAAGATATTTTAAAAAAAGTCATTACAGTCACAACAAGACCAAAAAGAAAAGATGAGAAAAGTGGAGTTGACTATCATTTCTATACCGAAAGGGAATTCATTATGGGTATGGCTAACGATATCTTTATTGAAACCGAATCTTATAATGACTGGCATTATGGAGCTTTAAAATCGTCTATTCACAAAGATGAAAATCAAGTTTTAATTCTAACGCCTAGCGGGCTGAAACGATTTAAGGAATGGACAAACAAGAACGGTATCGTTGTCAAGAGCGTCTATCTTGATGTGGATGACGATACTAGAATGGCTAGGTGTATGGCAGTCAGAGATGACAAAGAAGAAGTAAAGGCTCGTTTTAAAAGAGATACTGAAAATCATAGAGACGCAAGATTTATGTGCGACCTTACTATTATTAATGACAACTTTGAATATTCAACTGAAGAAATTGCAAAGAGGATTGGAGCAGCTTTCGCCATTTATTAAAAACATACTATGCAAGCTCGTGTATCCGTGATAAGATAAATGTGGTTATACACGAGCCTTTTTTACTTATAAAGAAAGGAGTAATATGGGTAAAAGTTTAAAAGGCAAGGATCTTGGGAAAGGTATTACACAAAGAAAAGATGGATCGTATCAGGCTACGTACGTTGATAGGTTCGGCAAAAGAAGATATATCTACGATAGCAGTCTGAGAAGTATTAAAAAGAAATTAATTGAGGAAAGATCAAAGGATAATTTAAAATTAAACGACACTAAATGCAACGTTAAGATCGATCAGTTATATGAGGAGTGGATTTCGCTCAAGAAAAATGATCTTAGAGGAGCAACGATTACCTTCTATAATGCAGTATACAAGAATCATATACATAAAAAGATCGGTAATGTCAGAGTGAACAAAGTTAAGGTCAGTGATATAGTCGCCCTTTATGATGGAATCAGAGATTATTCTGCTGGATTATGTGGAGCTACAAGAACGATCGTCAGCAGCATGTATGATTATGCAGTACAAGTTGGTTATGTCGACAGAAATATGTTTGCATCTATACCATTAAAGTCTCATCAAATTCCAAAAAAGACTGAATGTCTGAATGAGGAACAGGTAAAAATATTTTTAGATTATGCTGGAATTTATCAGGTAAAGTATTTGAATCTGTTTAAGCTGGTGCTTGCAACTGGAATGAGAAGTGGCGAATGTTTTGGGTTGTGTCTAGAAGACATTCATGAAGATCATCTAGATGTTAACTCTCAAATGATTTACGAATCTGGCAAGGGGCATAAGTTAAGCAACCTGAAAACACAAACTTCAAAAAGGAAAATTCCACTTAACAACATGGCGAAAGAGGCTATTGTCAATGAGTTAAAATTTAGAACAGAAACAGATTCTAATTTGCTATTTATCAACGCTAGAGGGAACTGTGTAACTTCATCGTCTGCAAATTCTGCTCTTCGCAGGCTTTATGAAGAAATCGTTAAAAAATATCCTGACTTTCCAAAGCTTCATATGCATATGCTGAGACATACGTTCGCTACTCTTTTGTTTAAAAAGGGAGTCAATCCTAAAGTAATTCAGAGTTATCTTGGTCATAAGAGCGTAATGGTAACTTTAGATGTTTATGTTACGCAGGATTTTGACAAGGAATCTATTAACTCTCTAAATAATGTTTATAAATGATGTAAAATGATGTAAGACAGAAATTCTCGAAATTGAAACTAAAAAATATATTGAAAAAATCAACTAAATTTTGAATCGTATTTTACTTTAGTCATTAAATCAATAAAATACAAAAAAGTAAAAAAATGTTGGTTTCATCAATGTTTTTTCGGTTATTTCAAATAATTTATAAGTTCAAATTTCTGTTATTGAGAAATATGCTGTATTTATCAATGCAATTTTAATCGCAAAATTTATGCGTATGATGTATGAAATGATGTAAAAAATCAACTAATAAAGGCTCGTTCTAACCTACATCATTTAAACGGAAAAACATTGATTACATCAACATAATTTAAATTTTCTTTTTAACATATTAATACACTATTTGCACCACAAGTAATGCATTAATATGTTAAAAAATCTGCGTGAGCTTTATTGCTTGCGCTTTTTTTTGTTCTTTCTAACAATTGAAATTACCATCTCGATTTAATATAATTATCTTATATTGTTTAGGAAGGTAATTAACATGGCAACAACAGCAGATCTAAGTAAAGCCAGAGAAAATAAGAACGATGAATTCTATACTCAATATGAAGACATAGATATGTAGAAGGTCTGCATGGGACGCAGGGCATGACAGATGAGATGAAGGAACATTTCAAAGGTCTGGACATCGAGACAAAATAAAAAGTATCATCAGTGGTGACACTTTTCGGACAAAGAAAAATAGAAGCATAGGAGAATTATTATGTATTCACTGGAACAACTTTTCAAAGACAGCAGCCATAACAGCTCTCTTTTCAGCAATGAGGCTGTACAGGCAATTGAAAGCAAGATTTACACAAAAACCGTTAAAGGCGCAGATGTACCTTATATCCAATGCTTGGTGCGGCAGAAGGAAATCAAGCTGACGCCAGAGGAGGCTGTTCGGCAGCTCTATATTTACACACTCGTTCATGATTACGGCTATTCCACCGACCAGATGGAACTGGAGCGTCATATCCATTTCGGACGAGAGATAAAACGCGCCGATATAGTGATTTTTGAAAAGTCACATCCTAATGTGGAATACATCATTATAGAAGTAAAAAAACCGAAGCTCTCTGATGGAAAGGAACAGCTTAAGTCCTACTGTAATGCCACAGGCGCGACAATGGGCGTATGGACAAACGGTCAGCAGATTTCTTTCTACCATAGGAAAGATCCCAATTATTTTGAGGATATTCCGAACATCCCTACTGCCACGCAGAAGCTGAAGGATATCCTGACCGAACGCTGGACGATTGATGACCTTGTGAAAAAGGACAAGCTCGTTAGCGAAAAGAAGTCCCTTAAGGGGCTGATTGAGGAAATGGAGGATGAAGTCCTTGCGAATGCCGGAGTGGATGTTTTCGAGGAAGTATTCAAGCTCATCTATACCAAGCTATATGACGAAATGGAGAGCGGCAGAGATCACAGCCGGATGCTCGAATTCCGTAATTATGGCGATACGGACGAAGACTTGAAAGCAAATATCCAATCGCTGTTTGAAAAGGCGAAAGATAAGTGGCCGGGCGTATTTGCGTCCGATGCCGTTATTGCGCTCACGCCGTCCCACCTTTCGGTGTGTGTATCATCTCTGCAGGACGTGAAACTGTTCAACTCCAATTTGGATGTAGTGGACGATGCCTTCGAATATTTGATGAGCAAGTCGCAAAAAGGCGAAAAGGGACAGTTCTTTACGCCGCGCTATGTGATTGATATGTGCGTCCGTATGCTCAATCCAAAAAAGACAGAGAAAATGATAGACACTGCTTCGGGTTCATGCGGCTTTCCTGTCCATACAATCTTCTATGTATGGAAAAGCATTCTGAAAGAGAAAGGTATCGAGCAGAGTCATCTGTTCACCACAGAAAAGAAGCCTGCCGAATGTGAGGATTACGTCCGCAAAAATGTGTTTGCCATTGACTTTGACGAAAAGGCTGTTCGTGTGGCAAGAACACTGAATCTAATTGCCGGAGACGGCAGGACGAACGTCATGCATCTGAATACGCTTGATTATGAGCGTTGGGATGATACCACAAAGGATGAGGCGTGGCAGGATATCTACTTTGAGGGCTGGCGCGGCTTGCGTGCGCTTCGCGCGAATAGGGACGAGAACCGGGATTTTAATTTCGATATCGTTATGGCGAATCCGCCCTTTGCCGGGGACATCAAAGAGAGCCGTATCATCGCAAAATATGAGCTGGGTAAAAATGCCAAAGGTAAATATCGGAGTAAGGTCGGAAGGGACATTCTCTTTATCGAAAGAAACCTCTCTTTCCTGAAGCCTGGCGGTCGAATGGCGATTGTACTGCCGCAGGGACGGTTTAATAATGCGAGCGACAAGTACATCCGTGACTTTATCTTGGAACGCTGCCGTATTCTTGCTGTGGTCGGATTGCACGGAAATGTATTCAAGCCGCATACTGGGACTAAGACATCGGTGCTGTTCATCCAGAAGTGGGATGATGCCCTCTGCCCGAAGAAGGACGATTATCCTATATTCTTTGCCACTATGCGGAAGCCGAGCAAGGATAGTTCCGGCGATAAGATTGTGCGTACCGACAGAGAGGGGCATATCATCCTCGACGAACATGGTCATATGATAGTCGATCATGATTTGTATAATCATGACGGTCTGACAGAGGACGGTATTGCCGAGGCATTTGCTGAATTTGCAAAAAAGGAAGGTTTAAGTTTTTTTTGATAAGCCCATCCATTGAACCTTTCGATGAAGCCAAATACAAGGCTTTGATGGATGGGCTGGAGTGCAGCGAAATATATCTTTCTGCTCTTGAGAGAACTGCTCGCATAGATGCAGAATTCTATAAAAAAGGAAATCTGGAAGTGTCCGATTTCCTAAAAGAAAAAACATTGCAGTCTTTTACGGCATCATTTTCTGTCTCTGACGGAAATCATATGTCGATTAGCGATGCTTTCCGCAATAAAGGTATCCCATATTACCGAGGTCAGGATATATACAATATATTTATCGAAGCGGCGTCGCCAGTTTGTATAGACACGAATACGTTTAATCATCCGCACATGAAAAGGTCACATCTTAAACGTGGAGATGTGCTTATGTCTATTGTGGGTGCGATAGTCGGCAATAGTGCAATTGTCACATCGGACTCCGAAGCAACTTGCAGTTGTAAGTTGGCAATCATGAGAAGCAAACAAACAGATATTCTCCCGGAAGTACTCCTTACCTTCATAAAGACGAAGTATGGTCAGAATCAAATTCAGAAATTCAAACGCGGGGCAGCTCAGACCGGACTTTTGCTGGAGGATTTTGATCAATTACTTATTCCGATTTTTTCATCCTGCTTACAGGAGCAAATCAAGGAAGTAATACAGTCTGCTCATGATAAGGTGGTAAAGGAATCTGAAGTACATGAAGAGGCAAAAACATTTCTTTTGTCTGCTTTAGGATTTGATTCAGCAATGGTGTCAAAAAACGGCATTTCTGAAAAGTTACTTTCAGAATCCTTCGGCACCTCAGGCAGACTGGATGCGGAATATTACCAACCGAAGTATGAGGACATAGAAAAAAGATTAAATACCACAGAATCGGTCGGAACATTATGCGACATTCATGATGCCAATTACGTGCCTGATGAGAAAAAGGATTATCAATATATAGAGTTGGCAAATGTAGGTATGTTTGGTAATGTCTATGGCGTTGAAAAAATCCATGGCAAAGACTTACCTACAAGAGCAAGGAGAAAAGTCAATAAAGGTCAAGTGATTATATCGTCTATCGAAGGCTCGCTGCAAAGCTGCGCACTGATAACGGATGATTACCACAACGCGCTTTGCTCAACTGGTTTTTATGTTATTGATTCGGATCACATCAACTCCGAGACTTTGTTGGTGCTATTTAAGTCTGAACCGATTCAAGCACTTATGAAACAGCGTTGCTCCGGAACAATTTTGACAGCTATATCGAAAGACTTTTTACTATCCATGCCTTTGCCACTTATTGACGATATGTCACAAAAAGACATAGCCGAAAAGGTACAGAAATCCTTTGCTCTTCGCAGACAGGCGGAGAAACTTATCGCAACGGCAGTACGGGCAGTCGAGATAGCCATAGAGGAAGATGAAGCAGCTGCTATATCGTACATAGACACCTGTGTTGATTAGGAGTGTTGGTATGGAAAAAGAAACTCAGAATCCATTTAGATTGTTGATGAACAAGGAGATATACGCCATTCTGGATGGAGATACAAAATTTGAAGAATATGAATTTAGTGATAACCACACAAAGATTCAGATTTCCATGCCATATTTGAGCGGCCCGAATTTATGTGAATTATCTACGCTATTCGGATTGCCAATGACTTATAGCTGGGGAGGTGTAAATCTCAGCCGTTGGCAATACCTTGACAACCTTTTTGAACACTGTATAAAGGTCAACCGATGCTCTGATTTTTTAGCATATCTATTTGGGAAACAGCAATTCTCCAGTGTGCTAACAGGTCATGAGGCAAGCGTAATAGAAACCGCATATAATTATTTTGTTCAGACCATCATTGAAAAAATCAACGGCACATTGTATTTTGGCGGACATGAACTTGTTTCTACAGGCGATCATTTTGTTGTCAGAAAGATAGGTGCAAAAGTCGAAGTCCAAGCACCGAAAATCAGAAATATTGATCGTGAATATATTAGAAGTATTTCTACGCGAGCCTTGAACGATGTAGACCAGCACAACTATGACAGTGCCATAACAAAATCGCGTACACTGCTTGAAGAAGTATTCTGCTATGTCATAGAGAAAAAGGGAGAAACTCCTTCGACTTCCGGTAGAATTAGCAATTTGTATAAACAGGTCAAAAATCTATACAATATGCATGGAGATGCTAACACGGACAGGCGTATTAACACTCTGCTCTCAGGTTTGGAGAAAATTGTATCTGCAATTTCTGAGATGAGGAATAAAGACAGTGACGCCCACGGTGTAGGCGCAACCAGAATAGCCATAGATGAACACCACGCAAGGCTATTTGTAAACGCAGCTATGGCAATGGCGGACTTTATTCTTTCGGTGGAGATCAAGTTGCGTTCGTAGATTTATAAAGACCACACAGGAGCAATTTGATATGATCACTCTAAGTAGACAGTTTAAATAAGTAAACTGTTGAAAGGAGTGATTTTTGTATGGAAAGAAAATCCAAATTTACACCTGAGCAGAAGATCCAGGCAGTAAGAGACTATCTTGACGGTAAGAAAGGTGAAACCAACCTGTCAAATTGCACGATGCTCTGTAAAACACATAATAGAGCAAAAGGTAATAGATAATTTTCCACAAAAAAAAGGAGAAACTAATTTTCTCCTAGATCCAATAAATCATAGTCTTCAGCAATACCTAGCACATCTTGTGCGGGTATTGCTTTTTTTATTTTGACCACACATTCAATAAGTTTATCTCTGTCTACAGCCTCTGAATTATACGGGACATCTAGATTCCATAATACTTTAGACATATAGATTCCAAATGCGTTAGAATCCAATTCGAGGTATTGATCGTCGTATCCTTCTACACCGTTAGCTTTGTAATTACTCAATTCCTGTGCCCAAAAATCTATATGCTCTTCATCAAAATCAATTGAACTGCTATTTCCTTGAGACTTATACATCCCACATTTAATAGCTTGAAAATGGTGAAATAGCTCATGAAAAAGAGTGAAATATAATTGACGCATATCCGTAAAAGATTTCAGATCAATAAATAATCTTCCACCTCTGTCAGTAATATAATATCTAGCTGTCTTTCCTCTATCTTCTCTAAGCATAGATGTTCTAAGTTTTGGCTTAGAAATGTCAAGGACGTCGCAAGTATATTCGATTGCTTCATTTAAATAATATTTATCCATATATACATTATAACAGAAAATCAAAAAAAGGGGAATATGACATTAAGCCATACTCCCCTCTACACTCATTGATGATAAGATATCACATATACATCTCTGAGTCAATCAATAACAATCATCTTTTTTCATCTCGAAGATATATTCTTCAGTAAACTTCAACGTATAAGTCGTTGGAGTTTGATCAATTATTTTCAAAGGTAATCCATATAAAGATTTTGGAAAATGTTGTGTCCCATCTCGTGTCCAAAGAGGAACTGCGTCTTCTCTGACACGTTTATATATATCTGGCAGCATAATTTCACTCCTTTGAATATAGCCTACGCTATATTATGAATGCTTTTGATATATTAGTATTTTTCGATTGAATAGATAATATATCTATCCTTTTTTGATTTGTCGGTAATACTAAAATAAATAGTATCGCCTTTAACCTGAATACCTTCAGTTTCACTATGCTTAGTAAAATTCTTACCAATTGAAACCAAGGTCGTTGATGGAGTTTTCCACCCATCACCATATTTAAATTTCAGAATTGATGTTCTTCTGCCAATGGCTCCGCCGATAAGATAAACATTCTTGATATTATCGATAGCCAAACCTTGACATGATCCATATGCAACTCTTTGGACAATACCGTTGTCTTGACTCTTTAGATTAGCGTTTTTGATCTCGTCTAAATCACAAGCAACATATTTAGATGAAGCATCGATTTTCTTATCCCATGCTTCATTGATTTTGTCAAAATCGTATAATGTAAACATGCGCTTGTTCTTCTTCGTGCATACCCAAATAAAAAGATATTTCTTATTTGGTGATAGACCGCCATCTAAACGTTTGATTTCTCCAAGGGATTTTGCAGATTTTCTTGCTCTATTACATGAAGACAATCTTTCAATCTCCGTATAGTTAATAGTGCCGTCTGGAACATATTCCACACGCCCAATCTGAACTCCCCATTTATACTTGTCGATATCTGTTGCTTTACAAACGACAAGCCAATAATCTTTTTCATTCCATTGATACCAATCTAATGTCTGTCCATGTCCAAAATTCTTGAGAACCATATGGTCTACATAGGTTGCGGTACGTCCTTCGATCAGACATCTTGACAACCATGCGTCTTTGTCTTTTCTCTGAAGTGCATAAACATACTTTGTTCCAACATATGTTTTCTGAACCGCATATGTTAAGGGCAGTCCTTTGATATAATATACTAAACTCGCTTTAATCATGCTTTAACTAATTTACCTTTCTTTGCTAAATCAATCAGCTTTTTGTTCTGTGCTGCCGTACCTGTGTAGTTAGAGATCCCATTCTTCTTAGCTACTGGCAGCCTCTTCTTGTATGTGCCTCTGTATTTGGCAGGTACTCCAATTGCTTTGAAAATAGTATCAATTCTTACAGATTTTCCACTATATTTTGAATAATAACTTACTGTAGTCTTAGTAGTAGTTGAAGCCGTAGCAGTCTTGACGCCATCCGTAAACCATGACAATGGTTTTGCACCAGAAACTCTATTTAAGTCAACTGAAGAGCCGCTGACTCCACTACAGGTTCCTTTGCTTGTATACTGATGAAGATCAACTCCGGTATGACATGGATACGTAGCACTGTATGAACCATTGTTTGCACCATATCTAGCTTCCCACCATGCACAGTTGCTAGGGCGAGAAGTGATAACAGCTTTATATTTGTCATACTGTGAATACATCGTATAAAGCAGAGCCTTAGGAGACTGATTACAGATATAATCTAATGCATTTTTAACATTTGTCGCAGAATTACCTGCTTCTACATCAAGAGCATACCCACGAAAATATGACCCGACCTTAGATTTGCACACAGAAACCATATATTTAGCCTGGAGAAGTTCGTCTCCCTTGTTTAGATAGACATATAGATAGTAAGGAATTTTATTAGCTTCACAGCCTTTGATGAATGAATCGAGAGTAGGGTCAATATAGCTGATTCCCTGAGTTGCTTTAGAAATCAAAAATGAACAGTTCGCTTTTACTTTAGCCCAATCAGATACTGGATGGTAGTGTGAGATATCTGGGATTTTTGACATAATGATTCCTCCTTAATTCATGTTTTTAACATAATGGTTTCTTTTTTAATCCATTGAATGACACTTCTGTTCCAAACGCTGAATGCGTTCTTCATGTGTGTCTAGCGTTTTAAAAACGGTCTTGATCTGTTCGTCATGTCTTGACTGTGTGTGATTCAAACCGTCAAATTTATCTGACATTCTGTCAACAGAGCGAAGAATTTCATTGATACGATTACATGTTTCATCGACCTTCGTATACATTTTTGTACGTTCTGTTGTTTCTTTTTCAATGTCTTTTCTTCTTGTGGTTACAAAAGTAACAATTGTCAAAGCAAAGCCGACAATCATTACAATAGTCTCAACTGTTATTGCATTACTCATCTTCGACATCTCCTTCTGAGATGTCGTCTTCTTCATCACGCAGCTCTGCTAGATATTCGTCGGCTTTAATAGCATTCTGCGTAAAAGAATTGTTCTTCCACCATGCCCATAAAGAAGCGCCAACAGTTACTGCGAGCGTAATGATTTCGCTAACCTGTTCATCAGTTACAGGAATAACTGAATGTCCAGTAGTAACTAAAATCTGATTGACTAATGCCAATGCTAAAATAATAGTGCGAATAATAGTATCTGTTTTAATTTTCATGTCCAAAACTCCTTTAAAAATTAAAGTTAAAAGAGAGAAGGGGCACTTCTCTCTGCGATGTTAATTTCTTCTAACATAATTTGTATTTGTATTAAACAGTGTCGTAATATCCTGTTCGACCCACGACCCGCCAACCTTCTGATATGCCTTGCTCACAGCTACCCATGATCCATTGACCTTCAAATACAATGCTGCAGATGAACCTGAGCCGATGATGATCACATGGTCTGCTGATACTGTAGTCAGTGTATAAGTATAGTAATCGTTCCCAGTGGTTGGAACAGTATATGTGATGCTCAGCGTAGCACCGTTGACAAGCCCACCATAATATCCAACCTCGTGTCTCATTACAAGAGTATCTATATTGGACACAGTCGGCAGCGTTGTAGCAGTCAGATTAACAGTAGTGTTTGACGTACTTGTGAAGCTTTCAGTGCTGCTGATAGAGCTGCTGTTCAAATATAAAGTGACTCTTGACACCTCAGATGACTGTGACGTACTTTCACAATGCCCTGTAGCTGCACAAGTAACCGCTGTGATCGTTGCATTGCTTGGAAACAGATCAGATGTGAGTCCAAAGCTGTAATCGATATGCCCAACCGTGCCACTACCACTCGAATACGTATTAGATGAACTGCTATAGGGCGACTCTGCAGAATATCCAATACAGTAGCCACAGTAGTTTGTGCTGTTCAAGCTTGCATATGTGTAACTTGCTGGAGTATACGTTTCCGTTCCTCCGGCAGATGGTTCATGAGAAACAAGGCTGTTTGTTACATCAGTCCCGTTGTCCGTTACCGTAACGTCTGCGCTTTCTGGATAGAGAGTAAGAGTATAATTATTTCCACTTACTACCGTTCCTGAAGCTGCAGGATCTGTTGTGATACCCGCATTATTTGTCAGTGTGATTTCATATGCAATCTCTTGATAAGAGTATACGATCGTCACAGTCGCGCCATGGAAATAGATATAGCGGGAGGATGAACCGCCGCTCCCTGACGATCCTGTAGCGCCTATTCTCAAACGCAGGTCATTAAGTTCACTTCTAGTCCATGTTCCCGTGGTCAAGCTAAACGTGTTTGTGCTTGACGTCGAAGCGAACGTGCTGGATGATCCTTTCGCAGTCGTTCCAGAATATAATTGTGCATTTGTAGAAGTGACTCTCGATGTCGATGATACTCTTGCTCTTACTGAACACGAGATGCTGTCTATCGTTGCTCCTGATGGAATATCAGACGTGTCAAACATGTAGTAAAGATATCCCGTTGCCCCTGAAGATAGAGTAAATCTTGCATACGTTGTAGAATCAGAGCCTGTATAACCGTTTGAAACAGGATATGTGGTTGTCGTTGTGAGCGACGTCAAACCAGTATAGTTAGAAGGTGCGAGGCTGACAGAATCCGACACATTAGTTGTTGTGCTCATACTCTACCTCCTAACTTGTCTGCAGGTAAATATCACCGTCAGATCCTAGGGATGCAGAAGGCGCTGAACTGCCTGTGTAGTACGACTGAACGACAAGTGTTCCTGTCAGCTTGCTTCCGTTGACATACGCTGTCTCGCCACTCAGAATATCGCTTGCACTAGCTGTACCATCTGATGTGAACGTGCCTGCAACACTAAGGATTCTGTCTGAGTCGTTGCTGTCGCCGACCTCTACAGTTGTTCCTGCCTTGACGTTCGCGGCAGTAATGTTTGATGTCGTTACCGCCTTGATTGTCTGCACTCCCGTCAGATACTGATCTGAAGCAATCGTCTGGTCTGAAGATGACGTGTTGTATGTTGCAGCAGCTTTTGTTGTCAGCTGACTTGTATTGCTTCCGCTTACTGTAATCGTCCCCGCTGTGCCTGCTGAAATATAACCAGCAGATATTGTTGGAGTAACGCTTTGCGTTGCTGAAGTGGTTGCCGTTATCAGACCTGCAGAGGAAACAGAGATTGTTGGATTTGCTGTTATGGTCGTAGCCGGTGTAGTTGCAGTACCGATAGAAGTCGTTTTAGTGGCTGCTGAAGCATAATATCCAGCGGGAGCAGTAACAGTAGCTCCAGAAGCGGTTAAGTCACTAGAGCTTCTCTGCACGACTCCTGAGCCGACATATGATGACGAGATAGCTCCCACTGAAATATCAACAGAAGACAGCCCGTCATAGCCAGAATCTGCGGATACGGTAGCCGACTGAGCCGTTTCTGTTGGAGTATAGGAGACCGACTTTGTCTGCAATGACGGCGTTGATGAACCGTCGCCTGAGTACGTGCCCGTAACTTGCGATCCGTCTGCAAGGTGTCCTACTCTACCGCTGACAATATGTGCTGCGCTAGTAACCGTATCTTCCGAAAGGTCTATGAGTGTGGCGCCATCAATGACTACTTTGTTATAAACAGTTTCAGGCATTTTTATACCACCTCATCCCATCCGTATACGGTAGGTGCCCAAACATTATTGTCAATCGTCGAGACATAAGTCTTTCCATTATAAAGAACTTTGTCTCCAGTCATGTACGGATTTGTACTATCAGGCTGCGACCACTCTCCAATTTCTGTGCCACCTTGTCCCGCAAGAATTTCTGCAAATAAAGAAGGGGAGTTAGATGGAGTCCAAGTTTCCTGCGCTTCATGAGTCTGAAGAACTTTAAATAGAGTGCTGTTATACAACACTCTATCTCCTGCATTATATGTTTTTGTCATGTCCCATTCGTTAAAAAGAATAGGCGAATTTAACGCCTGTTCGTCATCTAAATTAGAAACAAGAGCGTTTACAGCTTCGCTGTATAATAATTCTTTCTGATCAGGATCGATTTCATCTGTTTCTATATATGTTTTTCTTACAATATCGTATGCATCGCTATATAAATTACCATCAGCGCTTTGAACAAGATAGCCTAAATTAGAATATGTATGATAAAAGGTTTTGTTGTTTATTGTTATTGTTTCTGTCTTTATCATTCGTAGTCACTTCCTTCGATGGCTGTAAAAGTCACACCCGCCTCATATGCCAAAGCCCAATTAGTCGCCGTCTGATATGATGATATTAACTCGCTAGGTACATAAATCGTTGATTCAGTCGGATTGTTATAAATGCCACTTAACGCAGCTACGCCATAATCTGCAAGCGTGCATACACTTGAGCTTCGCAATATGATGTTTCGTAATGCGGTACATTCGTTAAAAGATGTTTGTATTTTAGTACAATATGCCAAATCGATAGTTACTAAAGATGAGCAACCCTTAAAACAATAGTTAGGCAAGACATCTGCGAAATTTGGTGCATCAAAATCCGTTAAAGCGCTGCAATTTTGAAATGGATACTGAGTTATTCCATATATGCTCGTCCTCATAGACGTCATGTTTGGCGCGTAGAATCGTGTCATTGATGTGCAACCCGAAAACAAATAGTTGCCAAACCACTCATCTGTGCCATTATACGTGACTGATGTTATTGCCGGTCTAAAAGCTAATCCATACGCAACAGTATCTATTGCGCTTATAGTGACATCGCCACTCGGTTCGGTGCCGTTTGCTAACCCGCTTGATGTCCAAAGAACATCTCCACCTCTCATGACTTCACCAGTCTGATAATTTATTTGAATCAGCTTTGTTGATGGCGCTACTTTTCCGTAAGAAAAACCACCCTGGCTGGCATACGAAGGTCTATATACGACTATCTCCAAACCAACATCAGAACCAACATAAAGAGTGGAAGTGTGTTGATAGTAGCCTGCCCAATCAAAATATATCCCATTCTTACTTCCTAATTCAAGGTACTCCAGATTTGGAAGACCGTTGAATGCATAATGACCAAATTTAAAATAATTATTCCCGTTAGTCATAGCCGTCGGCTTGATTATTAGACGTTTTAAATTTGGGAAAGAACTTTCCCAAGCATCAATAGCCTGACCAGAATTCATATCCGCATTAGTGCCAAGAGTCCCCGTAACAACTATTGTTTCTATTGAGGAATTGGCGGAGCTGTTTGCCACTTCATTCAATGTTTGTCCTGAAGCATTATAGATTAATGTATTGTTCAAAAGAATAGTTCTGCTGGAATTATAATTAACGTCTACTACAACTTCAGAGTAGCCATCTAAATCCTCATCGCTTGGATCATACGTGCCACTTTCTGTGACTGTTTTTTGTCCCAATACCACGGCGTTGTTCGTAGTTACATTTGCCGTAGTGCCAGTTGCATTTGAACTATCGCTAACGACAACAGAATTGCCTCTGGTAAAAACTAGAGTATTACCATTTGCATCCTGAGCTTTAATGCCAGTGGCATTATTATAAGTTTTCCCAAAAATTCTAAGTGTGTCACTCATATAACCTTATCACCTCATCTTTATTTCCATAGCTCGCCAGATAACCCATAGTACGGATGTTCATTTCCGCTGGAATGATATCTGATTCTAGCATAATATGCGCCCTCTGGAGATTCTCTTGTTGTCATTATCCCATAAGAATAATTGTCCTGGAGATTTGTTCTGCTCAAATAATTTTTCTCTGAATCATAATAAAAGAGAACCTGATTCCATTCTTTTGTGTCATCCTTTAAATTTCTGTTAATGTTTACGTAATAGGTAGTAGAAGGAGTGATCTCCATAAAATCAGTGAACGGATAGGTGCTCGATATGACGTAGCCACCTACTTCTGTCTTACCTGAAAGAGTCAATGTAGATACATTAATTAAATTATCGCTTGCTTGAGCCGTTGCTGTAATATTAATATTTCCAGTAATAGAATTGATTGTAATTGTCCCATTTAAGTAACATGTGTCACTAATGTCTTCTTCGTCCATAATTGTTTCAATGGTACTAAAAGAACATCCGTCATCTGCAACAATATTTGTGATGTAGCTTTCTCCGTCGTAGGCGTAAAACGTCATGCAGCTCGAAGAACAGTTTGTTAACGTTCTTTTGATCTCATATAAATTTTCATATATGCTTCCTTCGATTGCTTCCCACGTTATCGTGCCGTAGCCATCTACGGTAGTCCAGTTGGTCGCAGCTTTATATGTATCTATCAATGTAGAGGGAACATATATAGTCCCTCCAGTGCCACCGCTCGCAAATGGTGTGCCTGTGAAAGCACTAATGTTAGATAACGAAGTCACGGCTCCTGTTCGTCTCAAAATCAAGGTGTTCAAGGTTGAACAATTATAAAATGCATTAGCAGCAATTGATGTACATGCACCCAAATCGACGTGAGACAATGATGTGCATCCATTAAAAGCATGATCTCCAACCGTCTTTGTGCTTCCAAGAAATGGTAGAAATATTCTGACTAGAGATGTACAACCACGCAGAGTGTATATTCCCGCACTAGCTTTCGGTATGTATATATCTGTCAGACTTGTTCCGTTTTGAAAAAAATAACCGCCAGACAATGTGTTTAGCAGGTCTGCTTTAACCCATTTTAGACTCGAACATCCACTCAACTGATATCCGTTGGACAAGAACGTGGTTACACAGCTTATATCCGCCGACTCAAGATAGTGACATGCTCTGAATATATGTGCTCTCAGCGAAGTTGTGCTCTGAATATCTTCTGGTGTAATCGACGTGACTGTTCTCTGTATTACCGACTTTATAAAATCATTAAAGCCGTCAACATCGACATTGACCACATCGTAGGCAGTGCCAATTTCAGCTTCATATGTACCATTTTCTTCTGGAACGAGTACTTCTGTATGAACATGTGACCCCTGTCCGCTAGCCAACACAATATATCCATCGGCATCTTGATAGATCGATTCGTCATTAGCAATCACGTTTGAGACTACAATATTATCTTCCATGTATTTTGATGCGGTATTCAAAGTTTTCGTTCCGTTACTAAGTGCAACAAGAGTCTCATTTTTATAAGATATTATACTACTCACGTTATCACCTCTGCCGTTGCCGTAATCGTAATCGCATCAGTAATCGATTCGATTGACGCACTATATACACCGTCAGTTTCAATGATATGACAAAGGTCTGTGATGTCAGTTCCGCCCATTGTTATTTCAATGGAATCAGCGTCTATGACATATCCATCATCAGGAGTGAGATAAGTTTCCATTGAAGACCCATAATGAGCTAATGTATTTGAAACACTACAGTTTGTCAGATTGAGTGTTACTGTTTGAAGAACGCCTCGTCCATCCACATAATAATGCTCATATTCAGATCCTTCTATCTTTGCCCATGTTATAGTTCCGTAACCATCGATCGTGCTCCAGTTCGTTGCAGATTTATAATCTAAAGATGAGCCAGTCCCAAGTTCGTTGTATAAAACTTCGGGGATGTAAATTGTACCGCCAGCACCGCCTTCGGAAAAACTGCTATTTGTAAATACCGTTAGTGGGGTGAGCGACGTTAAGGTTGTTCCCCTAAGAACGATGGTGTTTAACGCAGTGCAGTTTAAGAAAAGGTTATATCTAAAAAACTGTGTGCGTACCCCAAAATCGACTTTCTCTAAAGATGTGCATCCCGAAAAAACAGATGCATAACATGCATATACTGCTGGGAAAGCGACTCTTTTTAACGCCGTATCATCAATGAAAAACGCAGGTTGAAGATTTGTCATCCTGGGAGCATAAAAATCTGTAAGAGAGGTACATCCGCCACAGATGTAGCCATTCCCATTAAAATTTCTATGATCATAAACAGCGACACTCTCCAAGCTAGTACATCCTCTGAACATATTACTTCCATCACTAGAAGACACATCAGTTCCATATATATTAGCAAATATCTTCTCGCCGTACATTTCTACAGACTTTAATGCTTTGAAATATCTAAACGCAGCTGAACCCAAATACACAGTACTCTCTGGAATAACCAAATCAATTGCTGCCCCGTTGCAGTTATAAAAAGCATCTGTACCAATTGCTGTAACTTCAGATAAATCGATGCTTGCTAGATTTCTTTCGTTGTAAAACGAAGCGTATCCAATATTTGTTATACCACTCATATCTTTTGTTGTAGCTTCTGTAAGAGTTCCTTGAAGAAACGCCAGAGCCTTGTCTACGTTTACAGTTACAGAGTTGTATGCCTTGCCCGATTCTGCGGTATATGTTCCATTCGTGGCAACGTTTAACAATTCAAGATCGGGATAATTTCCATTGTCATCATCTAAAACGACAAAATTAGTTTCATCCTGATAGGTCTCGCCATCTTTAGTACCACTAACATCATTGACCACCACATCATACGGCATATACGTCCCTGCAGTATTCAACGTCTTGGTATTATTTTCTACCGTGGTGATCGTATTGCCGTTATATGTTACTGTTGTTGCCATTTATGTTACACTCCCTGTATAGACAGGAAGAGATGCACTGGTTGTAGAGCCATCTGATCCTGTCAATGTGATTGCGCCATTTGAGATTGAAAGGGTATAGGTAGGAACGGTAGGGATGTTTAGAGTTTGCCAAGTCGGAGCGCCACTTCCGTTTGACTTCAAGAATTGTCCTGAAGTGCCTGCGGTTGTTGGAGCATAAAAATTTAATGAATCGCCTGAACTCGCACCATTCAGTGTGATTGTAGGTGGTGTCCACGACGCCCCTGTGCCAGTGATTACATTACTGGATGAAATGGAGTAGGCAGTGTTAGATAAAGAATAAGACATCCCATTGGAATCGTACGAAGTATCAGCAAAATATAGTTCAGTATTGTCATACCAAATAATAGGATAATACGAAGTCATTCCATCCTCAGAGTAAGACAGAATCGCCGTACCACCTGCTTGAAGATGAGAATAGATTTGAGAAAAAGTTTTATTCGCATAATAGCTATCGTCATAAGTTAAACTGACTATCATAACCTCATCTGGAACATCGTTGGTGGTTATAAACCCACTGTCGTTTGTTAAATCGGATGTTTTAGTAGGAATGGTAATACCAGATACTGCGCTATCAACGTAAGCTTTATTTGCGGCATCGGTATCTGCGGTTGGTGTAGCCAGATAATGAATTTGCGTCTTTAGTGAACCATTATCACACCAAGCCCAAATCAAATTACGTTCTTCATATTCGACAAAAAAGCCATTTGTATCGCCATCGTTATTTACAAGCATATTGCCATTCCACATAGGGATGCGATCATCTACTGCATCTTCAATCTTCTCCCACAGATGAGACAACCCATTATAGTCTAAGTATTTTTTAGAAGCCATTTTGAATAGCCTCCTTTACTATGCTGTGATTGTGTCGATTTCTGCGTTTGTAATAGACACAAGGTCTGAATCTTCAACGTAGCCACTCAGGTCGATTGTAGAACCCAGCTCCTGCCATGTAGAACCATCCCATGCATATTCACCGTTGTTTGCCGTAACATGGTACACATCACCATTCTTGTTTCCTGTTGCAGGAAGAGCTGCAACTGTAGCAACAGTGCCTTTGTAATCCATTACTGTAGTAATCGCTGAGGAAATAGCAGATGATACATCACTTGCAGTCTGATATCCTAGACCTGCAACATAATTCTGTACCTGGGTCTGAGTGTAAGCATCTGTGATGCCATAACCTGAAAGAGTAGTAGCAGAATCGGCTTTACCTGCAATTGCAGTAGAAACATCGCTTGCGGTCTGATATCCGGCGCCATTTGTCAGCTGGTTGTTATTTGTTGGAACGGTGATTTTTGTACTGTTTGTAATCTTACCATCTACAACTGTTACAGAGGCGATAGCCTGATTCGATGTCGAAGCGATACTTGAATCAAGATCTTCAATAGCTGTCTGAATTTTAGTATCGACTGAACCGCCAGTTCCTACAGCCGTTTCCAAGGTTCCAACTCTAGTGTCAAGAGCGCTCAGGTCACTTGCGCTTGCTCTTGATGTGTCTGTTGGGTGAACGTGGTCTCCTCTCGCGAATGCTGTTGATGTGCCGACTGCTGCAGTGCCATCCATCAATGGTGTAGCGGTAGATGCTGCTGCACCATCTGGAACGTCTGCTGAAGTGATGAATCCGCTGTCGTTTGTTAGATCACTTGTGGCTGTTGGTACAGAAATATTTGCGATCTTATTTGTAATAGTAACGGTTGTGCCGTTTTTCTGAATGCCTTCCAAAACGTTTACCTGTGCGCCGGATTCTACATTAGCAAGTTTAGTCTTTTCACTGGAAGTGTAATCGTTAGACGACAAGCCTTTACCTGTCTCTGTGTCGACCTTCCCGTTTAAAGCATTGATGATCTTCTGCCACAAATATGCAACACCGTTATAATCTAAGTATTTTAATGCCATATATAAATCCCCCTTATAATGTAAGTAACTCCATTAACTCCGTATTCTCGATAGGCTGTAACCCAAGGTCTTCAAACGATTTGTTCCCTACAAGCTCAACTGTCTCGATTTGAGGCTTGTTTTTTAGCTTTTCGTAGTCTTTGTTTGAGGCAAGTGATGCAGGGACTGTCAGTGTTCCATTCATTGATCCGCCTGACAGCGTTCCAGAAAGACCATCAGAGGATGAAACCAATGTGCCGCTTAACGTACCATTCAGGGTAACATTTCCGTTCATCCTACTTCACCTCTTTATTTAGAGTGATCGTTGAAGAAATATATGTATCGACTCTGCCGTCCGCATGTGTCAGCTCAATATCGTAGTTGTACGTGCCGTATGCAAGAGCGCTCGTATCTTCTGGCTCCAGTTCCAGAATGAATGTGTCAGTAGGAATCTCCTTGGTAACACATAGCTGATAACCGCTTTGTCCAAGGTATTTCTTTGACATGGCAAAGCGAATATAATCGCCTTCATCAGGTTCATAGACTTCACCGTCAGAAGTATATGGAGTTACAGTCACGATCAAAGAGTCTGAGCGTGTCATCGTGATTTTATTAGTGGTTGAATCGATAGAAATCATTTAGACTCCTCCTTCGTTTCCATAGATTGAAAAGAGACACCCGCACGGTGTCTCTGTGATTTTAGTATTATGTTTCATCTTCTTCGCCTTCTGCGTCATTTGTATCTGTATAGTTGTCGACGTCTTTGGCAAGAATTGCCCCGATATCAACAGCAACCCAGTTTAATACAACAGCCGTTGTGTTCGTTCTGTATGTCCAGAACTTTGCGCTTTTACTACTGACGCTCGTCACGCCCCAACCCTTAACGGTTGTTCCAGGAACTGTTCCAGCACATCCGCAGATTACAATTGGTGTGCCTCCGAACCTTGTTGGGAATGTGAGTGTTTTACTGGTTGGTGTATTTGCCTTCGGTGTAATGCTTATCTGACCGCACTGAATGTATTCGGAAACTTCAGTATCTCCAGACATACTCAAGACACCTGCAAGATCAAGAGCAAGGCACGCAACTTTTACGGTGCCTACCGTGCTTGTATTAATTGCGTAGATTTTAGCAGAAGTTACAGTTGTATCCGAATTGCTATACGTCGAAGCCGAGCAATATACATTCTGTGGTTCATCCGAATCAAGGACGCACGTAATAATATAAGGTTTATTTCTAAACGTGCCACCATAAGTCCATGTTGTAGAGGCTACAGAACTTGTGCTAGTAGTTGTGATATTTAATTCGGTTGCAGCTGCATAAATATAATTACTACTAGTATCACCTGCAAACTTTTTCAACGAGGCAGCAAGACCATCTGTTCTGCTTATGTCTATGCCGATCCAGTTAAATATTGAATTCGTCGTATTTGTTCTGTACGCACTTATTTGATATGTGCTTTTTTCTGTAGTGCTATCATATACGGCAGAGATAGCTGGATTCCTTAATATAGAATATGGAACTGTGGTTCTGCTTGTAGCAAAGAATATAGATCTACCAGATGATGCAGCACCGGTAATAGGGTAATAAGATGTTCCGCCACTTGCAGTAAGCTCTGTTAAACTAAAGTCAATGTCGGTGACTTGTTTTTTGTCCATTGGACTTTCAACGTTTCCAGCGTCAATACCATTTACATATCTTGTGCTTACGTCCACATCTGTGATCGTGCTCCAGTTTCCATCATCATCAACCTCTCTGTTTGTCCATCCGCTATCATATGCATACGCAATAAAGTTTACTGAACGCTTCATACTTGTTGATGACTCGTTTTTGATCGTGCATTTAAACGATGTGGTTGTAATGTCATAAGCTCCAGCAACACAGTTCCAAGGCGCTGATGACCTTGGACATACAACAACGATAGGAATCTGTGTGAATGGACTAGTTCCGTCAGCTGAGAAATCTGCAAAGTTTACAGTGATCGTTTTAGATTTACCGCCTGAAATTTTAGGCGTAGTAATTGTTCCAGCTACCAGATTTTTACCGTAAATACCCATAGAACCAATAAACGCTGTTCTTGGCGTAGATGTTGTATTGCCTGAGTACATTGCTAAGCTTGGCGGCGTTGCATCTGTTGAGTATCCAACAAGTGATGAATTTGAGATATTCCATCCGCCAATAGTTCCGTCTGATGCAGAAATACTTCCAGTAGAATCTACTGAAAAATTATTGCCTAAAGAAATACTACCCGCCGAAATTGCCAGTCCGTTACTACCTAACGTTGCAGCAACAGTAGAGCCGTCAGTCTCATAAAATGTAAGATTTGAAGTTCCAAGAGACATTGCCGTCTTACCAGTTGTGCCATAATAATAACTAAGATTTGAACTAGTGAAATTAGCCAACGTAGTTGTATTCACTCTTAAAGCAATTCCAGAACTAGTAATATATGTATTGTAATTTCCGCTTCCAGTAGAACCGATTCTAAATGAGCTATCGTCAAGATACATCTTTTCTACATTATTTCTATACATCCTAATAGCCGTTGAATTAACTTGCAGATAGTCTGTTGTGTCGCTTAAGTTATGCAGTTTAATCCCATTCGTAGAATCATAGGTTAAATAATTTGTAGCAGTTTTAGCAGCATTAGTCGTGTCTGTTGTTGTAGCAGCACTTGTACCACCAATAGAAAGGGCGGTTACATTCATATTTAAACTGCTTCCGTCATATGTAATGTAACTAGTCGTACCATTGCCAACTCCGAATTTGCCATCTCCACCTAGATAAAAACCCGATCCACTATTATAAGAAGATCTAGTGTTCCCATAAATCGTAGCAGTACTAGCAGTAGAGTAAATAGACGTAGAATTGACACTCCAGCCACCAATAGTAGCAGATTTAGCCGTTAATGCCCCTGCAGAAGTGACATAAAACAAACCTTTACCTAAGCCAATGCCATCTGTTCCTAAATAAATGCCATTATTCGTTGTCTCGCTATAAGAAGTTTTCCCGTTTGTAATCGAGGTATTATTAATAGTAAAACCGCTACTGCCATTGCCAATATAACCACTTGTAGCAGTAACTTGTCCTGTTATATTAGCACCTTTTGCTGTAATTACGCCGCTAGCAATATTAACATATGCCGTACTGCTTTGATAATTTCTAATACCATTAGTACCAAGATAAATACCAGCAGTGGTGCTAGTCAGAGAGTTTGTTCCATTATAGATGCTAGATGCTCCAATGGTAAATCCACCAATCTTTCCCTCAGTAGAAACAATAGCTCCGCTAAAATAACCCATATCGGTATAAATACCCCATTGATTATCTAACGTGCTGCCATTAAATGTCAATCCGCCGACATTGCCGATTCTCACATGTGGAGTAGTCCATGAACTAGCAGAAGTGCCACCGTAAATATCGATATAGCTCCTCTTATTTGAGCCATATGCCGTCATCCTAATGCCAATAGGATATGTTGTTGATTGACTTCCGGCACCAACTTCATAAAGCATGATAGTTGCGCCTTCAGCACTATATGCGGTTCCTGTAGCAAGTCCGTCAACTGTGTCCAATGTGCCATTGATTTGCATCGTGCCACTTGTAGAATTCATTTGCGCAGTCAAATAACCACTACAATTTGTATTCAATACACCATTCAATTCCATTGTGAATTTAACTTTTGAGTACTGAGTCCACGTCACACCGCCCAAGCTGGAGCTGGATATGCTTGATGAATCCGAAACTGTAAACTGACAAACATTGGTTGATGTATTGATAGAACTGAATGTTATTGTTGCACCCGATTCTAGTTGAAGAGTAGGGGAAACGGTAAAATCGTTTGCGAGATTTGCAACGTGCGCAATATCCCACGTGTATGATTTTAATTCATTAGTAACCTCAACATCATATGACGTAATTTTTGATGAGTTGGAAATTGTAGATGAATTTATATTTGTAACGTTGGCAGTTGTAGCCGAAATCGGAACGCCAAAGGTCGCAGCACCGGTTGTTACAGAAAGTCTGTTACCATTCGCACCAACCTGAAACTTCCCATCTGTTCTAAACAGGCTGGGGACATAAACACCTTGTGAGAAACTTGAAGCACTATTTATCCTCAGCCAACTATCCATAGCATACAAGGCGTTCTTGCCATATAAATATAAAGTTGAAGTTGTGCTGCTATTACCAACAGTTAATGTCCCACCAGAAATGGTTGCATTTCCAGTCACTTCTAAAGATGCAAACGTAGTAGTCCCACTTACTGATATATCTCCAAAATAACTTTTGTTAAGACACCTTAACGAACCATTAATTACGGTGTTTCCAAGATAAGCCAATAGTTATCACTCCCTTCTAAAAAAGAGAGTGATATTATTCACTCTCCTCATCGCATGTAAATAAACTTAACATATCCAAATCACTCATTTTAATTCCTGCATCTTTCTCTTCCGAAGCATCAATAACAGATTCAATGTCTATTTCTGTAAACGCGTAATCTTCTTCTTCTAAGAGAATATCCTGCAAACTTGAATTCATTTCAGCCTCGTATTGTTTAAATTCATCAAGATGATCAGGGAGGATTTTTAGCATTTCAACGTCCTCACCATCTTTATTCTTTTCAATAGACTTTTCACATTTACCATTTCCCTCAACGAACCACTCATTGTTGCGTTTTTGAATTAATTCATCTCTAAATGTTTTAAACTCATCGGCAACTTCACTTAAATGTTTCATGTTCTTTCTCAATGTCCATTGAAATTTTAATGGCATTTTGTCTAATTTCTTTATTGTTTCATCTTGTGCATACCAAGCGTCCATATTTAACGCCACAATTCCTTGAAGTGTTTTTGTAATAATCATATGTTTCTCCTTTTATTTCATTTTTGTTTTGATTAAAAATCTATAATGAGGCTTATCACCTAGTCCTGCTTTATATTGCAAATAATCGAGAAGAGGAATGCCAAAAATGCAGATTAACATCCATGCAAAACAAAACATTATATTTACTTGATCATCTAAAAAATGCAATGTAAATGGCAAATTTCGATAGTCCCATACAGAAAAATTACTATTAAACATCAAACCAAATATATATTCTAAGGTGGTGCATAATAAAGTCCCAAATAATACCTGAATTTCAAAATAAGTATCATATTCCAAAACAGTGTCATTTAAAAACATCAAACCTATCCCACAAATAAAGGCGAGAATAGCCATACTATAATGCGTATAGCCTCTCGCCATAATCTCAATAAAACAATATACAATTGAACTAAAAAGTCCAATAAGACTAGTTATTATTAATCTTTTAAATTTATTCTTCATTGCTTTGTTCTTCATCTTCTACATCTAAATTTGGAAGATATTTATCCTTTAATCGCTCCATGATTTCCATACTTGCAGCAATGATTTCATCATACCTATTCTGATAGGCGTCAGGAAGAGCGGTTTCATATGTAATGTCTAATAACTCTTCTTTAGTTTGAATAGTTCTAATATAATTCATTAAAAGATTAACTCTTGTCTGAACTTGAACACTCATCATTTGAAGAGTCACGTAGATAATGTAAATATCGGTTACGGAATATAAAGAACATATTTCTCCATGAGAATGATACGGATAAAGCATCATAGGATCATCAAGCTCTTTACATAAGGCAATAGCCTGAGTGATATTGCTTTGGTCTTCTAGATTATATGTAAACACCTTAGAAGTCCCATCAGACAACACAACGCCAGTTCCCTCAAAAATCTGTGCTTCGCCTAAAGCAGATATTTCTTTAAGAAGATACCCTTTATATTCTTCTACGGACATGCTGTCAATATCAACAGTGTTGTCAATTTTTTCTTCGATCCTATTTAGCTGTTCTACAATACTAACCTTTGTCAATGACACCTGAAGACATTCAGCAAATTTTTGTTCCGATTCACAAAAAACCGCGCCAAGATATTGAATCGAAGAGTAACTATCATAATCCGTAGTGGTTGCAATTAGCTGGTCTCCAAAATACACTTCAATTTTTTGAATGCTACTTAAAATCGTTTTGATGTAATCCAAATCCGTTGATTGAATCTTCAAAACTGGATCTTGAGCAAAAGTCCTTGTTGGAAAATCAATCAGAGACAATTCATATCTATCATTAATAATTGCTTTAATTCTCATTTTCTTACCTCTGTTCTATATTTCATAAAACTCATTAGTTGTCATATAGTCTTCCCCAATTTTTGCCTTACCAGGTTCAATATTTGCTGATTTGATTGGAGTTACTATAAAATCACTTATAGTTATTTGCCCGGTTCCGTTCGAGTAATCCGACCGCATACCAAGTGTAGAACCGCTATATGTTTCTAAAAAAGTAGACGTTAAAGTAAAAGATGTTTTGTAAACGTATGTGCCTGAACTTTGAGATAGCACTTCTGTTCGCGGCGACCTTTGCGTATTTAGAGCTGCTGCAATAGGATTAGTACCAGCCCATTGCCATGCTTCTGCCGATGTATTATAATTTTTGCCTTGAAAACGCAAGGCGAAAGTACCACTTTCATTAGACTCGTCAAATCCACTGTACTGTATTTTAATTGTAACTGCAAACGCATCTCCTGCACTATAGTCTGTAAACATTACCTTCTTATAGTCATCATTTATAGTTGAATTTGTTCCTGTAGTAGGAGTATAACTTGACGAACCTGCGGTGTCTTCTTGAATCTGAAAAGCCCAATTTTCATAAATATTCTCTACCGTCCATATTCCCTGTTTATTTATATTCGGATTTGCCATGTGTTTTACCTAACTTTCTATATAAGCTGCGCTATATACATTTCCATTAGAATCTATAGCAGATGATACAGAATATAAATTTGCGACATCTTCGGCAGATAGGGCAGTTGCATAAATGCGGAAATCGGACATATAACCCTTATATGGCGTACCATCATTACTTCTACTATCTCTTCCAATTCCATATGTGGTTGGAAAGGTTAAACTACTATGGGTAGCAGTAGAACTCCACTTTTGTACCCCATTAATATAGACTTTTATATCACTAGTTCCGCTCTTTGTAATACATACATGTTGCCAAACTCCATCTGTAATAGTTGCACCAGTACAAGTTTCATCTGGTGAGCCATTCCAGTATAAACGTAATACATTGCCAGTAGTCTTTTCAATAGACCAACTAACACCAGAATAACTTCCAAAATATACTGACCTTGCGCCACTTTCACCATCTGGTTTAATCCAGAAAGCATAGGTGACAGCAGAGTTGATTATATCTGAAAGAGTTAAGTTTTCAATTAAGATACCGTCATAGGTTCCATTGAAGTAAGTTGATACATTATATTTTGATGTATCAGAGGAATATGTTAGAGTAGTGGTCATTTTGCTTCCATTATTACAATACCCCGACGTATCATACTCCGTAGTTCCATTGAGACCCATTGTTGTATAGAGGGTGTCTGCGGAGTTCGGACACCACGGAGTTGCGATTGAACCTTTTTCAAGTTTTATATCTGTAATCCAAACCTCATGAGCAGCATTAGTATTATCACCCACCATAATATTAAAGCCGACGCATCCACTTGGTGTAGTATAAGTAAAGCTATATCGTTGTGGTGTTGTGGTCAATGCAGTGGTAGTCCAGTTTTGAGTAACTATTGTCCCAGATGAATTACACCAATGTATTCCAATTGGAGCAATAGTTGCAGCTGTAGCCAAATAAGCAGTAAAACTAACTGTTAGCTTTGTATTTTCACTAATTTCACCTACGCCATTTCTCTTAGTCCAATTTTGAGAATAGCCTTGAAAAGTTGTTGTGTTACTTATCACATGCAACCAATTTTTCCCATTAATTGTTATTACCTCTCTTGTTGGAGGTGAACCCCAATTAGTCCAATTCTCTGGAGGGGTGGTCGAATGTAGGTTCCAATTTGAGTTCCAAACTAAATTCTCCTGTCCCCAACCCTGTCTATTCAAAGGATAATGTAATACAAGTCCCTTGGAGAGTTGCTTAACTTCCATTGGGGAGAGACAGTGGTCGTAGAGTCGGAAATCGTTCATATATCCCTGATAACTCACTGTGTTTGCTGAATTGCCTCTATAATCATCTCCGATTCTAGGTTGACAGTTGCTTGTATGACTTGCCAACGTGCCAGTATAAGTTTGAGCCAAACTTCCATTTAAATAAAGCTGTAATTGTCCACTAGACTTACAGACTACCACATGAGTCCATGCATCTAATGCTAATGCACCGGCAGTAGTAAAAGTCACATCTGGACTACCAGCCCAATACACCCTCACTACCCTGGAAGCGGTTAATTCAATCGCTACATTAGACGCACCAGTACCACCATACTCAGAAATTATTACACTTCTAGTACTATCAGTAGGTTTAAGCCAGACTGCGCACGACCAATCATTATTATAAAAATCACCGAATGATTCGCTTAATTGAAACCACTGTTTATTTCCATCAAAATAATATGTTCCTCCTAATTTTCCCCCTGTAGACGAATACGTCGCTCCATTATTCGTAACTGTTACGTCTCCTACTCCCTGATTTCTTAAATCCTTTGTTAACGGAAGCCATACTTGTAAACTCATAAAATCACCACCTTAAACAAAGCTAAATACAACTGCATCAAGAGTTGAATTATATGCTAGAGTGGCATGTGAGCCTATAGTTACGGTGCCAGTCTGAATGAGATTGTTTGTAATAGTCATATTTCCAGAACCATCTATGCTGATATCATTTGTCGTTGATCCAGAGTAAGGAATAAAGCGGATACCTGTTGCACCATTCTTACCCTTGATTGCAATATGTCCTGAGATATTCTGATCGCCAAAATATGCATCGTCACCAACGGTATTAAGAGTATTATTAGCAAAATTAACAGCTCCAGAATGTATTGTGGTAGCAGAAAATGTTTTTGCGCCAGAAATAGTCTGCGCCCCTGTCAAATTAACATATTCAGAATCTGCTTTTCCTTTAATATAAGTATATAAAGCAGACACTGGTCTGCGGTAATACGTGGTTGTAGTAGTTCCACCACCAGCATATTGACAGACGTAGTAATCGTTGTCAGTTGGCGTAGAAGCTTCTGTTGACAGTGAATTGATTAGAGCATTTGCAGAAGCATTTAATGTTGTCTGACCAGTACCACCCAAAGATGCAGGAATGGCAGCAGAAATAGCAGTAGGCACGCCAGCATTCAAATAAATTGGAGTACTTGTGCTTCCTACAGTAGTTGTACCGAGTTTTGTTGCGGTTGTAGCCGTAGTAGCATTGCCTGTCAAAGATGCTTTGATTGTATTTGGCAACAACAAAGTTATTGCGTCACTGCCATCAACACTTACAGCAGTACCAGAATTTGTACTATCACTATCTTTAATTGTTATATTTCTTGCTGTTCCCCACTTAGCTGTTGTGATGTTGCTAGAGCCATCAAAAGAGGTTCCGTTTATAGTTACAGAACTAGCAAGTTTAGTTGCAGTCCCAGCATTGCCAGATACTGAGATGCCCCAAGTTCCACTTGCTCCCGTGCCAGTAAGAGTTGGAGAGTAAGAGTTATAGTTTTTAGAATCTAAGAAAGTGAACCAATCTGTCCAAGTACCACCATTTTGTGCCCTCCATTGTGAGCTATTTGATCTCGAACCAGGGACACACAATTGGCTAGCCCATCCGTCAGTATTATCCCAATTCATGTGAATAATATGACCGTCGCCCATTGGTTTCCCTGTTGTCATAGTGCTTGTTGATAGAAAATATTCTAAACTCGAATTGCCTGTTTCACTACTAGCAAAATTAGCGCTAGAAGGACGAGATGTATATTTATTATCTAATCTTCTGATTTTTAATGAACTCTGGCTATTCCAAACACCAACGCCACTAGAATTTGCAATTAATACCTGATCTGAAGTGCCTGTGCTTGTAGGAATTGGATATGTGCCAGTGATCGCCGTAATACCAGTTGTAGAATTATAAGCATATGTCAAGCCATTGCTTGCAGTTACATTTGATACGGTAATAGTTCCACCAGAAAAGTTAGCTGCGATATTATCTAATGTCGTCTTATCATCTGCGCTCATCAGACCTGCTGAACTGCCTGAAGCATTAGCGATAGAAGGGGTTACAGTAACTGTTTGCGCAGTCCCGCCGCTAGGAGTTACAGTAAATCCGTTTGTCCCATTTGCAAATGTATAGGTAGTATTGTTGTCTGGAATGGTTATAGTAGTGGCAGTTCCAGAAGACGGAGTAAAGGTTATTTTATGACCATCAGAACTATCCTGTGTAAGTGTATAGGTAGTATTTGTGTTAGTTGGAGCGTATAAATCTGTCGATGTTCCATTAATTGTTATAGATCCAACTTTTGTACCGCTTGTTAAGTTCCTTGTAAAAGATACACTATCAGCACTATCTGTAATACCATTTAACTTAGTAACCATAGCGCTAGTCATTAACCCTGCTCCACTTGTACTTGCATTGGCTATAGAAGGTGTGACAGTAACTGTTTGTGCGGTTCCACCAGCAGGTGTTACAGTAAATCCATTAGTTCCGTTCGCAAACGTATAAGTAGTATCTGTAAACACAGCACCACTTGGAACATCAGTGTTTACCGTATGTCCATTAACTTTTTCTGAATTGCTTGCGGTGCCAGTAAGGTTGCCCGTTACATCGCCGACAAGATCGCCATAGAGTCCATTTGTAAATCTGCCAGCACCAGTAGCTATGAAATCACCAGTTTGTATGCTGTCAGCATTTAAATTGTCTGAGATAATTATAGCCCCGGTAAATTCTCCGCCAGTCTTAGGAACAAATAAAGCATCTAGCGTAGAATGATCAGAGCTTATTTTCGATTTAATGTAATTCCACAACAAACTACTCTTACGATGATAATATGTACCCGTACTACCATTAATATCTGTAGTGATAATACTTGTGTTGTCAGTAAAATCAGTAGATTGAGCAGTTGAATTATCCAACGCTCCAAGTAAAGCATTCGCTGAAGCATTCAAGGAAGTTTGCCCTGTACCACCATATGATGCACCAATAACACCGACATTTACTGCAGATGTGCCGTTATAACTTTTGCCATTAACAGATAAGGTTTTCAATCCTGAAATTGTACCTGTCACAGTAAGATTGCCTGAAATAGTTCCTCCAGAAATTGGAAGGTACGCACCGCCGTCTACGCCATCTGTGATCATATCTGCAATACTTGTATTGTTAATATACAGATTACTTGCATAAATAACACCATCTCTGTCAATGCGGAAAAGATATTCCCAATTCGATTCAAGAGTAGGGACGGTAGTTCCAGAACTCTTTCTAACATAAACAAAATTATTGTCATAAATATTAGAAGATGTAAGGCTAGGCACATGTAATCCAAAATCGCGATAATAGTTAGACGAATCCCTTAAGTACGTATATTTTCTACTTGAGTCATAACTTCTTGTGTCAATACGATCAGAAGAAATCATCCAATCTCCACTTTGAATATAAGAAGTGCCATGTCCAACTAAAGCCGCAGAGTCAGACCCGTTATAATCTGTCTTTGTGCCAATCTCCCAATAGTTAACTGTATCTGTGCCGATCTGTCCCGAAGAAGCGGTTATCTGACCATTGAAATAAGCCATTCCGCTTGTATTGTTCAATCCAAAATTCGGAGTATAGATATTACCATTAGTTAAATCAAGGAAAGTTCCTGTTGCACTATAAGGAGAGTCGGCATTACCCGAAGCTGCGTAATTAGTTGATTTAATCGCATCTGTTGCAAGTTTTGCAGTAGTAATACTGTTAGCCGCCAACTGATTAGCTGTTACAGAACCAGTAATTATCTTGCCACCGTCAATAACAGTAGTTGTATCGTCAAGCAGGACTGTCGTACAAGCAACTGTTCCACTTACAGTCTGCTTCTGAATACACGTATATAGATATGGATAACTGGAATCGTATGACATTCTCTTTGTTGTCCATGCCTCATTTACCGTACCTGTCTCTGATATCCAAGACGATGTAGGAGCAGAAGGAGCGGTAGTACTTGTTGATTTGTAATATACACGCTGTTCCTGAGAAACTGCACTTGTTTTAGGAGCAGCAGCATCCGCAGTTGTTTTAATAGCAGAAATAGCAGCTGTATAATTAGACTGCTCAACACCAGTCCAAGAATAATTGCCAGCCACAGTTAATAATTCTGTACAAGTATATAGGTACGGATAGGTTGCACTATAAGTTGGCAACGTAATATTCCATTTACCATATTGACTTGCACTCGAAACAGTCACATGAGCGGTAGGTTTACTTGGAGCAGTTGTACTATTAGAAGCATAATATAAAACAGTCTCGGTTTTAATAGAAGAACCATATGTATTGGCTACGGCAGTAGCCGTTGTATAACCACTATCATTTGTTAATTCAGAAACATTAGTTGGTATTTCACTAGTCAATGCGTAATTGCCTGAGTCTGTTAACTCTGCAACAGTAGTAGGAACAGCTTCTTCGATAGCTTGCTCCATTTCTGCCGTTGTTGAATAACTGTTAAAAATTGCAGCTCCTGCAATGTCAACTCTCTCAGCAGCAATAGTAGCGGTTGTAGCGTCTAAGTTGATCTTACCGATTAAGTAATTACCTGTCACATCAGATTCGCTAACCTTCAATTCAATGTTGTTAGCATTTTGAGTTATTGATGATTCGGCAGATGTAATGCGCATTGCAATGCTAGAATCCTGCATCAGCCAATTTGTACCATTGTATGTAAATGTAAACGTCGAACCAGCCTTCCACTTATATTCCGCCTCTGAAAGATTTCCATTGGCATAAGTTTTAATAGCTTTTGCACCTGTTCCATTCACATTTAAAGTTGGCGAGGCAGTTGTATTTTCATTAATAAATTTAACTGTGATCGTCTCTCCAGCAACTAATTCATATCCGCTAATGGCAGGAGTAATAGTTGCTACTTTAGCTGCAGTTCCTGCTGCAGTTGAGGATGTGGCGTATTGACTCTTAAGCTGGACTTCAGTCTTGCCGACTCTTGTCGTAATGCTATCTAAATCCTGATCAATTTCACTCACTTGATGAACAATATCATTTGACGCAGTTGTTCCATCGGCATTTGTACCAAGAAGAGTCGTAAGATTAGAAATCTTACTTGAATTACCACTTGCAGTCTGACTCACACTATTAACAGTATTAGAAATATTTGTAGATTCAGTTAATCCATTATTTGTAATTACCGTTGACAATGAAGTAATAGAAGCACTATTTTCATCTACGGTCTGACTCAATTCATTGAAAGTTGAAGTCTCAACTTTAGTAGAAACCTGTGTCAATGCGCTTCTAGCATTAGCCTGATTCTCCGTGGTGGCTCTGTCATAAATAACATCAGACCACGAATATGTTCCATCGCCTTTTAAATACTCATAGCAATAATAATAATTTGGATATGAGGAATTATAAGTTGGAACTGCAATATTCCAAGCATTATATACAGTTGCATCATTGGTTATCACATGGCTTGATGGCTTATTTGGAGCAGTAGTATCATTCTTTGTAAACCATAATTGCACACTAGATTGGATATTTGCATCTGCAGTACTTTGCGCAGTTGCTGCGTTACTCAACGCAGTTGAAGCAGTTGAACTCGCAGTTCTTGCAGTGCTTTGGGTTTCTCCCATACCAATGTCTCTTACAACGCTAGACCATCCATATGTTCCATCTGCATATTCCCATTCATAGCAATAGAAGTAATTTGGATAGCTGGAATTATAAGATGGCACAGCAGTCGTCCATGCATTGCCATTAGTAGAGTCAGACGACACATGCGATGTCGGTTGATCAGGAGCAGTTGTATCAGCCTTTGTAAACCACAATTGAGTTGTAGAAACAAGAGTTCTGTTAACAACTCCTTCTAAAGTCGTATGATTAGTTCTTATGGCTGTCAACGCATCGTCAGTATCGCTCATCCATGAAGACGTTTCAGATTCAAATGTCTGAAGATTACTGATGTCTCCTTCAGCATCTAAAAGTCTTTGAAGAGCTGCAGTAACATCACTATCTTTGATAAGAATCCAACCGTAAGATGAAGTTGTATTATCATAAGCAAATCTATAACAATATCCATCAGCGGCATTTCCTGAATTAACGACATAGTATACATCGCCCACATGCTTACTCTTATCTGCATCTGTTTCCCAAGAAGAAGCGGGAGAGTTATTAAGCGTTGGTACTACAGTTCCTGTAAACGTTTCAATTGCTCCATCAATAGTATCTCTTACATCCTGAGACAAACCATTTAATGTGATTGTACCGTCTTCAATGTAAGCACCATCAATGCTTGCTTCGTTATTTTCAACATCAATTGTAATACCATCAACTGTTAGACTACCAGTTGTAATATTGCTTGCGTTAAGGTTTGTTACTGTAATGTTTGAAGCATCTATAGTGCCAGCAGTTAATTTATTTGCAGACACGCCAATAATCTGCGCATCTGAAATAGCTGCGTCCTTAATGACACCATTGTCAATCCAGGCGTTGTTAACATTCGCCAAATTGATCTGAGCGTAGTTAGTACTTAAATTATTGACATTAGCTTGATCAATGGTCGCAGTATCAATAACACCGTTTGTGATATGTGCATAGTTAGCATCTAACCCATCAACGTCTGCATAACCTATAGTTGCATTGTCAATGACGCCATTAGTTATGTGTGCGTAATTTGTATCCAAGTTGTCAATGACGCCTTGATGTGCCGTTAGAGTGCCATTGATAGTTACATTGTCTGCTGTCAAATCGCCAATATCAGCTTCTACAGCTTCTAGTCTACCTGTTACGGTTACATAATTTGTTTCAAGGCTCCCAATACGAGCAGTCGCAGCAGTCAAATCTGTAATATCCGCTTTATTAGCCTGAAGATTTGAAATAGAAGCATTTTGAGCAGTTAAAGATTCATTGATAGTTACATTGTCTGCTTCTAAAGTATCGATGTCGGCTTCAGCAGCAGTTAATCTTCCAGTAACATCCAGGTTTTCAACTTGCAAAGCGTTGATCTCGCCGCTCAAGGCGATATTGCTAGAAGTAAGAGCCGAAATATCACTGTTCTTTGCTGTTAATTGAGCATTAAGAAGGGCGGTTAAAGCATTTATATCTTCTACGCTTACTTTGTTGATCTTCGTTTGATACTTAATGTAAGGGAAGCTAGTTGCCATGCTTTTCGCACTATCAAGAATCTGCTGTGTGTAACCAAATAGACTCGCAGTTTTTCCTTCAGTAGCAGTTGTGAATTCTACGTCAATTTCAGAAATGGAATTCTCATCAAACTGAATATTGTAATTAAGAATTCTAAGTCTAAAGATTTTATCATCGACCCTGAATGCAATCCAGTTGCACACATCGAAATCTTCCCACAACGACTCAAATTCTGGCATTAACAACAAATTATGCAAAGTAGCAGAAATGTTATAAACAGTCCTTGTGGCATTTTCAACTTCTTCAAGAGCAAGATTGTAAAATTCAACAGCCCTAGCAATAAGCTCTGCATCACTTAAGCCTTCTGATGAAAAGTTATCATTCTCATAAACATCTTCTCTTCTATATGAATTGAATTCATCCTGCAGTGCTTTTGTTGTAAGATAATTCGTATTCATATCAAGAGCCGTTCTAATACCATTAATTAATTCCTCGACATCATCAAGAATGTTCTCAACGATTTCAACTTCGCTTTCTCTTAAAGACTTTTCAGCAGCAATTAAATTATATTTCTGACGATAATTCGCCTCAATCTCAGAAAGATTATCGTTTTCCTCTTGTTCGATAAGAGACAATGCTTCGCTATAAGCATTTTCAAAAGAGTCTAAGTCATTATAATTATAATGTTTCAGATAATCTGCAAAAGACTCAAGATCATCTTCATCATAGTCAATGATATTATAAATACTAGAATCATCTAAGATGTCTCTCATTATTTTCTGCAGCTTCTGAACAAAAGACTGTTGATAGTCATTTGACACAGTTACCTGAATTGTATCTGTAGCAACATCTTCATCATCTCTATAACTTGTGACAGTTACTTCGGCATCATAAACATCATCAACTAGAGTCTTCGTACAAGTAACACTTACTTTAAATGCTCCTGTTAATACTGCTGAACATATCATCTTAACAGAACTGGCAACAGTTTCATTACTAGTTCTAGTTGCGTCATAATTGCTGATCGCAACATCACCGACATAAGATACGATTCTAGCCAGCTGTCCAGCAGCCGTATCAATATCCCGTTCTACTGATGGCATCAAAGTTGATTCGAGATATCCATAGAAATCTGAAGCATCATAATAGAAGGCAATCAAGTTTTCATGAGAAGTTAAAGTGTCGGTAGTTTTATATGTGTTAACCTGTAAAACTCGCTCATTCTCATCATTATACACATACGCTGAATATTCGCCATCATTGTATTTTGTGACAAGATTGTCGTATGCTGACGAATGCGTAGCATCAAGTGAATATGATCTTGTACGATAACTTTCATAATCGGATTCATAGCTATCTAACGCATTTCTTAAATCATCAGAGATCATGCTTTTCATTTTGTCACTAAAATAATAAATATATCTCGATCCTGATGGATTTAGGTTGATTACGGTTGAAGTCATATCTTCGTCTCCAGCCTCAAGTCTGAAGCAATTCTTCATTTCAGAATCTTCGGTAGTAAGAGTAATGTCCTCACTAAGATTTTCTCTAGAGACAAAGATATTTGTAAACTTGCCATAAGGCATAGTTACATTCGCACTTCCGCACTTTGGACATTCGCCCAAAAAGTCACCACGATAACCACACTCATTGCATGTAGTCATCATGTCAACAACATTGATCGTCCTGCCTTCAATTAAGAATTTACATCCAATCTCTGTTTCGATTTCATTCATGGCATCCCAAATTGAAGTACCACTCCAAGAGAATGTTCTTTGAATATTTCTCAATGTCGTAGGGACAGAACCGATTGTATAATGCGGTGCTCTCTCATCTAGCAGCCTGTTGAGCAAAGACACACTAGCGTCCTCTGGATTGTAAAAAACAGTAGGGTAGAGGTAGTCATCTCGATCAATGTCTTCTTCTGTGTTAACTTCTACGTACGCATTAATTTGACTCAATTCTGCTACGTGCAGGCTAGTTAAAGTCACCGTTTTATTTATATGTTCTGATTCAGTCAAGCTGATTTCAGCTTCAAAATATTCATTGTAATCCTTTATAAAAATAACAGAAAGATCAGTTAGAGCATCCCAAAACTGACATTCAATCTCGTTACCCATATCGTCAATCCACTTTTTGTATACGACAAAACTTGCTTCACTATACCCAATATTTTTTGTATATTCAAAAGAAGTATGGTCATAAGAAATAGTTCCCAACTTTTCCAATGACTTATTGGACATGATAATAGTTGGTGCACTGACATTACCATTCTTGTTAACTAATAGATTTGCCATTATCACACCTCACTAATTAAAAATTCCTACAGGCAACATGAGAGGAATATATTTTACTGTCATATCACAATTGATATTTGTTGTAAGAGAAATTGTTGTACTTGTGACCGTACGGTCTGTGTAAAGAAGAGGGAAGACATAATTGAAACGCTTATAAAGAGTTTCGTTGCTAGTGCTATTATCACTAGAAAATAATTCATACTTGCTATTCAAAGTAATATTTTCATCGGCAATTGATTCTTCTAATTCCAAATCTTCATCCCAATCTGTGCAAGAGATCCTTAGATCTCCGCTTGTTTTTGGGGTGACTATAATAATAGGACAGAGATAATCTCTGTCTGCATAATAATCACGAGGAATATGAAGCGTAAACAATCTTCGATTCTCGAATGTTTCAATCTGCTCATCTCCAAATACATATGGAGAAGTAGCTCTAAAGCTCATTGTATATCCAAGATGCATAGCTCCAGCATTCTTCTCTGTAATTTCATAGAACGTACCAAAGATATGTGCATCACTTCCCAAAGAACGATGAATGACTAATTCTCCGTTTTCTTTGCTTCTAAGCCAAGCCAAAATACTTCTCATTTCTTCATAGGTAAATTCATATCTCCCATCGTTGCATTGATATCTAATGATATCAATCTGCAAAACCAATGGTTCATCAATTGTACTTGATGTCATATAGAAAGAATTTGTATTCTTTTGTCTTACATCATTCAATGTACGAGAAATAACAAGCCCTTCGTCAGAAGGCGCAGAATCAATAAAGCCGATCTGCACATTATAATCTTCTCCCTCAACACCATTAAAACTAAAGTTATAGTACAATTTGATTCACCTCCCTATGTTTTAAATAAATTTTTACTATCTTGCAACACCTGATTTAACTCATCAGATGCTTGTTGTATCTGAGCTTTTATATCTTTAATCTCGCTATTGATATTTTTATTCTCTGCCAAAAGCTCCTCATATTCAGATTTGACACGTTTAGTATTAGATAAGGATTCGTCTAATAACTTCTCTTTGGCTTTGAGCTGTTTGATCATTTCTTGAGCCTTTTTGGCAGATATATCATTTAACTCGATATCTAGTTTCAATTGAGTGTTTTCAGCAATAAGCTCATCAATTCTTGCTTCTAGCTTCTTGACGGCTTTTTGCGATTTCTTATTTTCTTTTTTCTTCATAGTATTTATCCAAATCAAAATAAATAAGAGAGGAAATCAATCCTCTCTTATTTAATATTCATCCTATTTAATCCTTATTATCGTTTATATTTATTTCTTGACAAGCTATTACCTTTGCCAGTAATAGCCGTATTAACAGCATCAAATACCGCGTTGTTAAATTTCTTGTCAGAAATCAATGAGTTCTTGAATTCTTCATAATTCTTAACGTTAGGAAGATTAAGAACGAGACTAATATTATCAATGTTTGTTCCTGCGCCCATTGCAATTTGCGGAATAGTGGTGATTCTATCAGCAGCGCTTATCAAATCCTGCAGAATAGGAGCTTGCTTATTAAACGTCTGCAATACTTTAGTAGTTGCAACATCAAACACAGATTCTCCAGTCTTAAGCGTATTGATAGTAAACTGATCATCACCATTTAATTTCAGCAATGCTTCAGGATTACCCACAATACCACCACGAGAATAACCTTTGATGCCACGAGAATGTAACGCTTCCTTATATTCTTTCCATACATTTGCAGCACTAATAGAACCGACCTTGCCTTTATTAGCAAGTTTCTTATAGTTTGCTAATTTGTATTTAACAGGAACCGACACTTTACCAGTTGAGGCATTATATCTATAAACCGTTCCCTTGCTATTATAATACAAGTTTCCTTCGCCAGAGATTGTAGCATCATAATAACCACCACTGCCATTTGCATAAAGAACCTGCTTGCCTTTATTAGCTTTAAGGACAGAAACCTCTGCATCTGTAAATGTTGTTCCGCCAAGTTTTGTTCCGCTTAGAATCAAACCGCTCTTAGCTTTTGCCTGAACTGAGTCCCAAGTAGGAGTGCTATCATCCGTGCTATTAGATGGTTCGCTAGTGGCACTTGTTGTAGTAGCGCTTGCTGCGGCAGCGGCTGCTGCTGCGGCGTCTGCGGCATTTTTATCTGCCAAAGCCTGCCCCTGATTGCTAACATAATTCTCTATGTTGTTATTAGCCATATTAGAATCAGCATTATTATCTGCTGCAATCTTCAATCTAGCTATTAAATCTATAATAGTTGACAAGGCACTAGTAACACCATTCTGATAATTGCTAACAGTATAATCAGTCAACATAGCATCCAGCTCATTTGTGATTGAATATCCAACCTCGTCTGCCTTCTCTGTGATTGTAGCAGCAATATTTTGCGAGTTTGTGTCAACGGTTTCAATTGCATCCTGAAGAATGCCTTCAAGATTATCCAAGCGCTTATTGATCCAGTCTTCAACATCGTCATATAATTCATCAAGGATCTTTTCAGTGTCCTCAATGTATTTATCCCATTGAGTTTCTCTTAAATCATCTTGAGCTTCACGGAGATTTGTTCTAGCATTCTGAGCATTGAGTCTGCCTTCTTCAGAAGTATCTCCACTATAGGCTAACAGCTGACGTTGATATCTTACAACCTCACGAGTCTTCTCTGCAATATCCTTTTGATACTCATAGGCGTCTTTTTCATCTTCAAGAGCTTCTTTTCTTGCATCAATCAAATCCTGAAGAGCGTCTAGTTGTTTATCATAGCCGTCTTCAATCAAATCTTTAATTGACTCTTTCTCATCTTGAGCATTCTTAATTGCATCTCTTTGGCTTTGCAGCAGTTCTGCTCTCTTGTCAAGATAGTTTATGTTTAATGGATCATCTTTATACTGTTCGTTTAAAGCTTCAAGAGCATCAGAATATTCCTTGACCTGTTCGGCGTAAGTTCTATAAATTGATACTCTAGTACCTAATGCAGCTAATCCCTCAGCAGTAAAAGCTCCATTGTCATCAAAGATATTATCATTCGATTCAAATAAATCAAAGAACATCTCTAGCTCATCAATGAAATTATCTATACTATCTTCAAGTCTTTCGAATTTATCCCATGAAACTTCTTTAAGCTCCTGATTGAAATCCGCCATTTCTTCTTTTGCACTAATAATTTCATTATTAACACTTTGAATTTCATTCAGCATTTCATACCAAGCCTGAGAATACATAGCGATAGACTTGTCTAATACGGCAGAAGTTAAAGCATCTTCAAGACTCTTTTTCTCTAATTCCATCTTTTCGATGGTTTCGCCAGATAAATCAATCAGAGCCTCGTAATATTTCGTTGTGGATATATAACCTTGAGTTTCAGCCAAATCCATTAGACTGTTAACCAGATCCGCCTTAGACTCAACATAGTCCAACCTCAATTCAAATTCGTCAGCAACGGCGTCAAACTTGTCTTTAGTCAATTCGCTAATTGCAGATGCCATCTCAACGATTTCAGTATTAACTCCATCTAATTCAGATTTTAAACTTGCATATCCTTCAGAAGTTGAATTGATATAGTTTAACGGATCATCATCATTCGTAATTTCTTTTAACTTGTCATATAGTTCAGCATATTCTTTATTAAGATTCTCTAAGATTTTTCTATTATTGTCTATCTGATTATTTAAATAATCGAGATTAGCCTTATCACCAGCAACTCCAATATACTGCCATAAATCGCCCTGAGCTTCGAGCAGATCATTATTGTCCTGCAGAGCAGTATTAAGATCGTCATATTGTTGTTTAATATTGGCAAACTGTTCAGCCAAATCATCATCAATTTCTTTTTGGATCTGCTGCGCTTCAAGAAGGGCACTCTTGTAATTATCCCAGTATTCTTGATATTTGTTGATCTTATCAATCGTCTTTTGGCTCTTGATACCTTGAATAGACAATGTGCCATTTTGAATTTTTGTAACGTATGCACTTGACAAACCAACATTTTTAGCAGCCTTCAAATAAGCATCTGCGGCAGCAATCTGATTGTCATATTGCTTTTTAAGATAATTCAATTCTTCAGATAAAGCTGCGTTTCTAACAGACCAAGAATCATAGACATTGTCTTTCTTGGCACTTAAAATATCTAATTGATCCTGAACAGCCTTTATCTTCCTCTCTATCCAATCGAAATACGTTTTACTCTTGCTTGACTTCTTCTTAGAAGATTTCTTTTTACTAGAACTCTTGTTAGAAGTACTCTTAGAAGTACTAGAAGAAGTGGACTTCTTGGACGAAGATGATGTCCCAACTTTGGAACCTGAACCCGAAGCAAATGCCGGTGACTTTTTCTTTCCTCGACCATTTGTGGCACCTTTTGCTAAAAGAGACTTTGTTTGACTTGCAGTAAACACAATGTCATCGTCCTGGATTGCAAAGAATTCAGCACCACGATCGCCTACAGTAAACCACTCATCGCCTCTTACTACAATTTCCGCACCTTCTTCTCCAACAAGAGAAGGGGTTCCTTTTGCATAAGCGGCGCCTCTTAAAATATTGCGACCTTTAATGGTAGTTTGGTTTTGACCAATAGCATCACTCTTAGCAACATATTTTACTTTGCCAGTTAATTGAGGCGGAGTATATGATTTCAAGTTTGCATCCGACTTATCTTTGTTTACACCATATGAAACCTTGCCCGTTTTTGACGGAGCAGTCCATTGATATACTGGAGAATTAGGGTCGGTGCTATATGAAACGGTCGCATCGGTCTGATAGGATTCTTTGAAATCACTATCGTCAATGCCAATCTTAGCGAGCACTTTGGCATCAATGCTGTTGAGCTTAGACTGAATTTCTGACTTCGCAGTTTCAGTGTCGATATTTGTATCCAACCCCAATTTGGTCTTTAATTCACTATTAGGATTGTTGTTATATTGTTCGATAGCTGATTTTAATGCACTCTCGGCATTTTTAATTTCAGAAGGGTCGACTTTAATTCCAGCTTTCTTGGTCATCTCAAGTCTGTCAAGCTGATCCGCAGCAGTCTGAATGTCTTGCAGGTCGCCAATAATAGAAGCCTGCTCATTGTCCAAACCGCCTTTGTCTACCTTCATTATGGTCGGTTCTTCAAGTTCGAGTTTTTTAGTAATTATAGCCTGAAGAATTTCGTTAGCTTCCTCTGCGCCTTCAACCTTTCCAATTTCGATTGGTTTCTTCTCTGAACCGCCAAGCTCTTTGATAACATCAGAAATAGTATTAAGATCTTTTTCTGCACTATTAATATCATCAGTGTTTAAAACACCATCAATTGTGAAATTAGATAATAAATCGGTTATATTTTCATTCTTTTTAAGTTCGTCTAAAGCACTATTTAATCCGGCAATAGAATCATCATCAGATAAATCTATAGCTGCAAAATCGCTCTTTTTCGCTTTCGCAGATTCATAAGCGGCAGTAAGACGTTCTAAAGCTTTCTTCTCTTTTTCAAGATTCTTATAGATATCTGTATCCTGATCGCCCATTTCCTCCATATCTTTCATAGCGTCAGATATTTCAGTAATGCCTTTTTTAGCTTTCTTGTAAGCTTTCTTGTCACTCAGTTTATCTATATTTTCAAGCTTTAATTTATCGATATCTTTCAGATCATCTTCGAGATAATCGTAGCTAACAGACTTGCCAGCTTCTTTATCTTTAGCTCTTTGAGCCTTTGCTTCGGCAAGTTTCTGTTCTTTTTCAATCTTGGCTTTAGCTTCTGCTTTGCGTTTTTCTGAAGCGACGTAAGTCTTTTCTTCAGCCTTTTGCTTCTGCTCTTTAGATGTCGTCTCTTCTTCTCTAGTAGTAGCTCCATCCTTACGACCTTTTATAGCCTTTGCTGCTTTTTTTATAGCATCTTCAGCAGCCTTATTGTTATCTTTTGTTTGATTTGTCGACTTCTTATTGTTATCTTTAATATCTTTGTTGATATCTTTGTTGGCTGACTCAATATCTTTTTTTGCTGTTTTAGCAGTCTTTTTGATTGCCTTGTGAATTTCAGACTCTGAATCACTCATGTCAATATGGAATCCATAGTCTTCAAGCTTACCAAACATCTGAACGACTGCGTCTTCAGAAATGCCTAATGATTTAGCTATGTCAGAAGCATCACCGTCAAAGCTCCAGATGCCATTCTTAAAAGCAGCATAACCTTTCTTCTTAAGGTCAGCAAGGAACTTATCCGTACCTTTGTCTTGGTCTTTGAAGTATTTATTGAATGCCTTAATATTATTATCGTAGAATTCAGCATACTGTTTACTAGACCATGTTTCAAAAGCCCCCCAGTTCTCTTCTGCTTTCTTTAGCTCTTTATCACTAGCAATCAGTTTTAGGAAAGTCTTGAAATCGTCTGTGCCAACCAATCCATCAGTACGAAGTTCCTTCATGGATTCAAGAGTCTCACTGATCTTATCAAATCCCGATCCAGTATTATCCGTATCCAATGCCTCAGTCCATTGACTATAAGCAGAACGCAAGCCTTCATATTCTGATTTTAGAAGTTTAACATTCTGAATTTGATCTGCGATCTCCGTTCTTTGAGAGAGCAAATCATTATATTCCGCAGTGCCAACTTTAGCCTCTCCAATGGCAATAGAGATTTTGCGGTACTGCTCTTCAAGAGATTTAATCTCATCGTTATATTTACCGATTTGTGATTTATCATACTCTTTATTTAATTTAGCTAGAGCTTCCGTATTAACACGCACACCTGAAATCGTGTCTTCAAATAAGGTAGAAGCATCATAACTATCTAATCCTTCATACAAATTTTCGATTTCTTCAATGGCTTCTGCAGTTAATCCGCTCGCTGAGCCAACAGCTTCGCTAACAGTCTTTAGCTGTGCTCCTAGCTTGCTAGACCAATCCAAAGTCGTAGTAGATAATGTTTCAATTCTAGATTCGTTGCCTTCAATCTTTAAAGCCCATGAATCTAAAGATCGCTCACTTGCATAAATCTGTTCTGTGAGTTCATCAATGCTAATACCAGCATTTTGAGCAAAAACTTCAAGATCCTGGAAGCCAGTTTGAGTAGATGCCCAGTCAAAGAAATCTTGATTGGTGCTGTATTTATGTGCTTTATCAATCAGCTTAGTAACAAAATCACCAACAGACGCATCGCTTACTGCATTCGTTAGTTGATTCTGCCAGAAACTATCTGAATCAAGAGTCTTAGCAATTTCGTTATACATCTTAAGTGTTTCAGAGTAATTTTCAATTGCTTCTCTTTGAGCTTTTGTTCTACTAGATTCACTAGTTGTAATAGCTTCGTCATAAGCAGCCTGCTGATTGCTCAGCATATCCTGAAGATCCATCGACCAGTCAGTCAAATTCTCTTTTCTCTTATCTAAGTCATCTTGAACTTCCTGGCTAAATTCAACATTTAGATCCGCAACATCTTGTAGATATTGTCTGGTCTCTGCTACGATACTATGCTGTCCATACTTGGCACTGCCATACATATAACCATTCTTTGTGTCAGTTACATTTGCTATCTTCTTATCACCAGTATATGTTCCTGATTCGTGATAAGAATAATAACCAGGATCTGCCATTGTGTATGAGCCAGCGACCTGTTCACGAGTGCTATTTGAAAGTTCTTGTGCCTCTATGGCAAGTTTCTTTTCTCGCAAATCGATCTGCGTCTGAATCAACTGATTCTGTCTTTCTAAGTTCTTAATCTCAGTTTTATCAGCAGTTGTTAAATATGCTTTAGTGTTAAGCTCATCAATTCGAGCTTTGTTTTCTGAGAGAGATTGGTTATAATCGTCAAGCTCTTCTTTTGTTTTGCTATAAGCATCAGCGTCTTCTTTGACTTGTTTTGCTCTATTACTGATCTTACTCTTTTCAAAGGTAGAAGAAACAATGCCAAGCCCAACAACAAGAGCGGCAATAGCAGCTACTTCTGCAGCTATAACACCAGCACCAGAAGACAATGCCGTGCTAATAGATGTAGTCAACTTGGCAAATACGCCACCGCTCTTTCCAGCCTGTTCAGCAACGCCCTTGCTTAGTCCTTCTACAGTACCTTTTGTAGTGGCATCTTCGACATTTTCAGCTATTACATCCGCACTCTTCTTGGCTGCATCTTCAACACCCTTAGTTACGCTTTCTGAAACGTCTTCAGCAACGCCCTTGGTTGCACCCTTAGTAAAACCACCAACGGTTTTTCCTAATGTGTCGGCAATTTCTTTTCCACCAAGTTTTTTGCTAATGGCTGAAACAGCTTGTCCTATAATACTATTTCGTTTTAAACCTCCAAAAAAGTCAGACCACCCTTGAGCACGTTTTAGAGACATTCCAGCCGTAAACACCTCTGCGAACAATGTGATTGTTGGAATCAAACCTAGTATTTGCGAACCTAAATCCCCAAAGACACTTCCAACCGTAGCAAACGCCTTAGAGATATTGGTAAATACTCCAATTATTTTTGTTCCTATATCCACCAGCTGCTTCATGCCTTCCGTGTCTATGACAACATTGTAAAATTCCTGAAGGGCTGCTTTTAAAGAATTAATATGTGCCTGTAAAGATTCCAAATGCTTTTCTTGTACTTCATTAGCAAAATTGGTGTCCATATCAATATCTGCAGCAATCTGTTTAGATTCTGCATAATTATCCATCATGGCTCTAAATATATTTAATCCTCTAACGCCAGCTGCTTGCTCAGAGATGTATGCCTTTTCAGCGTCTGTCATACTATCCCATTTCGCAGACAGAGCATCCAACGTGCTTTCTAGATCGTTAAACTGTCCATTTTTATCGTACAAACTAATACCCATTGAGGCAAAAGCTTCACTCGCATTTGAACGATCTTCGTCAGACACGTCTTCATCGGCGCTTTGACTCCTACTGATTCTAGCCATCATCGTTTTCATGGCAGTACCAACCTGAGAACCACTCAATCTTGTTGTTTCAGCTACCTTACCTACAATTGATCCAAACAGCTGGAACTTCAATCCGGCTTCATCAGCCAGACTACCTGCTGCAGTAACACCCTCGGCAATAGTGGAAATACCGGACTTGAACTCCATCGCTAAGTTCGCTGAAATCTTTTCATAAGCATTAGCAACCTCATATTCTTTATCCTTCATGTCATCAAACTGATTGACTACGCCTTGAATCTGGTCGGCTACAGTATTAATATCCGCACCAGAAGCATTAGCCATCATGACAGTAGGAGAAGCTTTAGCTAAAATACTTTGAGCTGATTCGTTCGCATTCGCGTATAATGCGAGTGCGCCTAAAACAGTATCAGTTGTACTGCCTAAATCCTTAGCCATGTTAATTGATTCCGTGCCAATGTTTGAAAGCTCTTTACTAGTAACAGACATAGTCTGATTGATAGTTGTTAATTGAGAATTCAAACTAGTCATAAACGAAATTGCGCTAGAAGCAGCACGTCTGATATAGCCAAAGAAACGGAAGGTTGTCAAATAAATATTTGCAAATTGCTGTGCCGCCTGCAAAGCCGAACCAGACATCTTAGAGAAGATAGAAGATGAACTAGCAACCTCGACAGCTCTGACCTGTATCGTAGTTTTACCAAGCTCGTCGTTAAGCTCAACCAAAGATGTTTTAAATGTTCTAATATTGCCTTCCGCATCTTTGAAGCTAATCGTGCCATTGGCGTTTTCAGTAATTTTACTAACGTCCTTCATACTCTCAATATACTCTCTCAAAGCATCTTTTTGAGATTGCAGAGTAGAAAGGTTGTCGGCAGTGCCTAAGAACACACCTTTATTATTTACAGTACGACCGCTATTACCAGATACTATTTTATAGAGTTCTTGAACCTGGTTTTTAAAACTTTCTATACTTTCATTACGTTCTTCTGTCTCAAGCGTGCCAGAATTAATAGAATTGTATAACGCCTCAATCTTTTTAAATTTGCTTTCCAACTCATCGAGATCTATTAGATTATTCAAATCACCAGCTTTTCCACTAAATAACATACCAAGCTTTTCATACATGTCCTCAAAGCGTTTAGGAATTGTTTCAACAGGGATAGAACCAATAACGTCTTTGCTAATTACACGAATTTGCTTTTGCAAATTGCCAAATTTATCGGTTGCTTCAACAACAGACAATGAAAGATTTTTAATCTGTCCATTTATATCAGCAAATTCAACAGAGGCATCATCGCCTATGTCTAAAACCTCTAAGAATCCTTCTTGCTTTTCAGCATATTCGACCAATGCTTCTTTACGCTTTTCTATGCTATCTAAATCAGTTGCGTCGCCTAAAAACGTTCCTTTTTTGTTGACATTAAGATTATTCAGATTCTTTAAAGCATCATACAATTCATTAACTTCTTCAACTAAAAGATTTGAATATTCTTTAGCACTATTAACATCTCCTGCATTAATAGCGTCGTTTAATATTTCCCTGTATTTTGTAATAGCATCGTAACGATTGGTTAAGTTGTCCTGATTAATATATCTGTCAAAGCCCAGATCCTTATATTGTTCAATGCTATTGATTAAATCATTTACACGCTTTGAAGTGCCCTTGTAAGAAGCAGCCACGTTTGAGTCAATGGACGTTGCGTATTTTTCGACATTTGTTAATTTGCCATCTTCAATAATATCATTGATGTCTTTTAGCTTTAAAACTACTTTTTCAGTACCGTCCAGATCATTTAAGTAGCTAAGAGTAACCTTATTAATATCGGCAGAATGAGCAACACTAACTTTTGTGTCTTGTCCATATGTGCTAAGAGCCGCAGCATAAAGACGATTTCTATCCTCGTCAGTAGGAGCCACTGCCTTTGTCTGCTCTTCTATGAGCTTTTCTTGCTCTTTAGCTACTTTCGCTGCTTGTTGATACTCCTTAACAGGATTTGCAATCTTTGACATCTTTTCAAGAGCAATAGATAATTCATTGACACTCTCTGTCATTGTTTTGATAGGAGTAACTACGCCTTCTGCAAACTGAGACACAGCTGTCGAATAATCTTGATAACCATTCACCTTGCTAACTTTCGTTTCGATTTCTTCAATGTTGGATGTGAAATTAATAGGAACGCTATCAAGAGAAGATTTGATTTCATTAACTTTCGTTTCGATTTCTTCAATGTTGGATGTGAAATTAATAGGAACATTGTCAGATGCATTAGATGTCTCGTCTTTTAATACGTCCTGAAGTTCTCCATTTAAGCTATTGCCCGTAGACTCGTTAGAGCTATTAATATAATCAATGTATTTTTTTACAATACCAGCATTATATTCATAATTTTGTCGGCGATTCTCAAAAGCCGAATATTGAATCATTTTATCAGTCAAAGGAATAAAGTGACTATTAGGCTCATAACCAGAAAACATACCGTCCACATTAGTCTCAAGATCTTCATAAAGCTCCGCAAATTTCTCATATATATCATTAGCAATGAGAGTATTTACATTGGGAAGACCCTCATTAAAATTTCCGTTTTTAAGACCAATAGAAAAATATTCTTTAAAATAATCGGAGAACTCTTTTTCATTAAAAACACTTAAAATATTCTCTTTATCTGCATCTGACACTCTAGGTTCTAATATGCGACTCAAAGCATAATAGATCTCGTCGAAATCGTTAAAACCTTCACCAAATTCATGATCGCCATAAAAATTTCCGTCGTATAATTCATTAGGAGGAATATCAAGAATATTGCCGAGTTTTCTTTCGAAATCTGACTTTACTCGTGCGTATGGATTTCTAAGTTTACTTCTTTCTTCCGCGTTTTTGGCGGCAGCATCCATCAATTCCTCATATTTTGCAACGGCTTCTTCAAGCGATGGAGTTTCATTATCACCAAATATAGAACGAAAATCAAAAGCTTCAAGGGAGTCCAACGCAGATAAAAACTCTTTCGTTGATTTATTATTTACGTTCGCCGAATTATTTTTATTGATCTGCGTACTTTGTTTGGAAATTGCTTCAACAATGTTATCGCCATAGCCTTCTAATTTAGCTCCTGAAAACATTTGACTAATGCTTTCGGACAAATCTTTAATACTTGTATCTGCGACAAATGTTAATTCATATGTTTTCCCCGTAATTTCTGAAATTCCATCAATAACCTTAGTTAAATCTGGAGTTAAAGAAGTAGCATTTAATAAGGGCGATTCTAAATCAATATTATTAAAAATGCTCTTAATACTATCAGATAAAACTTGGAGACTGTCTTCTGCAGTAAATGTCAGTTCATATTTCTTATTTGCAATTTCTAAAATACCCTGACTTATTTCACTCAAATTAGCAGTTAAAGGAATTCCAGCAAAATTATTCTTTACTTCTTCATTTGACGTTTCGTTTTCCGCGTTGAATTTAGAACCAAGTTCAGCTATTTCTTCAACAAACTTTTGTTTAGACTCACCATCCAATTTTATTTTTAATGGGATTGGTTCCTTTTCTATCATCTTGAGCTGAAGATTAAACGCTGTCAGGTTTGGACGAACCCGAATTTCAATTTCACTAATTCTTTCTTCGCCGGTAGCATTAATCCAGTCCTGATTATGAGAATACTCTAAATATTTATTAGCATAATCAATCTTCTCTGTAAGTTCTTCGGCTTGATTTAAATATTCAACTAGCTTGCCAGTTTGACCACCTAAAATTGCAGGCTTGCCTTCAAACAATCCTTGATTCATAAGCGAACGCGTCTGTTCATAAATAGCCTTCAGTCTTTCTAGATTACTTGCCTGTTCATCTAAATTAGGAACCTTAAGTTCATTTAGTATATCGCCAAAAGAATTGGCGATAGTTTCTTGATAATCTTTTGGAATATTATTTTCAAAAAGACGCGACAAAGAAGTATATGTCTGCTTGACAGCCGTTTTTACTCCTTTTGTATTTGCATCAAAATTAAAAATCGAAGACAGCCCATCTGTTGCTTTAGATGAGGTCTGAATTTGAGACAAAGCCTTTTCTATAGGATTGACAATGCTATCACTAAACGAAATGTTTCTTGCTTTCTCAATGCCATCTATACTCTCTTGAGTTTTTATCAATTCGTCATTAAAAACCCTAAGAGCGCTAGCCGCTTCCTCAGAAGAAGGCAAAATGTTGCCAAAAATATTTTCGTTCAGCTTTACATCAGGCTTGAAATTTATTTCATTAACAACTTTATTAATCTTTTCAATTTCGTCAATTGCAGATTCCGCATTAAATATATCTGTGGTTAATAAGTGTTTGTTTCTATCTCTAAAAGCCTCTATTTGCACAGACGCTCGTCCTAACGCTTCGGTGATATCGCGTTGCTTGTCTTCTGTGCTTACTTCGCTTTCTTTTGTCTTCTTCCTTTTTCCGTCAACAGGAGTCGTTGTTTTGCTTTCCATGTAGGCATCTTCAATACCAAGAATCAAAGCTTTTTGCTGATCGCTAAGTTCATTTTCAGCTCTAGCCAAAATGTCCTTAATCAATGTCTTAACAGTATCTCTTTGCTTACTAGCCTGAGAATTCTCCATTATTTTATAGCCATATCGATAATTGTCGTTTATCTCTTCATCACTAATAGTCTCAGGCAACACTATATTTTTCAGTTCTGCATTTTCAATATTAAGAACAAAATCTTCAGCAATCTTCGGATTAATATCGACGTCATAGGTTTTTCCAAATAAATTTTTAATAGCATCTTCCGAAGGTTTTAATGATACTGGAACAGGATCTTTTAAAGCCTCAACAATTTGCTCGATAAATTTATCTAATTTATAAGGAACGACCTCAAGTTTAATCTTCCCGTCTCTTGAAATACGTTTAGAAATAGCGTCAAAATCCATCGACCCGTCGCCACTCATATTGATAACGTTTTCGTAAATTGATTTGAGTGCAGTTAATTCGCTTTTAGCTTTTCTAAGATCGGTGACGCTTCCAGCCAAATTTGTATCAATGTTTATTCCACTAATGTCATTAAATCTATTATATATATCATCAGCCGTTTTACTGATATCGATGAGTTCATCATTATCAATCGCACCTAAAAAACGACCGTTAAATTCAGATATAGAAACATTTTTCCCACTAATACGTTCCATGGCACTGAGCATTGCTCTAATTTTTCCAGAATTACTAAAAGAGTCCTGCAACACACCCTTGTAATCTGAAATTGGGTTTGTTGCCCATTCACCAGCAAGTGTTTCCAAGTTGTCAATATAAACTTGAAAGATCTGCAACCCTTCTTGTATCTTTTCATTAAAAGTAGAAATGTCAGTGCCTTTAAATACTTTTTCTAAAACGCTGTTTAAACTTTCTCCGCCATTCGTAATAATATCTTTAGCCTGCTTAAATCCTTCACCAAAGAAATTATTATATTCACCAAAAGCACTTTTTACACTTTTTGCACTTTTGAGTTTATCGTCCGCCTCTTTAATCGCAGCATCAATACTCTTAATGCCATCTTCAAAGTCTTCAATCTTCTCTAATTTAAGATTATCAAATCCTAAATTATGGTTCTTTGCAATGCCTTGAGCTGTTCTTCCAAGACTTTGCAAAGCTTTCTCTGCATCTTGGATTTCGTCTGTTGGAACTAATCCATTTCTCGTGATTTGCTTAGCCATTTTTTCCATGCCAGACAAATCATAATCCAATTTTACTTTTAATCCACTTTTCCTCAATGCGCTATCAATAGCACTTATCTCTTTTAAAATTTTCTTAGGATCAGCGTCATCGACTTTGATTGCGATATGTATATCTTCTTTTTTATTAATATTGTCAATATCTCTAGATAATTGCTCGATCTTCAACGCTGCTATATCTAAGTCTTTTACGTTCGCTTTGATTACAGCCTCAATTTCTGCTACTCTCGCCATAAAATCTCCTCCTTATTTAAATGTTATTTGACACCATTTAATAACGTCATACATTTCATTTTCCCATTTTCTCCATAAACCACTATTGGGTAAGAAAGTTATCAGAGGCTCAGTTTTATGGTAATGAATATTATGTCCATGACTCCATCCAAGCGTGAGATTATGATAAGGTTCGCCATCATGCTCGCTTGCCCATGTGTTTGCATATTCAGGCAGTCCAATAATGCCACTATACATTTGCAAAGAATATACATATAGATTTGCTTCGCTATCAGAATATCCATGACGACTCGCCCACTCAGAACCATCAAAACTTAACCCATGATACTTATGAGGATCAGACCACCCTCGAATAACTATCTCTGCGACATCGCCACTTGCCTTGATATCGACCTCGTATCCAAAAGTTTCAGCCATATAACCATCACTAGAACCAAGTCCGGCACTCGCTCTCCATTCATTAATAATATCTTCAACAGTAAATTTCATCAGTCTTTTGCCTGGAGTTGCTACAGTCTTATAAATAGCATCTATTATATTCTTTTCAAATTGATTAATATTTATTTTGGCATTCGTCACAATCATCACCTTATTTATTTATATTTATTTGAGCCAATTGCATCAAAAGTGAATAATCTTGCCCTATTTTTTGTACTATTTCAGACAATAAATTACTCGATGACAACAAATCAAATTCTTCATATGTTAATTGAATGTCAATATTCGTGTAATATTTAACAACAATTAAATTAAAGAATATAAAAGCAACATAGGATTCGTATTTTGGATAGTCTTCTCTATGTTGCTTAAATATTTCCCTATATTCATCTACAATTTTAAATTTTTCTTTAATTGATATATATTTTTTTATCGTGACAACTCTTTCGATGTTTATTAAAGAACTTGTCTTTAATTTGGTAACTAAACTAGTTAAGTTCATTTTTTTTATTTCCCTTAAACAAAGAGCTAATAGCATCAATATCTTCTCTCTTTAAAGACTTAGTTATAGTCCCAATAGCTTCTGTTGCAGTCTCAATTACTTCTTTAGCAGAAAGAGATTCGATCTTATCTTCAGCCTCGATTAACAGCTTAGCTAGTTCTTCATCAATATGAAAAATTGCCTTTTTTGCAATTGCATATACGCTATTTTCATCTTCAATTTGTCTGATCAGATCATGAAGTAAAACTTCAAGATATTCATATTCAATAGTATCATAATGCAAATATGTATTGATGGCATCAGAATGCAACAAAATGTTTGTTACTTCTTCGTCAGAAATATCTACATCTTCAAAAAGATCCGTAGCTAATCTTAAATAGATGTGTGCCAAAGCAAAATGAATATCGAGTTCGTTATATCTAACAATACCATCTTCTACTTTAACGAAATTTTTAACCACTTGTTCAGCGATTAGTTTAAGTTCCTGACATCCAAGTTCTTTACATTCAACTTCTTTAAAATTGTCTTTATTCAAATCTGTAATTTTCATATTCTTTCTCCTTATAATTCTCCGTTATTCTGTTTTACAACACCATCTTTGGTAAAATACATTCCAAATGTGTCCTTAACTTCATTGTCATTATAAACACTAACCATACCGATTTCAGACCAGCCGTTAATCTCCCTTATGACTTCGGCGGGAATATTCATCCTGCTTAAATACGATGTAAAATAATGTCTAAAACTATGCGCATAAATATCTTCACTAAGCAGTTTACTCCAATGAGCAGTAAAGGTTGAGATATCTTTTCTTCGTTCGCCATGAGCGTTAACAAACATCCAATCATTATCAAATTCAGGTCTCACAGATAACCATTTATCAATATACGGCTTAGCTGCGATTAAGACATATTTATTCAATTGTTTGCCATTTTTCCCGCGACCCTTTGTCCTTATTTTTTCAGTTTGATACATGGCGCCATCAAAAATAATATTACTTTCAGTGAAATAACTAGTCTTCATCAATAGTAATTCTGCTTTCCTCATGCCAGAATAAGCAAGAATTGCCACAGCACATGCCTGTTCATATCTCTCTTCCGCTGTCAATCTGTCAAGCAATTCTTTAATTTGCTCATCTGTCAATACGGTCTTTTCTCTTACTGGTTCTTTTATTGGTGATTCAATCTTTGTAATTACACTTCTAAAATTTGGATATTCATCATCAAGTATTCTTTCAATATAATTCGATAAAGACGACAGAGTAGCTTTAACCCTTTTCAATCTCGCAGGAGACCATCCCAATATATCCATAGCCCATTTTTGCCATTTAATATAATCTCGTTTTTTTATATCCACAAAGAACTTATTATCATTACTCTGTAGATTCCAAACAAAGAAAGAATCCAAATCTTTGCTATATTGGTATACCGTCTGTTCCGATCTATCCACGGACTCTAGGTAGTCTAAGAAATCTTGTTTCAATTCCTTATTTTGTATGTTGATCTTAGCTAAGAGTTCATCATTGACCAGTCTATTCCAAACCGTCCTTCTTGACATTCTTCTTCGCTTCCTTTCGCTTTCGCTTTCGTATCTTTCTCTGCTGTGATACGTATTCATACGTACAAAATCCGCCATCGATCTTACTATATGTGTACCAATTGAATTTTACATCCGGGTACATATACCACATCATCTTGCGCTTTATCTTAGATACTGAATCAGGGAATCCTTTAATATCAATAACTTCAGACGAGCCATCAGCCCATTCAATATAAAAATCAGCCACATAGGTAATTGGTTTGATCTTGCTGCCATTATGACTAAATGGAGGCTGAAGAACGTATGGTTTTTGAAGTTCATAATGTGTTATCTCACCGTTATTAAATTTGGGGATAACAAAATCTCTATAGAAACGCATTTCAACCTGAGAATCAAAGACGATGTCATCGCACATTCTTTGATCTTTTTCACTTGATACATTATATTTACTTCTCGTCATTATTCTTCATCTCCATCCATTCCTGATAAACCTTATAGCTTTTCCTCTTATCTACCAAAAAAACTAGAATGTCTTCACCTGTCTTCAAATCACTGCTAGGATATATGTCCATGAGCTGTATTCCACGCTTCATATAAAATGCAACTTGTTTTGGATTTACAAGCCTAACACAATCTCTTGGATAATATACAAAATGAGTACTATCACTAATTACATAATCTCTTTCCATATTTCTTCCCAACCAAAAAAAGGGTATGTCCATGAGAGACATACCCTTGAATAATACACTCTCTATTTATTATTTTCTTTTTCCATCGTTCTTCATGATACGAGCAAGTAGATCCTTATTGAACTGAGACCAAGAACTTCTTCTTGATAAATTGCAGCCAGCTAAGATCTCTCTTGCTTCGTCCTGAGAAATGTTGTCTGCGTTAAAATCGCACAATACATGAAAAATAGTTTTGCAATTTTCATCATGATAATTCCTATACCAAATAGGTTTATTAGCATCTCTTGCGCAAGTAGGACAATACTCATATTCATGTCCACATAATAAACATTTTCTATTTAAATTTGCCATTATTTTAGTCTCCTTTTCTTTAATTTTTTTAAGCAAAAACGAGACGAAGTCGTTTCGTCTCTATTTAAAAAAATTAAAAGGGGAGTCTATGCAGACTCTCCCTATAATTTAGATCAACTAAGCTTCAACGTCGTCTTCTGCGAAGTAGATTTCGTATAATACTTTACCATCAGAACCACAGTAAGAAACCTGTAAATCGCCGTTGTAAGATAACTGAGCATCAGTTGTTAATGACAATGAAGTTTCTGGAGAAACCTGGAATGAAGGCAGTACGATATATACAGAACGTACTACGTCAGGAGAACAAGTGTCGATTGCTAATGCTTTTAAAGTTAATTTGATAGTGCCTGGGAACTCATCAGCCTTGTTGACAACCTTAACGCCGCTTGTAACTGTTCTGTTATATTTAACAACGAAATTAGCAGGAACAGTGTCAGTTGGAAGAGTTAAAGTAGTATTAGATACTGCGAATTCAGTTGCACTTGCAGCGGTAGCTAATGTATAATCAGTAACTTTAGTGCCGTTTGAAGCAATGCCAACAACCTGTACTGAATCAGCAACTAAGTTGTTAAGAGTAACTGAAGTAGTACCAGCTGCAACAGTCATAATACCTGGCATAACGATTGAATTTGCATTTGTTGCAACTGCTTTTGAAGTGCCAGTGCCAGCTGCTAAGATGTTGAAGTCAACAATTGCGTTATTAGCTTCAAAAGTACCTGATTTACCAGTATAGAATCTCTTGATCAAAGTGCCGTCTTTATCAACAGCGTCTTTAGATTCGGCAGTAATATTAATAGTAGCATCAGCTAACTGAGTTAAAGTGTATAAAATGTTGCCAGAAAAATCTTCAGCAATACCATACTGAATTCTGTCAATGATAATACCATCCATTGAAAATGCCATAATAATTTCCTCCTATAATATTTTTTTTGCATTGATATAATATAAAAAGAGGACAAGCAATATTTACTTATCCTCAGTTTAATTTATTTAAATCATTTAAATCTTGTTCGTGCAGATCGCGCATAAAGTTAACGTCGTTTTTATCAATTCCCTTAACATCGATAAAGCCAGAATATATACCCTTAAGCAAAGCTGTTGATCTTTCGTAAACCTGCAATCTTTCAACTATGTCAAAAAATTCAACAAGCCCCAATTCCTTTAACTCATTCTTCTTATACTTACATCCAGGATGACATAAAACAGAAGATATCAACGGAAATAAGACAGATGGCTGATAATCAATATTCCTTTGTTTTAATTCTTGTATTCTCAAATTTTCTCTTTCTTCCCAAATTATCGCCTCTTTAGTCGCTTTTCCCTTGGCTTTCTCCACCTTGGGATGTATATTAAACATCACCCTAAGATAACCAACAAGCTTATTATAGATCTCTTCATCTATATATATATCAGCGTTTTCTGGGTCGATAAGAATAACTTTATCATCTACTCGATAAGGTCTCAATTTGGACAAATCAAAATCGCCAAATACCAAATAAGTTTGATCTGGCGTAAGTATACTAGTTAAAGAACAAAACAATTCAAAATCGGTAATTTCATTCCAGTCATACCCATTATCCCATAATTCTAATCGCATTGAAGTCGTGTTTGCACACAACAAAGATGCAATGGAAAAGAATCTAGTCTCGCCGAATTCAATTATATCGCCAATGGATGGTTGGTGAATAATTAAATAATCAGTCACAGGATAATCTTCTCCGAAATACATCTTTAATATATCATACTTATATTCACTCATTTTAATCCTTAAATCATAGCCGACTATCTGACGCCAGCTTTGTTTATCTTGTTATAAACATCCTTAGGATTTAAAGCTTTATATGAAATTTCTCTATAAATATAACCGTCATTAGTTATATGACCGCTATCAGAATTTGGTTCAAGAGTTCCGCCCAGTTCATTCGTATAATCAAAAATGTTTTTAACAATCATCGATAATAAATCTTGTCTTGAAATACCCCAATCAGTTTTATGATCTTCAACATGACTTACTATTCTAAATGTAATTTTCTTATTTCTTCTGCCATCATAACCCTGATCAGAAACCTCAAAACAAACATAGTTTTTGATTTCATCCTTAAGGTCTGGCAGTTTCATAAAATCGAAAATACAAACATCTTTATACGCTTCACCAATTAATTCTTCGCCTTGTTCTTCTATCTTCGCACAATGTAAAGTTCTTAATAAATCTTCATTGGCAAGCAACATCCTCATGATTCTGTATTTATATCTCCACAGATCATCAATGCGCCCCAAATCAGTATCCTGCATAGAACGTGATAAAATGTCTTGCATTTCTTGGGAAAGTGCTGGCTCTTTTACTTTTTCTTCAAATATCGCCATATTACATACTTACCTCCAATTCATGCATTTTAATATAACTACCATCTTCGTCGGCAATAACGACTCTGATGATATATTTTGCAAGTTTTTTATTTATACATTCAATATTAACAACAAGATCATCAATATTGATAATTAAATAATCCGTAAGTTCTTCTGGTTCATATTGAATATCATCAACATAAAAACGCCAAAAGAAATCTTTAGCCGTACCCTCAATGCTTGGCACGGCAGTTAATTTTACGGGAGTGCCTTTATAGTAAAGTTTATTTTCTGAGCAAATGAGATACCACTCGTTAACACTTGAAGTAGACGACGCGTCAGTCGCGTTTAACGCCTTTGTTTTGATGCAACTACATATCATATGATAATTACCACCGAATCCATCCGGAAGATCGGAAATAGGTGCAACAAATTCATGACTAGTATCATCATCAATAACGCCGATATAATCTATATGTCTATTGAATAAAGCCTGTGTCATATAGAGTTTTGATATACCTAATGGCGAAGTGTCTTTGACTCTTGTAACCATAAATGTTTGAGGACGTGTGTCAGTATCAGTAATAATAAATCTCTGACCATACAAAATGGTTTTAGCATCTTCTCTAGTAGGAATAATAACACCGTAATTGCCTTCGATGCTAGAACCGCCTAAGTCGTCAGTATCTACCATTTTAAAGTCATTTGAATCACTCATTCTTAATACACAGACACAATTATGATAGTTCTTATCTTCGTCAACCCATTCAATACACCAATTACATCTTAATACGTTATATCTGTCAAATGTAACTCTATGATCTTTGCCAACAATCATCCATTTCTCAGTGATATCTTTTTCGCTGTCGTAAACATCGATGTAAAATCCAAATCTTTCCTTACCGTCATTTTTGTGAAATTTGTCCTTAAACAAGACTTCAGGCTGATATCCGGGTCTAAATTGTACATAATATTCAACTTCATAACCCTCAGCCTTAAACGTTTTGACCTTTTCAAATTTGAAATCGACAGAAGATAATGGCGACATCTCCCAGTCATATATAATTCCTTTACGATAATTCTGGTCTACATCAAAAAGATGATTCATTAAAATGTCAGAATCTTTTGTTCTTCCGCTGCCTACATATCCTTCACCCAAGGCAAGCTGCATTCGCCTGAAAAAGATATCTTCCATATTTAGACCTCCACGATATCATCAATTAGTTCATGTGCATCTAATATGATTTTCCTATAAACTTTATAATTATGGTTTTCCTTTTTATACTCAATTCTCGCTGATTCAATAAGATTCATGATCTCAATCATTTGGGTAGGGTAGTTTAATAATTCATTTAATCCATTCAATTTATATTGAACTTTATCAAAATATCCATCTAAAATAGGATTTTCTTCTTCTGCGTAAATAAGAAGCCAATGAACTAACGAATGGATTCTTTTTTTATAAGCCTCAAATTGTTCATCGGGCAAAACGCCATATTTATACTTCATTAGTTAAAATACTCGTTGTGCGTATATCTATAATTTCTAAATAATTTAGAAGCTCGATTACGACAATCCTCCTGAACTTCATGGACTCGTCTTAGATGCGTAGACTGATCCGTCCACTTTTCCTCTCTGGAACCAAGCATAGAAATTGTGAACTGCAAAGAATTTACAACTGGTTCATACCAAGCAACAACCATATACAAGCTGATAGCTTCAATTTCTCCATAATCTAAATCATCTGCAAATTCTGCCAGCCCATCATCTCTATCTGAAAGATTATGAGGAGTTGTAAAACCCTCCATCTCAATCATTCCCAGAGCTGATTCTAAAAACCCTAAAAGATATTCTTCTTGTTCATCTTCTTCTAATTGAGGTAAATTTTTATCTTCAATCTTTCTCAAGAATGAAGAATATATTTTCTCATATGAAGTTGCCACTAAAACACCTCATTACTGGATAAGAATAATGAGAGTTGTGCCATATGCCTCATCGACCGCTTTGATTTTATTGATAGAATCAAATTCACCTGAATCAATCAAAGTACTCATCTGAGTCAACAATGCATTCTTATAACCCTCTTTTAAAGTAGGAAGAACTGCTTTAAATTGAGATAGCGGCAGATTTAAAATGTTATTAATATCATTGTCTTTAACTTCTTCATACATTTCTCTTACATCCTTCCATGAAGGCTGACTCAAGAACTCCTCATCTTCAATGATGAAATAAGGAGTGTATAAATAAGGTGACTTTGTATATTTAAGATAATTTAAATCGCCAACTTCAACCTCAGCAGTATCTCCTGAACTGCCCCACACATATCTATTTCTAGATTTCTGACCAATATAAATCAACTCACCAGCGGTAATAGAGCGAGTTAAAACCATATCTCTTTCGCCATATTTTTTTTTAGCGACAGACGACTTGGTTGTTCTCTTAACTGTGCTAGTCGTCTCTTTTTTTGTTTCCTTAGCTTTAGTAGTAGCCATTTGAACCTCCTTTTATTTCCTAATACCTAATATGAATATATTAAGGCAAGATTGTAATCATACCAAATTTCTTGTTGATAACAGTTGCGATACCCATCTTCTGCTGATATTCATATTCCATAGTCATATCCATGTTGACTGCTGGATCAGTAACCTGCATGATCTGTGCATCGCCTTCATCATACATCTTGATGAATTTATTATCGCCTAAAGGCATGATTAATAATTTATCGTTATCTACTAAACGAGTAGTAACTGAATTGTTGTCAAATACCTGAGGGATCTGAGCAACTTTAACGCCTTCCCATAATGTTACATAACCAAGAGAGCGTCTTTCGTTTTTATCAGCATCAGCGATGTAATTAACGTCTGCCATTGCTGATAATTTGCTTAATGCAATTCTTGTACCCATGATTACAACTTCATCGCCAGTTAATGCCTGAATGTCATCAATTAACTGAAGAACTGTTTCTCTGTTAGCTGCAGTCATCTGTAAACTCTTAGTGAATGTGCCTGTTGGAGTTACCTGAGCTGGAGCTGCCATAATAGCTGCATACAGCATAGCATTAACTTTCTTGTCCATTGCTTCATAGATTTTCTGAACGAATTTAGCCCAGTCAACACGACCAGCCATGAATAATTCAAATTCAGTATAAATCTTTAAACCATACCAAGAAGTTTTAACAGGGAATGTTTCGCCAGCACCAAGCTTCTGACGGATAATGTCATGGTGGTCGCCTGATAATTCTGATACAGTTAAGATAGTATCATCTTCTACGTAGAATTCATTGATATCGCCATCGTTACCATTTCTATATTCTACGAATTCTTCAAAGAATGGGTTGTTCTGCCAACCAGTCTGTAAAAGATTAGGGACTAAAGTTTCGATCACTTCAAATACTTCAACATAATTTCTACGAATTGCTTTACGAATTTCTTTTCTTGATGCGCCCTGTTCAAGATCTAATACCTGAAAGAATACTTCGCGAATTTTGTCGTTAGCTTCTTTTTTTGATACGCCCTGAATGCCAGCAGCTGTATCTTCCATTAACTGCTCAAAAGAAGAGAAGTTAACGTTTTCAAAAATGGTTCTATTTGTTTTAGTTCTAAATTTCATTTTTCATTACCTCCTCTTACTTAAGCACATACTAATTTGCCTGTACTAGCATCTGCAGATACTGTATGACCTACAGTAACATTGCCAGTGAAACCTTCTGCTGATAATTCAAAGATATCATCAACATGTAATTCATAAGCACGAACGATGTCGCCTTTTTCATTGTAGAAATTACTTTCCTGACTCAAACGAGTAGTATAGTTTTCATGAATTAATGGTACCTGTAATACCAAATAATCGCCTTCAACAGCAGTAACTTCAACATAATAATTGCCATTAGCAGCTGTATCAATAACAACACCAGCAAATGTGCTAGAAGCTGCACCCTGAGCATAAGTTTCAGGCTTAATATAAGCGCCTTTAGTGATAATAACGCCATTGTCAAGAGTATCGCTAGAAACAACTACATTAACAATATGACCTGCAGTAGTAGCTTTTAACTTACTTGAACCAGCAACGGCATGTTTTGTCAGTCCAAATGAATTTGCCATAATAAATTCCTCCTATTAAATTTTTAGTTAAAAAGACCCGGATACATTTCATCTTTTTTGTCTTCTACAGTCTTAGCAATTTCAAACGTGCGTTTTGCTGTCTTTTCTTTATTGGTAGCGAAGAGTCCGCCACGTTTAACACATTTTGCAAATGCTAATTCTGCTTTTTCTTTTAATTCTTCAACAGAATATTTGTCCATATTACTTCTCAAATTAATAAATTCCTCAGAGTTTAAAAGATCCTCATAGGATTTATCCTCAAATACCTTTTCTCTTTCAGAATGCAATTCTTTTTCTTTATAAGAATTCAATTCTTCAGATGCAAGGTTGTAATTTGAACGCAACTCTGCCAAGTCTTCGATTTCGTCTTCTGTAAGATACTGGGCATAAACCCTAACACGATCTCCAACCAAACTATAAGAACCGTCTTCTTCTTTGTAAGCCTGTTTAAAAGCAGTCTCACTCCAGAAATCAACCATAATAACATGGTTATCATATACAAGAACTTGATAGAAGGTGTTGTCTTGTTCAGCATAAGTATCATTAACAAGAATGCCCAATGCCTGAATGACTTCATTCATTGATAATTCAAAACGAAATTCCTTGTTGCCAAACTTAATTGAAAAATCTTTCTTAGACTCTTCTTCAATCTTTTCCTCGTCTTCTGGATCTTCTTCATCGTCGGAATCTTCTTCTGGTTCTTCTTCGTCATCAGATTCTTCATAATCCTCGAGTTCAATTTCTTCATCATCGATAATCACATCTTCTTCGGAAGCTCTTTCTACGACTTCTTCAGCTTCAGCGATTTCTTCAAATTCTTTTTCCAAAGCGTCATTTCCTCCTTCCTCAAAAGATGCGGGATTGTTTCCCATATTAAAAGATGCAACCTTCTCTTCTAGGTCTGCCACTCTCTTAATCAAATCTTCGTCTACATCGAATGTGTTCTTTACAGAAAAATCTTCAAGTGAAACATGCGCACCGATCATACCCGGTTCGACCTTTTCGCCTAACAATGTGACCGCAAGAACTTCAATGTCTGTCAATTCAAGCAATTTGTCTTTTGCAGAATAACTCATCTCATTGACTGCCAATTCAACAGAACAATCAGTTCCACCTTTACGTTCAATGATATTTGCAGCATGAGTATAATCTCTTGGAACTGCAATCTCTGCGTAGATAAAATCTTTATCAAACTGCTCATCATGTTCAATATATGGTTCTTTAGATGTAAAACATCCAACTTGTTTTTCAAGATAAATCATTTCATCTTTATCTTCATCGTATTCCATATCATGACTTGTAAAATCTTCATTTTCCCCCTCGCCAATAAAATTGGCAAGGACTGGCTTGTACGCCATATTTTTGATTGCCTTTTCGGCAGCTTCTCTTGTGACAGAAGAGCCATTTCTATTTTTGCCGATATGGAATGCCCTAATGGGGCAAACTAACATTGATTGATACTCTTCTTCTTTATCAAAATTAAAAGAAGAGGGGATTGACACAATGATTTGTTTCCCTTCTTCTTTAGCATTGAAATAAGTAAGATTATGAGTAGAGCAGAATGTAAACAGATCCCCTAAAGTCAGAATCTTGTTCATGGTACATACCCCTCTCTAAATATTTAGCTTATTAGTAAACCTAATTTTTAATTTATTATTATTGTCAAATCTTGCCATCAGGCTTTTATCATTAATAAATACCCATTCATTATGCATGTCAGAAATAAGTATAAACCCCGCATTGATCAAAATGTCCTTTGAGTCTTGGCTATTTGTTACAATAAACTTATCCATTTCTATTCCTTCTATTCTTCTAGATAATCTCTAGATCTGTCTCCAGATTCAGAGAGTTCACCCTCATCTTTTCTTGGACGACCCGTTTCATTTATTAAATCGCCCGTATTCATAGTGTTGGATGACTGCATTGGAATCATTTCTGACTGCAGACCTAATACCTTGGTCTCTAAGTTTAAAAGAGACAATGTGTCTAATTCACTCAAACCTTGCAGCGTTCCAAGTATAATTCTGTTAGGGACGCCATAAGTTGCGTTTGTTCTAATTTCCTGAACGAAATCAGATTTCGTCTGCTCTGTTACATTTAAGAATTTAACAACACTTGGATTTGTTAAATGCATTGATAAAAATCTATTAACCCAAGCTTCGGTCTGAGGCAAAAGAGTCGCAAGTGCCATATCTTGGTCGGCTTTAACAGCACCCTTCCAAGCAATCGAGTTAGAAACCTTTGAGCCTAAAAGGATCTGACCAGCACCGCCAATATCCAAAACGTTTTCTAGTGCCTTTTGAATCTTGTTTGTATCTGTAGTCTGATCGTCACTAAAAGATATAACCTCAGTGTCTAACCCCGGCAACAAAGCTGCAGCAGAGTAGTCATTTAAATTCGCAATCATTTTATTGTAGAATTCAATTGCCGTATCAAGCAATACGCCAAAATCATTAGCTTCATTAGAACCCTTTAACAATGGAATTTTTAGTAACAACAGCTTATATATCTGTTGTTCATCAGCAATAGCTTGAATATCCTTAAGGTCTTCAAGATTGATCAGTTCATTAAATATTCCTAAAAATGGCGGGGTGGGAACTTTGTAATTGTCTGTATTCACTTTTAAGCAAATACAATTTTCATCTGGCATAGGAACATATTTATTTTTAATCGTGTCTTTCTGATATTCCTTCCACATCGTTGTGAAAGGCTCGCCCCAAAGCTCAAGTGTGTCCTGTCTGCTCTGAAAATAACTCATGTCCATATCAAACGCGTAATCGCCAGTATCATAAACACCAGTAATAACACAATAATCAGGATCTAGCTGCAGAACAAAGAATTGTTCGTCATCATAATAAACACAACCGAAAAATACGTCCTCTTTCCAACATGTAGTATAAATTGGCTCAAAAACCAAAGGAAGGTTCATGTTTTCTAAAGTCTTTAGCGTATCATAATAGGACTTTAATATTTCTTCATCACTAATAGGTTCAACTAAATTGTTTAAAGGAATAACACTTCTATATCTTAGATTTATAAAATCAGCATTAAATTTAATAATGCGTCTATAGATTTGTACTCTGTTATATAAAAATCTGCTGAGATTTCGCAATTGTCTTGCGTTTTGCTCAGGATTCTTCATATATGTACGAAGTGTTTCTTTGCTAAACGTGCCTGACGTAAATGTTGTTGAAGCAGAAGGATCAACTAATTGAGTAACTTTATCCGATCTATCGAAAATGCCTACTCGATCATGCCATTTGGCATAAAAATCTTCCAACTCTTTTTGTCTTACTGTTTTTATTTTAGAGTTTTGATTTTGTTTCTTTCCATTAGCCATATTGAACCTCCTCTCTTCTTATAATAATCCTATATGTCTTGTTGGTTTTTTTGTTAAATTAACTAGTTCTTCTACCATTTTAGAACTATCCGTGTTATTCTTTTTTTCTTTTGATAATTTGTTGAGAACCCAATAGTTATAAGCAACCGACGAATATCTGTCTTTTCTCATGCCGGGCTTTTCATAGATGCGTACGAGATTATTATTCGCTATTTCGTACTCTAAGTTAATAAGTTCGTGAACCAACAGCGATGTTTGCAAATAAGGCATTCTATATAGCGCCTGCTCTCTTGGATCAATTTTATAAAATGACTTGTTTGTTTCTCTGAGATAAGCGTCTGCATCAAACTCATTTATCAGAAGACGAATACGTCCATTTCTGAACCCGCTTCTTAATAGTCTGCTGATATCATTGTTAAATGATGCGGTCGCCTTGATTGCATAAATACATTTCTTGGCGTCTTTTACTTTACATCTAGATGAAAGCTCATCATTGTTCGCAACATTCAAAGCTTTGTAATACTCGCCAGTCTCATCATCCATATGATCCATTAGAATATAGTCAAGGACACCAATTCCGACACCATTGTAGTCCACGACCAAAGTGTCACATTTAAAGAAATAAAACGTACTCATTATCTTCATGCCGAGTTCATCTGTTGTAAGACCCTCATAATTTCGCAGATAAACTATATTGCTCATATAATCATCATTGCTAAGAGGCACAGCACTATTAACAATGAAAGACGCAGCGTCATTGTTATTCTTTTTAGACGACATCAACGCAACGTCAACAGACAATATTCTTCGCTCTCCATCAATTAATTTTGGCGGAGGCTCTCTTTTTAATTTATACAATTCCATCGGATAAAAAGCTTTATTCAGTTTTCTACAGCTATCAACATCTTCAAAAGTATAGAAAGAACCATTTGTGTCGCTGTAAAAGACTGCATCCATCTCAATAGACCAAGTGATATCATCGAAATCATCTTCAGACATTTCATCTTCAACTTGTGATTTCATCAGCAACCCTTCCTTTATAGATAGCTGATAGGGAAGGGCACAACAAAAATACTTCTTGCCAAGCATCATGTTTTTAAAATATGCTTGTAATTTCTTGTAAGACCAATGTGATTCATACCATGCTGAACTCATATATATTTCCATATTTCGTTCTAAGAGATGTTTATATTGAGGCTTACCTAAATATAATGGAGCACGAGGAGCAGATAAAAACTTTTTTAATACAGTATTAATAGTCTTTTTGTCAACAATTCTAAATTCATCTACAATTAAAATATTTCCTCTGTTACCTCTGGCATTATCATTCGGAATCACAACTGTCATAAACGATCCATTTTTAAATTCTACGCGTCCATCATTTGCACCAATCTTTATCTTCTCAATCTCATTGTTTAGATTGGCTGAACCCCATGTATAATTCTTAAGAAATTCATCCTGAATCTTCTGAAGTATTTGATTGCCTTGCGGTCTTGTACCAGAGCAAATGACAACTTTTGATCCAGGGAACAAAATACATCTAACGCAACAGAAAAGGGCAGTTAGCCACGTTTTTCCCAAGCCCCTTGCGGCGATAAACATAAAGAAATAATTATGCATCATTGCATAAATAAGTATTTTCTGGAATACTTTTAGATTGATGTTTAGATAATCTTTGACGAATCTTTGTGGATTCTCTCTATAATATGCACACCTTTTTGCCACGGTCTGCATTGTTTTGTTGTATTTTTCTAGCTCAATCTGCTTTTCCGTTCTCTTACTCACTATCTACATCACCGAATATTTTCAAGAATGTATCCTCTACATTTTCATCTTCATCAACATATTCTGGCTTATTTACTGTGTATTGTTTTATATAATTTTCGTAGATTGAAGCTAAAGGATTGGCTAAGTGCAATGTTTTGCTAAGATGACCTTTGAAGAAAACATCGAGATATGTACCAATCTTATCAACGTCCTTCAGATCATCATCAGCTTTAGGAATAGGATCTTCATTCTCCCATTCTTGAATCAAAGTTCCGAATGTTTTTGATTCAGTAAAGTTGCTTGCAGCATTCTTCTTAGGCAGGATATCTCCAGAGTTGAGTAAATCCTGCATCGTTCTATCTAAGTCTTTAGTTGGTTTGCCCTGTCTAAGATTTTTCATCCTCATCAGTTTGTTGATTGATAAGGCAATGAAGATTTCTTCCTGTGCTTTTGTCTGGCACTCATATCTTGTGATCCAGTCATCATATTCTCTTCTCAGGATATCATAATCGCTTTCACTATATCCTTTACCAAATCTTCTGATTGTTTCACCGTCTATTTTTAATGCGCCATCATCACTTAATGATTTGGTTGATCCAAAAACAGAATCTTCATATGTCCAGTTTTTATACTGAGGCAACGAAGAAACGGTCGATATATATTTAGAAAATGGAGAAGACTCAAAACCTTCTTCTTTCTTTTTTTGCTGCTTAGTATATACGCTGTCTATATAAGGCAGGTTCATTTTCCTTAAAACCTTCATGACGCTTTCTTTGGTTTCATTAGGTTCAGCGTCTTTTGACGTGCGCTGTTCAACTTCCATAAGGGTGCACTCTTTACAAATAGGATAATATCCTTGTCCGTAACTCTTGCTTATATAAAAAGACTTTTTTCTTGAAAGAGGTCTGCCACATTCTGGACAAATAATTACCTCTTGCTTTAAAAGTCTATCATAGTCACTAGCTAAATCCATATATTCCTTACGAAGCAAACTAACGCTCATGTTTTTAATTTGATTTGTACTCTTATGAGCTTTTATTGGAGACGCCATATCGTTCACTTCCTTTTATGCGTTTATTCAAATACAATAGGGTATAACCCACAGATTCCAAGATCATTCATAACGAAGCACATCTGTGACGGTTTTCCACTAATACGTTTTTCAATGCAGAACTGGTCTCCGCTACCACAGAGACTTCCGCCTCGAATCATTTTTATATTGCTGGTGTCGGCAAACGAATTCGTGTGCATATGTCCACAAAGCACAGCATAAGGGAACTTTCTAGTCATCATGCATAATTTTTGAAGACCTGACTGTGTAAAAGAATCATAATCCCCATGTACAAGAAGAATTTCTTTGCCTCTCACCACGATACTGCCAATTGAACAGTCAATTTCATTTGGGATATAAGTAAAATTATCAATACTGTTAAGCATGTTTTCTACATAGAAAGAAATCAAATCATCCAGTCTTTCTGAATGTAGCGCATCTTCTTTCCTGTCTAATCTGCTATGATTGCCACTCACGCTTGCAAAATACACATGATTGAACATTTTAGCGAGTTTAAAGCAGAAATCTGTGACTAATCCAGAAGCGACCTTAACCTGCTCAACAACATTTTCTCGATTTGTAATTTGAATACTTTTATGTATATTGCCATTGATTGCATCTCCAAGCAGACATACGTAAACATTATCGACATTTTCTCTTTTACCAATTCTGACCACCTCATCACAATAGTCATTGATCCTTCTTTCAGCTATTTCAATACTATATTCTCCAAAAGTATTGTCGCTAGTGGCACCGATATGTAAATCAGTAAGCATGACTACCATATCTTTATCCTGACAATCAACATAATTTTGTCTTTCGCCAGAAACATATTTTTCTTTGCCTATGCTTTTCAGTTCTTTTTCAAGCAGATCAAACTTCTGTTCGATTCTAGCTTCGATTCTATTCTGAGCATTCCACGCAGCTCTTTCATCTCTGAACTGAACCTTCATTCTTTCGAGCTGACGGATCTTATCCTCAAGCTCTTCAATGTACTGGTCGTCTCTCATCTTAGAAAAGACATCTTCATACATTCTTCTGGCTGCCTGATATCTTTTTCTATAGGCTGACTCGTCATAATAATGATCCTCATCTCTGCCAAGCTCTTGGTTGATTCTATAAGAAATTTCTTTCCAGTTTGGAAGCATACCAGAGTCTACCAGCTGTCCAATTCGCCAAATATATTGTGATTCATTCTCATCTGATCTTTTATTCAACAATTCTTCATTCAAATCGTATTAATCCTCCATTTATTCATTGTTAATCCAGACAAAAGAAGAGTCGCCTGAACATGACGACTCTTCTTAGTCAACTCCTCCGGGAGTCCCGACCTTTTTTATATAAACAGAAGCAATGGTTCTATGCCAAAATCATTCAATACAAGTGTCACACCGTAGCCATTTTGTCCTGTTTATTTAATGATAATTATGGTTGCAAGTCGCAGGAGTCGAACCTGCTATCACCAGTTTATGAGACTGGTATGATTTTCCGTTTCACCCGACTGCAATGTGTTATTTGACATCAACAATCCTATTAAAACATAAAGTATCCGCCCTCCAAATTGAGGGTCGGATCATTATTCAATGCCGAGTGTGCAGTTTCAATCACACGCATCTTCTATGGGTTGCATCTCAAAATGTCCCACGTACGAAGCAGCTATTGTCTTACGAACTTTTAATACTTGTTTATCGACATTTGAATATTGTTAAAACGTCTCCCCATGGGACACATCGTTGAGAGGTGTGGGGAGTCCTGTTAAAATTATAGTACTAAGCTTTGATAATAATTATCCTAGTAGTAATTATATTATGCATATAGTTTTCATCTTCCCACATGCCATACAAAATATCATATGCGTTTCTAATCAGCTTAAAATGATAAGTGTAGTCCGTATAATTATCCCATTCATATAATTTATAAGATTTATTTGAACTATATTCTCTTTCTTCTTCATCAATGTATATTTCTTCAAGAAGCCCATTTTCAAAATTGCAGATAACATCCTCATCAATCCAGCCATGATGAGAAAAATTATTTTTATCTCCGAGCCGATATAGAGTTGCAGTATCTATTGCTATGATTTCGATAGAATCTTCTTTGCAATAACGAAGTTCTTCCTTAATTTCTTCAGATAGTTCATTTATTAATAACTCTTTTCCCTCTATCCGAGAAACTCTCAACGCATCGCGAAATGTTGACTGAGTCCAGTAAAGGGGGACAAGTCTATATTTCCCCTCAAAATCCTTGACATAGGGATCAATACATTTCCATTCTCCATCAGCATACGCTTCTGCATAAACATAATGATACTCTGACATATTTCCTTGTAATCCTTCCTGACTGATTGCCGAATTTAAATGATTCGTGTAATTCAAACTCTTAAAAAGCAATGTTTAAAGGTAAAATATTAAAAGAAATTACATAAATAACCTTTAAAAATAGTTTTCCCCATTTACTTACTCTGAATATAAATTGATGATCAGTCCTAAAATATCTGCGAATCTATCAATATCTTCAATCGTATTCTCTTCATCCCAAGAAACTCTGATACTTTTTCTTACTCTTTCTTCGTCAAACCCCATTGCCAAAAGAGTTTTTGATGGCTTCTCTTCAAATGCTGCGCATGCAGTTCCAGCACTTACAATGATCCCGTATTCATCAAAAATTTCAACAACATTCTGAGCAGAAATAGGCAAATCAATGTAAAGATTGATTATAGATGGCAGGCAATCTTCAGCAGGAGAGTTGATCTTGACCTGCTTATACTGTGAGATATCTGAGAGCAATCTCTCTCTTAATTTAGTTGCATGCTCATTGTATCTGTCATAATCAATGTCTTCTATGGCATATCCTAAAGATAGAATGGCTAGCGAATTTAAAGTACCGCCACGCATCCCATTCTCCTGAGTGCCATAAATAATAGGACTTATCACATCTTCATCTTTGATATATACAACGCCCACGCCTTTTAAGGCATGGAACTTATGACCTGAAAATACCGCCCCGTCCAGATCAAGATCTGTAACATCAACAGGAATCTTGCCAACAACAGTAGTCAGATCACTCATGAAAAAAGCATCTCCAAACTGGTGACAGCGTCTTGAAATCTCTTTGATATCCTGAATGACACCTGTTTCACTGTTGGCATATCCTACACTGATGAACCCTCTATATGGAATATTTTTATACCAGTCTTCATTAACTTTGCCATTATGATCAACATTGATACGCTGATCAACGCCCCAATTGTTTCCAAGAGAAGGGTGCTCTACTACTGTCTGCCATCTTTGTTCATAATCCCAGTTTCCATCTGCCAGCATTGCGTTTCCTTCAGATGCTCCTGAAACAAAATAGATGTGTTCAGGTGTGGTGTTAATGAGATCAGCGACCTGTTTTCTTACTCTTTCGATCTTTCTCTTGACTTCAATAGAACAACTGTTGGCAGAAGAAGGATTGTAATAATCTTCCGCCAAAGTTCTTATGTCTTCAAGAAATCTCCTGTTAGGCGCCGTTGTGGCAGCTTTATCCAGATTAATCATCTGTGTTTCTTAAACGTTTATGATGTTCGCTTTTTGTTGCTGGAGACGGAACGAAACGAATGGAACCCATAACCTTGTTGTTTTCTTCTACTCTGCCTGTGTGGAAATTATACATCTTTTCCAATTTCATATACGCAGTAGAAAATTTGCCGATCTTATAAAGCGTGATATCATCGGCGTCAACCAGATGTTCTCTGAGCACATCATAAAATGTTTCCAGTACCTGTTTGGTATCAGCCTTTGATATATTGGGCACTAGATCATGTACCTCATTTAAAATATCTTTCTTAGTAATATTTAAATTCATTAATTTTTCTCCTTTTTATTCAATTTTATGCTCAATATGAGCAACACTTTTCTCTCATATGTTCATTAATGTCCGTTTTTAAAAACATACCGACTATCGGGAGTTCGGAAAAAACTAAATCGTTTCTAGGTGATGTACAAATTACACCTATTATTGCGGTTTTTTATCCATATTTCCACTAAAACATTTTAATAAACAGTTAGGATTGATATCATACAGCACCTTTAGCAGAAGAGATTTGTTCTTGCCAGTAGTAGAATCAATGTTCTTTCTATTCTGAACCTGTGCCTTTGATATCAGAAACGCTCTGTCGATCAGCCATGACATTAATCCTATGTATGTATTTGAAAGATATATATGCCTGATTTCTTCTAATAACGTTTCTAGATCATCTTCCAGCCTCAGATATTTATCTGAATCTTCATCAGGCAACGAATTATATACATCAAGCTGATACTTCTGAATTAGATCTTCTACCTTTTTACATCTTCTTTTTGTTAGTTCCATTGGAAATTTAACAAAGAATTGACTCATAGGGATACTTGGCGTGCTGTAGTAGACACGAGGAAACTTCATACTATACAGATAATTCATCGGACAATGAAGCTTATGGTTTGGTGTTTTTATTTTATTCTCTTTTTTGCCGCTGGAAATATCAGCATTAATCTTCTTATCCCATTTATTTTTTCTGTTCAGCACGAACCAGAAATCTGGATATCTGTTCTCTTCAATATTCATATCTTTTTTTATACGAGAGATTTCTTCTCCTATGTCTATGTCGTATGCTCTTTTCGCATTATCAATAGCACATTGAGCTAAGATTGATAATATACATACGTAGTCTGAATATTTCTGATCGGTAAAATTATAGGAATAAGTCAGACATAGCTGTGCCAGATTACTAGACTCTCCAATTGCCACGCTAGCAGCGGAAAGATTATTATCAACTTTGGCAAAATCTTCTAATGTATTTGAATAGATATTCTTTTCCTGTGGAATATTATTGTCAATAGTAGGGTAGTTCTCATAACAAAACTTTGCATGAGAAGCAATTTCAGGCTGATTTGTCGTGTATATGCTGTCCGAATCCTGATCAGATCCATTATTCCTTGACTGGAAATCAGTCTCGATCATATTTACAGCCACAATCAAATTGCCGAATTTAAAATATCTTTTAAAATACTCATGAGATATATTATGCAGATATCCCATGTTGTTACGAGAATTGAATGGCGATCTGAATGCTGCAAGATATTCACCAGCATCAAATCTCTCCGTATAGCACTGAATAGAATCCTCTTCTCTTTTAAAAGTTGGATCTTTCAGAGGATCTTCTCCAACACAATGAAGAAGCATGGCATAAGGATTTCCTACGATAGTCAGGTTATCAGCATTCTGCAGTATTCTTCCGTTTCTGAATTCCTTTATGTAAACGCTTATGATCTTCGCTCTTCTCTGTCTAAAGTAGTCGCTGTTTATGAAGGACGGATCCTGTTCAACCAGCTTCAGCAGCACTTCATAGTCGTTGCTGAAGTTTTTCTTTTTGTCAAGATATTCCAAGAACACATCACTGTCTCCTTTTAGAGCCATAATATAATCAACGCTTTCAGTTATGACTTCCTTCATAGTGTCCTCATTTAGAGCATTGACCATCTGATAGGACATCCTCTGTACATTTCCCAGCTTTGAAGAATGAGCAGTCTTGACTATGCCAAACATACAATCATTCTTTCTTACCCAGTTACACCAGTAGTCATAGGTAACACCCAGCTTCAGATACTTCATAGCATTGTCTGTTGTGATCAGTCTGATGTCTTTGACAAGATGATCATTGCCAAACATGTCTTTTATAATAGCCGTCTCATATTCATCGCCATAATAGTCTTTCATGAACAATTGAATGTTTGTTCTGAATGCTGCCATCTTACAGAAATGCTGTCTTAGAAGAATGTACCCATGTCCCCATGACGGAAATATAGATTCATCGATGAGAGCCTGACCGTCAAACAACGTGTTCTTCACCTTGTAGTCTGTAATCCTCTTGGCGTAGCAGTGTCTATCTTTGTCTGTTTCAATAGATATCGCATCTTTTCTGAAGAAAGAGTCAACGTCTTTCAGGACGACGATCTCTTCTGGAGTGATCCTGATCCTATCTATGATAGTAGATGTCGCGAGGGACTGATAAGCCCCCAGCTCTACAATAGGAGCATTTCTCTTTGGGATCCTGATCCCCATTCTCAGGAATTCAGCAGCCTGCTTGTAAAGACGATCGGTTATAAAGACTACAGAACCTTTCTTTGCTTTGCCGGGAGTTCTGTAAAGCATTTTATAGTGAACAGATGTTGTGCGTATTCCATTCTTTACCTTTTGTTTATATTCTATTGTGACTCCGTCTTTATAGAATTCTTTTCGTATCTCCTCTTTAGAACATTTTCTGTATTTGTCTTTGTTCTCTTCTATCCGCTTAAGAATCTCCTGATAGTCTTTTTTCTTTTCTTCATCCGCATCCTTCATCTTCTTTTTGATCTTGGATACCTGATTTTCATAGGAACTGCTGCCATAGGAGAACTCCAGACAAATGACATCTCTAGTAGATTTGCCTTTGTATATCTTTAGCTTTGGCATGAGAAAGTCTAAGAATAGACTGTTGGTCAGCATGGCGTCCTTTGTCTGATAATGAGAACGAACTCCAAGATTGTATTCATAAATTGAACCAGCCTCGTAGTTCTTTATCTTGTAACCAAATTCACCCATTTAACTCCTCCTTCTAAATGGAATATGTTAATACGATCTGATGAAATCGTAATTAATTGATCGGGAAGTCTGTATCTTCCTCTGTTTCTCTGTTTTTGTAGAAGTAGCTATTGTATTTTCTGATAAACTCTTCGCAGATGTGTCTGTCTTCATATCTGGAATAAAAGTTAAAACCATCGAAGCTGTTATCTTTTTTTGAACAATAAAGAATATTGTTGTCAACCAAAACGTTCAAATGCTTACTGCAAGTAGAAATAGAGATGTGACATTCATAACATAAGCTTTTAATTCCAAGATGGTATACACATTTTTTAGTTGATGCTCTTTTAGAACAGTCCATTAATTTTAATACCATCAAGTAGGTTTTTAAGAGACTTGTCTTGTTCTTAAAGTCAAGATGATAGATAGAGTATAGATTATTAAAAGTAACATATGTATAAAAACTAGAAGAAGCTCCTTCAAGCATATGTCTTGTTTTAAAATAGTGTCCATTGCTATCGCAGCAAATGTAATCAAGATCTATCAATCTCTCAATTGATTTATTGTATGCTTTCAGGGTGTTACCCTTTAATTTCTTTCCATCAAACAGATAATCACTTAAATCCTTCTTTAAATTCCACACATAGTCACTGGCATAAAATGTCTGTAAAAATGTAAGTAGCATCAGATCAAAGTTATTAAGTTCTGGATCATCGATCCAATTGTCACAGATACCATTAAACATATTCCTTTCTTTTCTTAGTTGATTTCCCATAAAATTCCTCCTTTTTTACGTGTTTTCTTCAGGTAACAAAGCGTTTTAACTTGGTTACCCTCGTAGGGGTACTTCCCGATTTAAAGTTTAGTTACCCCCGTAGGGGTGTCAAAGTTTATGCTCATTATATAGATATATATTATAAGATTAAATAAATATTTCGATGATACTTTCGTTACTCTCAAGTTCATCGAATTTGGGGGAACAGATTTCCCCCCTCTGCCCCCATTCACCTAGGGGGATAAATCCCCCTCACACCCCCTTAAATGACTCTTAAGCGCACTCAAAACAAAATCGTTACCTCGTAGAAATACATATAAATACTTAAACAGCGGGAGCATATAGATACATTCGTCTCCATAGCTAATACATACCCTCTAATTAAATTCATATTCAGATCTGATCATACACTCTCTAGATAGAACTAGTAGTCTATAGATCTTCTTCTTGCAGAACAGATAATCTCGTAGAAGATCAGATTAAATAGACAATACGCTAGATACAGAATTGAATATATACTCTCGTTCTTTACAAGAGATTCTTCTTGAGTAAATGCGTAGCCAGGGGGACACATTCCCCCTAGGCAACCCCTTTATACATTCGCTTGCGCTCATGAAAATCTCTTTTTTCTTTTGGCTTCGCCGCTTAAAAACAAGAATAAATAATACCAGATACGAGATAAAACGGAGTCGTGTGTCCGTATTACACTAATAATATACCACAAAACGTGTAATTTGTACAGATTAAATAATACTTCGGATCATGAAAACGGGTTTCGTTTCATATCCGTTAACCGGGATATTTTCATTATCTTAGCGAGATTTGGAGGATGAAAAATGAGAGCTTTAAAACGATAAAAAACAATAAAAAACAAGAATAAACGAGAATTGTTTGAGAGGAGTTTCAGGAAAAAGAAAGAGAAGAAAAAAAGAGAAAGAGAGAGGAGTCTGGCGGAGCCAGAGAGAAGATCCGACGACGGAGGAGGAGGGGAAGAGCGGGAGCAGGGAGGTGGAGGTGGGTGGAGTTCGGTGGAGTTCGGTGGAGTGGACAGCGACTATCCATCTCCGCGCGCAAAGGGTTGAAGTCAGCTAAAAATAGCCCGACTATCGGAAAAATGGTTATTTGCCTTATTTTCAAAAAAGTGTAATATGGATATCGAAAGGCAGGTAAACAAATGAATACAAGTTAAATTAAATCAAAAAAAAAGTCCTACATGGCTAGTACACCGAGAAGCTACAGCAGG